CTATTTTTGAATATGGCTTCCGTAAACATCCCGGAACACATTTTGAGCTTTATCATCTTTATCATTTACTCGTACCCGTTCTACCTTATGCCGATCATTATCTTTCCCGGAAATGCGATCTACACGGAAACGGTCGATATTCTGGACTTTGATCAATTCAGGGCCAAATTCATCTACAGAACGTGTCATGTTACCATCTGAGGGTGCTCCATTTTGCAAAGCACGGTAAATGATGGCCGCGTATTCATAACGTGTCATCGCCCTGTCGCCTTTAAATTCCCCATCTGGATATCCTTTCAGGTAGCCTCGTTCCGCCAGACTCTTAACATACTCATAAGCCCAATGATTTTCCGGGACATCCGGGAAAGTCATAGCTCCGCTTGCAGTAGAAGCCAATTTGACAGGCTGGCCCGATTCATAATTTGCCAATTTTTTCGTCAATGTTTCAATCTGATTCTTCATAGCCAGCATATCTTTAGCCATGGAAACACGTGAACGAGAGATATGGCTCTTCTGTCCAAATTTCCAGCTAACACCAACATTCACCATGTTCTCTCCGCCGCTAAAGGAACCACCTACGCTGAACATGGTATCTTCGTTAGGACGATAGTATGCACCAATAGCAACGGCATTGGCATTCTTATAGTTGCCATATCCGGCAGCAAAATCCCACTTGTCGTCCGGATCAAAATCCAGCGGATGTAGCCCAGCCAGAGCCGCTGCCCCAGCACCAACACGATTAATCCGGTTACCCAGACGAGTGATCCGAGTTTCCGTACCATACAGCTGACTGCCGTTCACCGCATCAGTGCTGGTAGCGGAAACCTCTCCCTTGTGCAGGTGAGTGATCTTGGTGTCTCCCATGTCAATGCCCTGGTTATTCATGGTTACCGTATCCCCGGCCTTGATGGTATCGCCGTAGATGGTGTTCCCCTGAATGGTCACGGCCTTCACCGAGGTAAAGGAAGGAGTATCGCTCATCTTGACGGTGATCTGGCTGCCATCGACAGAGGTGGACACATTGTGTCCGTTCCCCTTCACAGAAACCGTATCTCCCAGCTGGGCGTTATAGGTAGTGCCGGAGTCAGCGGCAAAGTTCAGGCCCTTGGCAATATTATCCGCATTCTTCTGGATGTTTTTCTTGTTGATGGCAATGTTCTTGGTGTTTTCCTCCACCTCCACATTGGTGGCATGAAGCTGGCTGCCGTTTACCGCATCGGTGCTGGTGGCAGAAATTTCGCCGTCTGCCACATTTACCACTTTCTGGCCGTTGGCATTGAGGCCGCTCTTGGTCACGTAGGCGTTACCGCCTACGGTCAGACCTGTATTATTAATCACCGTATCCCCGGTGGTTACGCTGCTAAGGCTGATATCATCATTAAGATCATATTTTACCATCCCGTCAGCAGCCACGGAAGCCGAGGTATTCTTCCCATTGGTGAAGTCCAGGCCCTTTTTCAGGCTTACGGTTTTTTCATTCTTGCCGTTGGCCTTGTAAGTCAGGCTGGCATTTTCGGCTACTTTGGTGTAATCCACCGCCAAGTCGAAATTATTGGAACCGTTGGTATTGGAGCTCTTGGTCACCTTCACGGAGCCGTCATTAGAAGAGACGGTAGTGTTGGCGGCATTCACCGCTTCCTGCACCGTATGGTAGGTATTCCCGTTGACTTCCAGATTGGCTTCCACCTTGCCGGTGACGGCATTTACCGTAGAGCTTCCTCCCAGGGCATCCGCCACAGAACTGAGATCGGCATTCACCGTGTATACCTTCTGGCCGTTGGCTCCCGTAGCTTCATCTACCGTCACATTCTTTCCGGCCTTCACTTCCGTGGTAGCCGCTGCTTGGGCGCTCTTCAGCTGGCTTACATTCACCCCGTCGGTCAGGTTTACACCGGCTGCCACGTTGGTAATGGTCTTGCCGCCGGCATTGATGCCGGTCTTTGTGATAGAAGGACCGTTCTTAATAGTGAGACCGTTGTCGTTCATGGTAGTATCCCCGGCATTGACCGTGGTAGCATTGACAGTAGTAGCCGTCACGCTGTTAAGACCCTTCACATCCTTCGAGAGTTTCACGGTGATCTTGTTATTGGCTGCATCGGCCACTACGCCGATGTTGTTATCGCTCAGATTGCTGCCGTCGGCTCCGCCCAGGATGTACATAGCTTCATCAGAACCCCGATGAAGCACGTTCTGATCGGCAGCGGCGGTAGAGCCAAGTGTGGAATTATCCCCGGCAAAACGAAGGGGCCGGGTCCGCAGGTAGAGCTGACTTCCATTTACGGCATCGGTACTGGTCGAACTGACCAGACCAGCTGCCACGTTTTGCAGACGCCGTTCATGGCCTTTGCTACCGATGGTGACCACGCCATCCGCCTTCTTAGCCGCTACAGCATAAAGATCATTGTACTCCCCTGCACCGGCTGTTTCCGCAGTGGCTTCTGCTGTAGCGGCAGAACCCGTTCCCAAATATACGGAATTTCCCAGAGTCGCAGTTACATTAGAACCAAGAATTTGGATATTGGACAGTGGTTTTCCATCGGGATCATATTTCAACGCAGCCTCAACCGTATTATCATTCCCCAGAATAGTCACATCTTCAATGGGAAGCCCATTATCGCTCAGGGTTACTGTATTGTTTGTACCGGTAATATTAATTTTATCCAGTTTGGATGCATCCGCCGCGCTACTGGAATCCGTGATGCCCTGCACTGTATTGATATTTCCACTAACGGTGACATTAGTCACAGACTTTGCATCGTTTCGGGTAATTTTGTTCCCATTTCCAACAAGGCTGTTATCTTTCACCTTGTCGTCATCTTTTCCATTAATAATTGAGTTTTCCGTGCCGAAGACATTGGCATTCACTGCATTTGTTGCAGTGGATTCATTACCAATAACCGCCGCACTGCTGCCTTTCTCCACATTTGCCTTCGTCCCCATGGCGATGGAGTTAGTAGAAAGGGCATCCGTTGCCTCTGTGCCGATGGCAATAGAGTCTGTTCCTGAGGCAGTCGCTCTGTCACCGATAGCATTAGCCCCCTTGGCAATGCCCTTAGCTTCAGCTCCCATTGCTACACCTCGGATATCAGATGTCTCCGCAAGATATCCGATGGCAATAGATTCCTTGCTGCTGTTAGTAGCAGAACCAGCTTTTTGCTTAACCGCCGCTCTGGTACCGATGGCTAATGAATTATCGCCGGCAGACTGGGCACCGGCACCAATAGCGGTATTATACTGATAGCCAGTTTCCGCTTTCGTTTCACTGATAGATCCGTCTGTATTCTTGTAGCCCACGCCCATAGCGATACTGCCATTACTTTCAGCACTGACATTATTGCCTATAGCCACACTTCGCTCATTCGTAGCCTTAGCAATCACCCCCATTGCCAGAGAGTCACTACCCACGGCACCATCATTATTGAAATTATTCTTCGCCGTTCCTGTATCATCAGTCTTTACTGAATAGTAATGTACTTTAGCATCACTGACAGCCTGATCCATCTGCCCCTTGTTAACTGCATCGCCAGCATCTACCCCATCTTTCACATTTTTAATCTGTACTGCATTATTGTTATTATCTTTCAGACTGACATATTCATTATTCGTTCCCGAATACGTCACCGCATTGCCGCTGCTGCTGCCGGGATGGGCATTGGTAATCTGGGAGGACAGATCTGTCTGCAGTGCTTTCAGCTGTTTTACCGTTACTGCATCCTGATCAGCTGCCCCGTCAGCTACATTGACTATCCGACGAAGCCCATTGTCGCTCATTGAAGCACCATTTCCAACAGAAACAACCTGTGTGGCCATCGTACCTGTCAGATAAGCATTCCCGGAAGCCATTGCTGCTGTAGCCAGGGAACCCCCACCTAAAGCCACATTACCTGTGCCCCGAGCAATAGATTCTTCCCCGATGGCCATAGATTTATCTCCTTCTGCCAGAGAAGTAAAGCCTATAGCAGTGGCTCCATTGCCGGTAGCTTTAGAAACAGCACCTACTGCGGTACTCTGTGTCCTGGCCACCGTATTGGCCCCCAGCGCTGTTGCTTCAGTAATGGAAGTGGCTGCTTCATAATGATTGGCATGATACCCTAGGGATACGTCATATCCAGCCAGAGAATTTTGTGTAGAACCAGTGGTATTATCCCCCAGATAGGTACCGGCACCGGAACCGATAGCAATATTATAATTCCCCTTTACATGGCTACCGGCACCGAACCCCAGAGAAATATCTTCGGATCCATCGATATTCTGTCCAGCATTTTTCCCGATAACAACATGAGCACCATTGACATGGTTTTTGTCCCCAATCATGCCTTTACCGGCCTCTTCACCCATGACAACAGAATATTCTGCATCTGCTACTGCTTTATGTCCAATGGAAACGACATTATCCGCATTGGCTGTGGTACCGCTGCCCAGAGCAATAGCCTGATTACCCTTAGATTCCGAGCTCTTTCCGATAGCCACCGTTTCAACATATGATGATTTCGCTTCGGAACCGATAGCTACACTGTCCCTATACGTCGCCTCTGCACCGGAACCTACCGCGAGGGCATCTGAGGCCTGTGCTTTTGCCTGGTTCCCGATGGCCGTCGCACCTGCACTGCTACCGCTGACTCTGGCTCCATTACCAATAGCCGTACCGTTTTCCGAGACCGTCCGACTTCCTGTACCGATGGCAATGCCATTATTGGTAATAGGGTTGGCCGCCGTAGCGTCATTCATGACTACAGCGCCATCTCCTAGAGCGATGGCTGAATTACCTCGGGCATTCGCTCCATTACCAATGGAAATGCTATTCGCTCCGCCACCCGCAGCAACCAGCTGAGAACCGTCATCAGCAGTCATACCAGCCCTGGAACCAGTAATAGCCCCTCGCCCCAAGGCAATACCATTTTTACCTTCTTCAACCACTTCCGTATCAGCACCGATGGCAACAGAATTCTCCGCAGCTGCTTCTGCTCCTTTGTTATTGTCATTTTCTTTCGTTTCTGCGCCGATAGCAATGGCACCCACACCGCTGGCTTCTGCTTGCGTGCCCATGGCAACAGCCTTATCCTCGGAAGCCCTTGCATTTTTGCCCACAGCAATCGCATCTACCCCAGTAGCATAGGCATCATAACCGGTAGAATTGGCTCGGAAATATTTCATACCTGCCTTATCTTTATCCAGCCCTAGTACGGCATTGACTGCCTTCAGGTCAGAGATATCCTCTTTATTCGAATTGATGGCTGAAGCATTGATACCAATTTGTACCGTATTATCAGCTATATTCGCTTTATTGGTATTGATATCTACTGTATTAGTACCGATTTGTGCGGTGTTGGCTGCTATATTTGCCTTATTGATATTTAGTTCCGCAGTTGTCGCCAATCCATTAGTTGTTATAGTGATAGTTTGCGCTGTATCATCCTTAGTCACATTAATATTTGCGCTTCCAATCAAGGTGTCACCATCATTGATAGTCGCTGCATTAGCACCATAACTAGTCCCTAATAAAAGCAGTGACAATAAAATACTTTTAGTTAATACCCCCCCGAATTAATAAAAGTTCTCAGCAAAGAATTTCCGGACGCTTTCCCACCATTTTTTGCTAATTCAGAAACAACCTCGTAACGTCCCTTTACCCGGTTAAATATGACTTTATAAATTTTATTCATCATTCGTTTCCCCTTTCCAATAAAAAACGCCTTTATATGAAGAATTATCTCCTCTTCTTACATTTCTGTCAATATTTTATGCTAAACTTCGATTCATAAATCTAGCATCATTCTTTGTAATTCTTTCTAAGATCTGATTGCTAGCAAGTTAAAGTCTATATCTAAACCCAGGCCATATCGCTCCTATCCCAAATCTTCAATGTCTGCCAAAGATTCATCCATAACTTCATTTAGACCACTCTACAAACCCTAGTCATAAAAAAAACAAGCCCGATACACAGATTCTCCGTATACCAGGCTTGTTTGATTTCTTTTATCTCAGTAAAAGAAGCCTATACTATTTCCGAATATGTGAACCATATACATCTCTAAAATCGTTATTAACCTTATCATTCTTGTCATTGACACGTACCCTTTCGATCTTATGCCGGTCGTTATCCTTACCGGAAATACGGTCAACACGGAAACGTTCTACTTCTTGTACCTTGGCAAGTTCTGGTTTAAATTCTTCTACGGCTCGACTCATATCGGCATCATTAGGCGCTCCGTTCTGCAAAGCGCGATAAATAACCGTTGCGTATTCGTAACGAGTCATCGCACGATTCCCTTTAAATTCGCCATCCGGATACCCCTCCAAATACCCTTTGTCCGCCAAAGACTTCACATACGTGTAAGCCCAATGATCTTTCGGTACATCCGGGAAGGTAACGTCTTTAGTAGACATAGACACCTTACCGCTCATGAGTTTCTGAATCATTTCATCTTGCTTTGCTACAATCTGCTTTAATTCTAATACATCCTTAGCCAGGGCCACGCGGGAACGGCTCACATGGTTATGCTGTCCAAGCTTGAAGGTCACGCCGGCATTCACCATATTTTCACCACCGCCGAAGGAACCACCGACAGAGAACATGGTGTCTTCATTAGGACGGTAGAAGGCACCTACGGCTACCGCATGGGCATCTTTGTAATTGCCATATCCTGCGGCAAAGTCCCATTTATCATCCGGGTCAAAATCCTGGGGATGAAGAGCTGCCAGAGCGGCTGCCCCCGCACCAACTCGATCTACCCGGTCACCCAATTTCGTAAGACTGTTCCCTATATGAGTAACTCGAGTATCCAGATTGCTGATGTTATCTGCATTATTCTTCACCTGACTATCCAGGATAGTCAGATTTTGGGCTGCCGTATTATCTGCCTTCACATAGGAACCATCGTTCGTTACACGGGTTTCATGATATACAGTCCCACCCGTTACGATTCCGGTGTTTCCATTGGCCACCTGTCCATCTGCCTTTACATTGATTGTATAGGTAGAACTTCCATCCGTATTTGTGGTCTCATCAATATTAACATTTTCTCCGGCAGTTACTGTATTTCTTGTATCGGCGCTGCCGGCAATGGCAGATAAATCCACAGACCCCGTTACGGCATTCCCTGCTGTATCAGTCACATTCATGGAAAGTGTATTGCCGGAAAGGCTAAGCCCGTTAGCATTAGTTACCAACGTATCATTACCATCAGAAGCTCCGGCAACGGCTTTCTTCAACTGCGCCACATTGACAGCGTCGGTATCTGCCGTGCCCGCTGCTACACTGGTAATCTGACGGGTAATACCATTTCCCACATCACCTACAGATACTGCTGCCGATGTAGCCTTCCATGTGGAATTCGTTTCTGTCGAAGCAGCTCCTGTAGCCGGATCATATCCTGCGGCCCCCTTATCTACCGTAGCATTGGACTTGTAACCAAGAGCCACTCCGCCTTCTTTGCTGACTTTTGCATCATACCCGATTGAAGTCGTATTGGCCGCGGAACGGGTATCTGCACTGGAAAGGCCGCCGATGGCAATCGTATTATTGGCCGTCACGGTATGGTCATTTCCCATGATAATATTATTGGACGCATTAGTTACGGTATTTTTAAAGCCGGATACGGAATTTAATTTGGCAATATTACCGGCCGTACCCGTAACTTTATTATTAACACCAGTAATTTGTGTTTTCTGGGTATAATCGGCTTTGTTACCGCCACCAATAGCCATTGTAGAACCTCCACCATCAGATTCGCTTGTTGCTTCACGCAATATATTTGCTAAATCTTTAGCTGAAGTCGGCGTGGTCGAGAATAGCCCTCCTGGCAAACCGGATATGGAGGTATAGGAATTGGTAATTTCATTCCCGGCGCCAAAGATCAAAGATCCATTGGAGTTCTGAGTCCTGTTGGCAGTACCAACAATGCTATTTGCTATACCGGAATAATAGCCTGAACCTGCACTATCCATCGACTCTATACTGTTCAAAGCACCGGTAATGGTTGCGCCAAAGTTTTTTTGACCATTAGCCGATCGTCCACCATTGTATTCACCGGAAATAATGTTATAGACACCGGTAGTCGTGGTAAATGCTCCATTGCTAAAGCTATTCGCACCGACAGTAGTCGCATAGACATTCAAATTAGAAGTACGCGTAGCAGCGCTATCGACAGTGGTATCCCCAAGGTCCCCACTGTAATTATGGGAGCCGATCATTGTGCTGCCAGTTCGAGCAAAGGTGTTGTCACCAATAGCGATGCTGCCAACCACTTTCGTCGGATCAGCAGGAATACGAGCACTAGAAAACAAGCTCCCAGAAAAAGTAGTCTGCCCCAGTGCAAAAGTAGCTTCAGCGCCACCGGCCATATTTTCGATTTTGGCATTTTTGCCAATGGCAATACTACCACCTTGGCTGGCATAGTTATTAATATTGGCTCCATTACCTACCACAATGTCTCCAGTAGCTGCACTGGCACCATTAGAATAGCTGATGCTACTTCCCTTACCAATGGCTACGTTTTCCGCTTTCGGAGCATTACTGCTCGTGCCATAGGCTACGCCAGAACCAGTACCCACTGTCGTATCAGCTGCTCCTGCTACACTCATACTACCACATAACAGGACTACACAAAGAGCGAAAGCATTTCGTCTATAACTCCCATGGCTCCGATTATCTTTCGTACAACTTCTCGTCAACTCAGAGACAACTACATAACAGCGTTTTACTTTGCTCCAAATAACCCGATATACCCTATTCATTGTACTCTCCTTTTCCAATCATATGCTCTTTAAAATTCTAATCGATTATATTCTACCCCCCCCGCGTTTTCGTCAACATTTCGTCTAATTGAAATAGGCTTATAAGCCAGGGGAAATCAGAATAGATTCTAAGGATTGGGAATATACATTTTCACTATAAATATAAAAAGACAAAACAGTAGTCACCATGTTCTCTGATAACTCCTGTTTTGTCTTTTCATATTTATACTATTTATTTCTGAATATAATCACCATAAACATCCCGGAACACATTTTGGACTTGGTTGCCTTACAACATTTGATACAATTACACGATTATTCCCTTAAATTCTTGAACGATGCACCCTGGGGTGCAAAGTGAAGTGCACCCCAGAAGCCCCCTGCAATTGCTGTTAAAATTGACATGCCTAGTGTTTTGGACAAAGAAAAAACCGCTCTGCATTTCCTGCAAAGCGGCTTCTTTTATGCCTTGATTTCCGTTCCGTCTTGAAAGACCACAGTGACATTCTCTTTGTCTTTCACTACCATCTTGTCGACCAGAACACACCAAAGTGACTGGTCAAATTCGGTGAGCAGGCTATCCCGACCTTTCAGTTCCTGAATGAACCGTCCAAGCTGCTCATTCCGATCCTGGCGGTTTTCAATCTTCTCACACAGTTGTTCGTACTCAGTTTTCATTGCATCATAGCGGCTGATGATGTCATCATACTGTTTTTGGTACTCTTCCTGGTTCTGTGCTACCCGTGCATTCCGTTCCACAGCATTCTGGGCCATTTCCACCAGGATGCCGATTTCCTTCTGCATGGCATCTCGTTTGGCTAGAAGGTCTCCGTTGTCACAGATCACCTGCCTAGCATCCTCGATTGTCTGGATGATTTCGTCCTTATCCGCGATTATCTGGTTCATCGCTCGGACGAAATACGCCTTGATTTCCTCTTCCGTCAGATGCGGTGTCCTGCATCCCGTCTTGTTGCGGAACTTGTTGTTGCACTGATAAATGATGCGGCGGTACTTATCGTTGGAGTGCCAGACTTTCGCCCCGTACCACCCTCCGCACTCAGCACACTGGATTTTCGTGGAAAAGATGCTAGTACCACTGAAGTACTTCCGTGCTTTATTTCTATGTTTCAGTTCCGCTTGCACCATTTCAAAAGTCTGAGGTTCAATAATGGCTTCATGGTCATGCTCTACATAGTATTGGGGGACTTCCCCTTCGTTGATTTTCGTTTTCTTTGTAAGAAAATCAACCGTATAGCTTTTTTGTAGAAGTGCATCTCCCTTGTACTTTTCGTTTTGAAGGATACTGTAAACCGTACGTGCACTCCATTTGGATTTTCCTCCTGGGGTTTTAAGTCCTCGTTTTGTTAGTTGCTTGGCAATAGTTGTTGTTCCCAAGCCTTCTAGGAATAGCTTGTAGATGAGCTTGATCGTTGTTGCTTCTTCTGGTACAACTACTAGCCCACCGTTCGGGCCTTTCTTGTATCCCAGGAAACGGCTGTAAGCGACGCTGACTTTGCCATCGGCAAACCGCTTCCGATGACCCCAGGTGACATTTTCTGAAATACTCCGGCTTTCTTCCTGGGCCAGGGAACTCATGATCGTCAGGAGCAATTCTCCCTTGCTGTCGAAAGTCCAGATATTTTCCTTTTCAAAGTAGCACTCTATTTTGTGTTCTTTTAATTTCCGAATAGTGGAAAGGCTATCGACGGTATTTCTAGCAAAGCGGCTGACAGACTTTGTGATGATCAGGTCGATTTTTCCTTCCAGAGCATCATTGACCATTCGCTTGAATCCATCACGATGGCGGGTATTTGTACCAGAGATTCCTTCATCCGTATAGATACCTACAAATTCCCAGTCATCCCGCCCTTTGATATAGTTTGTATAATAATCCACTTGGGCTTCATAGCTGGTAATCTGATCATCGTGGTCTGTTGAAACCCGTGCGTAACCTGCTACTTTTCTTTTCTTCCGACTATTAATCGGAGATGATGTATAACGGCTGATTGTTGCCGGAATCGCTCTTACTGTTTTTGCCATCGATTATCCTCTCTCTTCCATTCTTCTTTCAGCGCAAGCATTATTTTTTTAGCCTCTGGGTCCTTGCGTTTTGCATATTGCATGATTTCATGCATATAAGCCCGATACGCTTCGCTATGACGGATTCCCCGTTTTCTTTCTCTATATTGCCTGGTTTCCGTATGGCCATCTTTAAAATGGAATGTTATTTCTCCATTCAGGACAACTGCTTTTTCAAGGGATTCATCCATTTTTCCCTCATTGAAAGTGTCCAGTCCCAGCACAGAAGCAGTTAGCTTTTTCATAGTGCTGTCTTTGATGGCTTCATTGCCACATATACCAGCACACCGCCAGTACCGTTCCTTTTTTCCATCAGAATATGTAGTTTGTTGGCTCCTGTAATTTTCCCCACATTTCCCGCATTTGATAAACCCCGTGAACTCATTGAATATCTTTCGATTGGGATTTGTGCTTTTTAGCTTATGTCTTTCTCCCCATTCCTTCCGGCGTTCACTAGTCCATGCGTCCTTCCGGGCAGTAGAAACCCATTGCCGTGTAATCTGCTCTCCATTTTTCATATGAAACACCATCACATGATGTTCCGGAACCACAATTATATCAACCTGATTCAGGAAGACATTTTCATCGAATTCGGAAAGCCCCAGGACTTCTGTGCATTCCTTGACTAGGACTTTCTGTGGGATAGCTCCCTTAGAACGGCAGGTTCTTCCTCTCTCTTTATGGGAAATACAGGTCCAGACATTCTCTTTCTTTTGATCTCTGCGAATACTATGTACATAGCTTTTTCCACAAATTCCACACTTGATTTTACTGGTAAAGCAGCAGGTATTAATGGACCAATTCGCTAAAGCACCCAGTTCCCTGCGTCTTTCAATTTCTTCCTTTACCTTTTTATAGGTCTCCATGGGAATTATGGCTTCATGAGTGTTTTCAACAAAATATTGTGGAAGTTCTCCATGATTGATTTTGGCTTTCCCAGTAATGGGATCTGCAATATATGCTTTCTGAAACAACATGTTGCCAGTATAAGTAATGTTCTGTAATATACCTCGAACGGCTGCATTACCGAAATGTTTCCCATTGTATGATTTTATCCCCATCTGTTCCAGCTGCTTTTCTGTACTCTCGGCTGATAGGCCCTTCAAAAAGTTATCATAAATGAGCCTTACGATGGCTGCTTCTTTCGGTTCAACAACAAGTTGGTCATCGTTCCAGCGGTAACCGTAAATTCGGAATCGTCCATTGGGAATCCCTTTTGCAAACCGCTTCCGGGTTGCCCATTTGACATTTTCGCTGATGGAACGGCTCTCTTCCTGGGCAAAGGATGCCAGGATGGAAAGCATCAGTTCGCCGTCACCCGTAAGGGAGCGGATATGCTCTTTCTCGAACCGCACTTCTATACCCAGGTCTTTCAAATGCCGCACTGTCGTTAAAAGGTCTACCGTGTTCCTGGCAAAGCGCTGGATGGACTTTGTAAGGATAATGTCAATCTTTCCTGCTTCACAGTCCGCCAGCATCTGCTTGAACCCTTTTCGCTTGTCGATAGTGGTTCCGCTGATACCGTCGTCTGCATAGACACCGGCAAATTCCCATTCCGGGTTTCTCTGGATCAGTCCGTTATAGTAGCTGATCTGAGCCGATAGGGAATGGTTCATCCGTTCCGACTCCACGGAGACCCGGGCATAGGCTGCCACTTTTTTTCTCCGCGTGATGGTCGGCATGGGCCGACTGACCCGCGTGATTTTCTTCATTGTATCAACTCCTTTTGCTACTATTACTCACTCTGAACCGGATTTATAGCAAGTCGATATCTGCTAATAATGGGCCGATCACAGGAGAATATTTATTCCGGAGCTGCCGTTCGGCTTTTCCGTATTCAGCTTTTGTAATCAAACCCTTCTGGAGCATTCCCCTGATGAAATGCATGGCGGCCAGGTACATCTTCTCCTGTTTCAACTGCTTAGCGTCCATCCTGGCCACCTCCGAACCTGTCTTTTACATAGCAAGTGTGGGAGCAGTATTTACGCTGCCCGTTCCCGTAGACAATGAATGTCTCATGACAGCAAGGGCATTCCATCTTTCGTACAATCCTATGGTTCACCTTGTCACGATGGCTGTTCCACCAGGCCATCCGGCAGGCATCGGAACAGAACTTTTTCTCCTTCCGTTTGCCGTTCTGCTCAATAGGTTGACCGCATTGCAGGCAGTGATGGGCTTGTTCTGTTTCCGGCTCCTTGGGGGATAAAGGATGTCTGCGGCAGTAGGATTTGACGGTATTCTCCGACATACCTGTTTCTTTGGCGATTTTCCGATACCCGAATCCCTGGAGCCGCAGTTCCCGAATCTGTGCTTTCTGCATATCGTTCATGAATAAACACCTCCTGCTTACTAGCCACGGCAGGAGGTGTTTTCTGACGGTTTCGTTCAATCTTTCTGATAAAATTCACATTCATATCCGTCTGCCCGCAGGATCAGCCCTTCCGCCCAGGGAGGGGTCCGGCTCATCTGCTGGCAGATGGCATCCACGCTCACATCCTTACGGCACTCGATGATCAGTTCATCGTGGACGTGGCCCACAATGGCACAGCATCGGAGGGTCTGCATGGCATAGCAAAGAATATCCCTGGCCGTTCCCTGGACGATGTTTTCCACGAACTTGGGCCCATAACTTTCCAGCCGCTCCCACTTCTTGGTGGCTCCGATGCCTTCGTAAGTCACGGACTCCCCACCGAACTTGTTCTCCCCGATCCGGGGCTTCACATAGGACAGCCTCCGCCCGCTGGGGAGTTCGATGAACAGCATGCCGCTCTTGCAGAAGAACCGGATGTTATTCACCCAGACGGGGATCCGCTGCTTGATGGCGGTTTTCACAGCCCCATCCACCTGCCACCAGAAATCCACGATATGAGGATTGGCCGAGCGCCAGGACTGGACCAGGGAACTCAGCTCCTCTTCCGGTATTCCCATGTCCAGGGCTCCCATAGCCTTTAGTGCCCCAACGGAGCCGCCATAGCAACAGGCCAATTCCGCAATCTTCCCCTTCTGGCGCAACTCCCCATTCACCCCATGTTTCACCACGGGCACCCCAAACATCTGGCTGGCCGTTGAGCAATAGATATCCTTCCCGGCTGCAAAGGCTGCGGATTTCCACTTCTCCCCAGCCATCCAGGAAATGACCCTTGCCTCAATGGCCGAAAAGTCCGAGACCACAAACTTCATCCCCTCACGGGGCACAAAGGCGGTCCGAATCAGCTGGGACAGCACATCCGGCACAGAATCGTAGAGCAGCTCCAGAGCCTCGTAGTTTCCCTGGCGCACCAGCTCCCGGGCTTCTGAAAGGTCCGGCAGATGGTTCTGAGGGAGATTTTGAATTTGAATGTGCCGCCCCGCATACCGTCCAGTACGGTTTGCCCCATAGAACTGGAACATGCCCCGGGCCCTGCCGTCCTGACAGGCGGTTATTTCCATGGCCTGGTACTTCTTCACAGAAGACTTGGCCAGCTTTTGCCGGAGCTGCAACACACTGCGGAGAGGCTCCTGGGCCGTTTTCAATAGTTCCTTCACCTGCTTCTTCCCCAGGGAGTCCGACTTTAGGCCACGGGCTTCGAGCCATCTCAGCATCTGGAGGACTGAATTGGGATTCTCCAGGCCGGTCTTTTCCTTTAGAGCGGCCATCAGGCTCTCCCGGCTTTTGGCATCCATGGCCACTGCCTGCCGGGCCAGCTCCAGGTCAATGGCGATCCCCCGGTCGTTGATTTCCTGGTCCTGGTGGTATTCTTCCCACACCGTGTCCGGCACCGGATATTTCTGCAGCCTCTCCTGGATGGCCATTTCCACTTCCACATCCCGCTTGTTATAGCTCTTGAAGAGATTCCACTTGTCGGGAGCATGCTGGGGCAAGTTCCGGGTCCGTCCCCCGTTGGTCTTGGTCTCCTTGCAGGGAACGCAGAAATAACGGATCAGGTCCCGGCCTTCTTTCATCTTCTGATTGTCCAGATTCAGCACGGCCCCCACTCCTTCCAGGGAAAGGGGCAGCCCCATATAGGCGGACCAGACCATGGAGCACTTCCAGCCGGCCGGGTTCAGGAACCGGGCACACTCTTGAGACAGCGGGTGCCGGTCATGGAAGGGATCCAGGCTCCTCCCCAGGTCCGTCAGATACCGGGACAGGCACACCCGTTCGAAATTGGCATTGAAGGCCCATTTGGTGATGGAGTCATCGGTGAGGGCCTCCAGAATCTCTTCCGGGATGGTTTCTTCCTGGGCCAGGTCGACTACTTTCACCTCTCTTCCATCCACCGCATAGCCAAAAAGGAGGATTTCAAAATCCGGGGACTCGGCATATTTATAGACCCCGCATTTGGCTAAGTTCACATCGCTGTAGGTTTCAATATCGATACTGATGGTTTTCATACGTTTCACCTCGAGAAAAGCGGCGAAGCACAAGGCCCCGCCGCCACCATTTACCACGTCTTATTTCCGAAAGGATTCCATCTGTTTGCGATGATATTCTGCTTCCCGTTCCTCCCGGTTCCGGGCCGCAATTTCATCCCGCTGGTCCTTTTTGATATCCGTGTAGATCATGGCCACAAAGAAGCCGCCAACACACAGGGCAACCAGACAGTACAGACAATCCAGAATCAATTTCAAAACATTTTCCATTATTGTTCCTCCTTAGTCCAGGAAATCATCATCGCCTGCCGTAGCAAAGTCGTCTTCTGCCCGGGGTTTTCCGCCCAGAGGTTCCCCATCACGAATCTTCTGCAGGTTGTTCAGGCCGCAGGCAATGCCCTTGTTGCCGTTGGAGTTGAAGGCGTAGAAGTTGATGGAGGCTCTTCCATAGACCCCGCTGTACACTTCAGACCGTTCCAGAATCTGCTGGCAGGAAGAATCTACGATGCCGGGCTTTGTGGCAGAATTGGCATTAATGAAGTAGCTGTCCTTGTAGGTATCATCCCCAGGCCGTTCCAGATCTCCGTCACGGAGCGGGTTCTTGATGGTTTCCAGCTTCGGCACGATGCGGCCATTTCCTTTGAGCTTGCCCTGCCCTTCCTCATAGGCTGCTTGGATAGCCGCTTTCACCTTTTCCACGGTCTTTGTATCAGACTTGGGGATGATGAGGCTCACGCTGTACTTGGGGGTTCCTCCGTTGATGGATTTGGGTTCCCAGACGTTGGCGTAGGACCAGCGGGTATTTGCTCCGGTAATGACTTTGCAAGGGTTTACATAATGTTTCATTGTTCGTTCCTCCTTAATTTTCACTGCTAAAATCTTCTGCCGCGGTATGCATAGCCGGGCGTTTGTCCGATTCCGGTACCAAGACCGGTTTGCCTTGGGGCTTTTCAATGAGGCCGGACAGAAGTTCATCAAACCTCCGTTTCCCCAGAAGGCGGGTCAGGGCCGTGATGCCCATGAGTTTCTTTTCGTAGGGAGAGTATCCGGCTTCTTCCACTTTGGCGGCTACCGCATCGTCATCTACATAACGGCGATTGGAGCGCCCTTCCACCAGTTTCCAGCCAGCCCATGCCTTGCCGGAAAGAGCCTGCTGCAAGGCATATTCCTTAATATCTCCCACCCAGGCTACGATGTCATCGGCCTTTTCCAGCACTGCTTCCACTTCTGCGTCACAGAGAGTGGACGGCATGGCGAAGTCGTACCTGGCAAGTTCCAGGTTATACTCTGCCCGTTTCCGGCAGGTGGCCCTGATCTTGCAGAACCGGCAGTGCTCACCGGCTTTGTACTCCCCTTCCCCTTTAGCCGCCAGAGCAGCCGTGGGTTTGAGGACTTTCTCCGCCCATTGGAGCAAGTCGCCTTTAGTCATTTCGTAGGTACTGACATTGTCCCGTCTTGGCTGGAAGATGGTCATGGAGACCCTTTGGATATCGTAAATCCCGTCGAAGATGTCCAGTGCCCCCAGGGCATAGCACATCATCTGGGGATTCTTCTCCGCACTGACTTCCACACCAAGCCCGTGCTTGTAGTCGATGACGGTCAGGGTATCGTCCGCCACAATGACACAGTCTCCTGTACCGAACCCGTCCGGAACCCATTTCGAGAAGTCCAACCGCTGTTCTACAAGGACGATGGGATCCTTGCACTCTTTCTTTGCTTCCGCAAGCCTCTCCATAACGAATTGAGCATAGTCGTCCGTGCATTCAGCCATTTCCTCGCTGTAATAGTCGAGGGTCCCCGTAGGGTTCTGGGCCTTCCTGCCCAGGGCTTCCTTCACCTTGTATTCGCAGAGAGTATGAGCATCCGTACCCTCCCGGGCAAAGTCGCTTGTGGTATCCGGCCGCTTAGCACACTCCAACGCGGAAGGCGGGCAGGCCAGCCAGCGGTAGCTGGACGAGGCGGAAAGAACCGCATGTTGCTTATCCGGCATGGCTGATCTCCTCCAGTTCCTTCATAAAGGCTTCATAGTCTTCCGGCTTTACGCTGGAGAGTTTTTCCGCCCCATATTTTTCAATAAGGGCTTTCACTTCTGCTGTGAATCCCTGGCGGGACTTGTCAGCCGCCGCTTTCCGAACTTCTTCAAAAGAAAGAGCCTTCCGCTCTGGAACCACCTTTTCCGATTCTGCTGTTCTATTGTTCATCTCGTTTTCCAGAGCTTCTACAATCCGCAGCAGGGCCTTTGTACAGTTGGCCAGTTCGTTTGCAAGATTTTCTAACTTGTCCTTCGTCACCTTAGTTTCCTCCTTCGTTAAGTTCTCTGATGGCCAGTTCCTCTACAGAGTCACCTGGTACGATGATGGTTACTTTTTCCTTCCCGCCCAGCAGGAACCGCAGGACCCGTTCCCGCACGGACACAGACCGCACGGCCGCGATATGCCCACCACCCTTTGCCGCTGAAACGCTGATGCTGAGTCGCTCTTTCATGGCTTTTCCTCCTTCCTGAGGGTTGGTATCGTTTTCCCCTCCACTCTTTAGCCTTGGGAGAGTGGCTTTTCTGACGGTTTCCTCAAAAATCTTTTAAAAATTTTTCAAGCATACAAAAAGCCGGCATGAGAAGCTGGTGTAGCTCCCATGACGGCTAAGCTTTATTATGATTGAATTTGAGACAAAAAATAAGAGGCCCGTCACTTGGACGTTCCTCTTACATCCTGCATTCTCGAAGGTGGAATTTCTACGCTACATAAATGATTCTTTTTATATCCTTCAGTGAAACCACTATATGGTCTTCTATCTCAGGGCTTTCATCTGTGGGAAATTCCGTTAGCACTTTTGTCGAAGTCGGAGATATAGATAATCTTCCTTAAACTAGCTTCTATTGTTCGTTTGCAAAGAATTAAAGGTGTTTAGCTATGATCACAACCTCGGTTACTGGAATGGTTTTTGTTTTAGTTCTTCCCATTCTGCTATGATTATATGGTTTTTTAATCATGGCAATTTCATATTCCAGCTTTTTTCTGACGTCTTCTGAAACTAAGACTTTCACCATTTCGGCACTTTTATCTTGAAAGAACTCATTACTTCTTTCAAGACTCAAATTGTGAATTTCAGAAGAAATTAATCCAGGATTAAATGTTTCGCAACAAATTTTAAGCAACTCAGAGAAATCTATAGTGTTAGTTTCGCTATTTGTATAACTTAAAATCATATCTGATTGACAATTGCGAATACCGGAAAACATTTGTTCAAATGCATCAGACACCTGGGTCTTAATACAATATTCAGACTGATACCGGTCATCTCTGTATCTTCCTTTATACTTTATCTTTGGGTAGTCATAACGTACTAGTGTTTCGAGGATATGATAAAATCGTGAATAGTGAACAAAACAGTAGGGTGGATCAGCGTAAACTAAGCTACCCTGAGGCAGCCCTTTTAAACACTCTATATCCGTTTCAGCGCTAGTCCTAAATGTGTATTGATTTTCATTTAACAAGAAATCCTTAAATTCAGCATATTTTCTAATGAAGAAATCTGTAATATTTTTTCTTCTGTAAATAAGAATATCTTCTTTTGATGAATCTGTCTCTGGAATTCGATATTGTGCATAATGGCCAGTGCTCTGTGAATTATAAGCCATCGCATAAATCAAACAGGTAAGCAATAGATTATAGAATGGCTCATTTTGTCTGTATTCATCTATAACCTTCCTGTATGAGTCAATCCAAACGCATTGCTCAAAACTCCAGTAAGTTCCAGAATAATTTTGCGTAAAAAGATAATAATTGTCGAAAGAGCTAAAGGATCTTTCCTTAATCAATTCCCTCTCGCTACTTTCCATTTCGTTGAATTCAAGTAAGGAAAACTCTCTATCATACTTGAACTTCTCCGCATATTCAGAGTATCTTTGCATAAACAAATTAACTCGTTCTGTCGCTTTTTCTGTTATCACTGAAATATCAGCGTACTCGTCCCAATTATAATTGCTAAGATAAGTACTCGCAAATACTGCTGAATATTGCTGTATATCATTTGATATGATATTTGCTTTATTTCTAAGAGCTCCAGACAATGTAGCTGAACCAGCAAATAGATCACATATCCAGGAATGTTCACCCTCGAAATAATTAATTCCCTTTTCAATCAAGTCCAGAACATCCGTTTTGGAGCCCATGTATTTTGTTACACTGGGGAAGTCTTTCCGTAAATTCATTAAAATACTTATTCCTTTCCATATTTTCTTGTATATATCACTCTTAATCAATCAGAAGTCAAGTTATCCGGCTGATATCCTCGAATGCAACGAGGTGTAATACCAATTGCCAGTATCGGACAACCTCCTGACCTTCGACTATCAAGTCTATATGTTAATTTCCCCATCCAAGTTGTACTCGCACCATATTTATTCAATCCATAATGTTTTGGGAAAGTTTTTAGCTCAGTACCACGGGTTATAATAATCCCCATCGAAATAATATTGAATTCATAGTATGTCCTCATGGCCATAAGATCTCTATCAAATGTTTGATCCTTGCTATTCCATTCAGTATCAAGAGCAATTTTATTCTTAAAAAAATCAATATTATAGCCGTTTACGTAATCTTGTAGCACAAATGACCTATTCTCTTCTTCCCCTGACCTTATGGTAAGTTCAATATGTAAGTCGCCATGTACACGAGTCTCTGCCCACCCTTTAGGAAACAATACTTTTTTAAATTTCGGAGGAATAGCAGATTCATTACCTCCAGCCTCAAGAATATCATCAATAGATATATCAACATTCCTAAGAGCATCGATGAGTTCATGAAATTCATTCGGGTACGCAGCAGAAAGAATTTCAGCAGCATGGTAATAGCTGTATATCTCATATTTCTCTAAAATGTCAGCCGGAAAATATTTATTCAAAGTATTCATCATTGCAATTCCTTTCTTTACCCCAGCAAATAACTTCCCATCACTTTCGTTGTTATACCAATTCAAGAATACGACATTTCTCCTATACTTCTTGAATCAAGTTGTTTTGTAAGCCATTTATTGTAATCACATATTATTTGTACCAGGTCATCAAGTTTATTTACAATAATTTCTTCATTCCACTTACTTTAAGTTTCTTGATTACTATTAATTATTTCTGAATGTAAGAATGAATTTTCTGCTAACCTACAGATAACTAAATCTGCCTCCATTCAACTACTTGTCTTCTTTTGTCGGAATCAGATCCATAATATCCCCGATATTACATTCCAGTGTTTTACAGACTTTTATAAGTACTTCCATGCTTACTGACTCGCCTTTTGAAAGTTTCGTTACAGATGCCCAACTAATACCCGCAGCTGCTTGAAGATCCTTCTTTTTCATTTCCTTATCGATCAAAAGCTTCCATAATTTTTTGTAACTTATTTTCATCTTGCCCCCGTTAAATTAAGCTAAAAAAAAATAGTGTACTTATTTTTATAGTATAACATTTTAAACTGTATGTTACAATGAAATTCTTCACATATACATGAATATTCTTCATACAAACGAGAATTTATGAAAAGATAAACACTTTATGCACGAAAAAAGTCAGGGGATCATTTTCCCCACCATGGCTTACTCCATATTTTCTATCCAACACCCGTCAAAAATCCTTATACTCATCCTCCGTCCCGGTCAATTCTGCCCACCTGGCTGCCAGAAGTTTTGCATAATCGATGTAGAAAAGCCCGTAACTCCCTAGGGCATATCCGTCATTGACTTCGATGAGCAAAGTCTTCCCGGTATCCGTCAGGCCAAAATCCAGAGAATACCCGGCCGGTGCGGTCTTGTACTCCTGCACAGCTTTTTTGATGATTTCCGGATCCGGCATCTTTTCCCAGGTTCCCCGATAATGTCTTGCATCCAGGATTCTTCCATAGCGGATAAAACAGCGCCACTCCGTCACAAACCGGACGGGCTCCGAGCACCATACAGGCACATCGTGCTCCCAGTTTCCGCGTCCCACCAGGTCTTTGGGAGACTGAACAAGCACGCCGGTGATTTCTTTATCCGCAACAGATTTTACGAATACAGGCCACTGTTCCGGATGGGAATTGATGGTATTGATGGTGGATTTCCAGATTTTCCGTCCCAGGCAGAATTTCAGCTCCTCGGGATAATCCAAATCGGGAAAAGAAAAAACCATTTCTTTCAAATGCTGCTGAACCGTATCCACATAGCCAACCATAACATCCGCGGGTGCCGCCTCCCGCATTTTCTCGGGATTATGGAAAAAACAGATTTCAGCCCCCACTTCTTCAAAACCGCACATGGCCTCAAAAAAATTCTTGTTGGCAGGCCGTTCCCCCTTGTGTGACTGTATTCAGACTTTCATTTTCTTCACTTCCTTTTCTTTCAGTATATCACATGACCTGGGTAAAAAAGTCGACAGTAAAAAAAAGCCATGGCAGGATTTTTCCCACCATGGCTCTCTTCATTTCCGCACCCAAGCCGCCAGCAGCACCGTCCCTATCCCATAAGCCAGGTTCCGCTGGGCCTTCAGCCGTTTCTGTGTTCTATTGTTTTCTTTCTCGTACGCGGCTAAGGATTCGTTGGCAATCCGCAAGGATTCTTCCTGCCTGATCGAGGTCCTCTCCAGTTCTTTCAACTGATTCCCGAGCAGACTGGACTGTTTCCTGGCTTTCTGTAATTCGGTCTGCGCTTCGGTCAATTGCGTTTCCAATTCCTCCATGCGTTTCTTCTGTTGACTGGATTCCTTCTGTAATCTGATGTTGATGGTCTGCAGCTCGGTGATATTCGTTTCCAACCGGGTCAGTTCCTCCTCCGTTATGGTATACGTAGAGGCCCAGGAGACCTGCGGAAAGGACAACAACAAGCACAGCAATAAGCACCAGGCGCTTTTTCTCAATGATCCCCACCCTCTTTCTTCAGATGACCAGGGTAAAGAGAAGCACCCCGGTCAGGATGCCCAACAGATAGCCCAGAAGAAATTCATCGCTGATCCGCCACATGTCCATGGTCCTCATCCTTTCTGGGCCACATAATCCGTCACCCCGCGGGCAATGGCACGGGCAAATTCGTCCTTCCGGTTCATCAGGAGCTGTACATCTTCCTCATTGGTGATGAACGCCGTTTCCACCAGGACCGCCGGCATATCCGTCTCCCGGAGCACCGCCAGCCCCGGCCGTTCCTTTACGCCCCGGTCCACGGTCCCCAGGCTCTGGACAATCTGGTTCTGGATGCATTCCGCCAGACCGCAGACTTCTGCACTGTCACTGCTGTACACCAGAGTTTCCGTCCCCTGGGCTTCTTCTGCAGCTGCCGCATTGCAGTGGATGGACAGGAACAGGTCCGCCTGCCACCCGTTGGCACTGGCACAAATGTTGGTATAATTGGGAGACTCCCCGCAGAGATTGTCGGACTGGACCAGCAGGCAGTTATAACCCACCCGGTTCAGGTACTGCTGGACTCCTGCCCCGATTTCCTTCACGATACCGGCTTCCGTGACGCCGTATTTGTCATTGACAGCCCCGCTGTCCACACCGGGCATATGCCCTGGATTGATAAAAATCTTCATTTTTTCTCCTCCTTTTCAAAGTGGTCCGGGATGCCGTTCCCGTCAAGATCCACAAAGCAGCCTGCAATGAAGGTGACAAACCCCACCATGGCAGGCCCGACCAGTTCCCGCACCATGGCCAGAAGGTCCGGCAGCTGGATTTTCCCCGTCACCGCCAGATACAGCCAGAAGCCATAGTAGGAAAGCACAAAAAGAAAGACCGTCACAAGATACCCTATGACGATCCATTTGATGGGCTGCTGGAATTGGTTCAGGCGTGCTTTCACCGCATCCAGGCCTTTAGTCAGTATCCCTTTTACTTTTTCAAACATGGCGGATTCCCCAGATTACTGTGATCGTGGATGCGGTCCACTTCTCCCTTCAGGTCCTTGTACCGGTGCCACAGGTTGTCGATATTGGTCTCGATGCCTGCCTGGGCCACCCGCATTTCGTTGATGAGCCCCGTCAAATCTTCCAGAGCTTTGGTGTTGTTGTCGATGCTTTTGTGGAGCGCCTGGTTCTCGATTTTTTGTGGCCGCAGGATCAGCCAGCACCCGAAGACTGCCAGGGCACTGATTACCGCGTTCACAAAAGTGTAGCTAATGAAGTTCATGGTCTTCCCTCCTTTCTGTTATCTTCGATCTCCCGAAACATGGAGAGCCCGGCCTTTGTACCGTCCCTTTTCGGTGCCGCAGTACACGTCTTCCGTAGGACTCCAGGCAAAGGAGAACCAGTTCTCCCCTTGGGTCAGCTCCTGGGTCTGGCCGGCGTGGCTCACATAAACCGGCTCCTTCCAGAAGGCAGATCGTTCAAACACCAGGCTTCCCTCGATCCGACCGTAATGGATCCGGGCCTTCACATGATGCACACTCCAGCTAAAGGCCCGGTCCAGTTTGTGGAGGTCGGCCATGGCTACATGAGGAAAACGGGAGAAGTCATGAGTGCGGCTTCGGAGTTCCGGCTGGCCCTTGGGCAGGAATACCTTCATAAAGGTATCCTTCCCGGACTTGTCAATCTGCACAAAGGAGCACAGACTCAGAGTCCGCAGCAGCTCCTGGGGCCCCAGATCCATCACCTGGAGAATCTCCCGGAAGTTGAACAGGGGATACACGGACCCTGTGATGGGGTTCTTCAGGATCACCGTGGAGGACCCGCTCCGAAGGGCATCCAGGTTGATGGCCACTCGTTTGTTGCTGCAGGAGAAGCTCAGTCGCCTTTCTTCCAGATCCAGGGAAATGGTATCCGTTGTCTGCACCGCCTCCGGGAAGATAAAGAGATGGTTCATGGCCGGTTCACTTCCTTCTGGAACCAGGTGTAGAGGGCCTTGTAGAACCGGCACTCCAGAGCATGCTCCTGGCTGACGATGCAGGCCCCGCCGCACGTACCGTAAACGGAACACTGGCGGCACTCGGGGCTGAGAGCATCCAGAAGGACCTGCTGTTCCTTCAGCCAATCCGTGCCTAGCTTTTCTTTCCGGATGTACAGACAGGGATACGCCTGCCCTTTGGCATCCACCTTCCGGAGAGTCCGGTTGCTGCAGTAGGTTTCTCCGTACATGTACTGAACCTCCCTGCGCCGTTCCAGGGTCTGGTAAAGTCCTTCATACCGCAGATCTTTTATCCCGAAGCGTTTCAGCCGGGACAGGTACAGTCCCACGTACTTCTTGTACTGTTCCAGGATGGAATCGTAGTCTTCCCGGGTCAGGGCATACTTCCGATTCTCCTCGTTGGTTACATGCATGAGATGCGGGAAGAAGGACAGATTCCTGCCGATGACTTTCTCCTTCTCCCGGAACTTTGCCATAATGGCTCCCAGGTCCGTATTCCCATGGTACAGGGTGGTGGAAACCGCCAGGTCCGGGTAATCCAATAGATCGGTGAAAGGATCATACCCCCGCAGGTCCCTTTCTGCCCCATCATAGCTGATGCAGATTTGGAAGTAATGCTCCCGGAAATAATCCAGGTGCTTTTCGATGCCGATGCCGTTGGTGCTGACCGCAAACTTCGCCTGGGGCACTGCTTCCACCACTTTCCGGATTTCCTTCATGTAAAGCAGAGGTTCCCCTCCCATGAACTTGATGGCTCTAGGAGGATTCCGTTTCAATTTTGCCAGAAATTCTTCTGAAATGCCCCCTTCCCCATCCGAAGCCTCCCGGTGGCAGTAGGCACAGTGGAGATTGCACTGGCTACCTAAATAAAGGGTGATTTGAACCTGTGTCGGCAAATCCATCTTGTTTTTTTGCATATTACCCCTGCCTTCCAACAAACACCAGATAGTCGTTCCACACCTCGTACCACTTTCTCCCCAGCTTAATCTTCACCGGGCCTTCGTACCCAAAGGGATACAGCCGGAAACTGCCTGTTCCGTTTACCAACCTGACCCGTCTGTTGTTCACAAGGCCGGCAGAAGATTCTACAAAGACTTCTTCGTCATCAATATCCCGGGTTAGCTTCTCCTTCGTAGAGAAATCTCCTTTGTACTTTTGGATGGTAAAATCGATATAATCCTTATCACCTTCCGGGGTGAAGGGTTCTTCCGGATCTCCATCAATCAGGTATCCTTTCCGGTTGGCCATCAGTTCCCGGTCCCCAGCGGAAAGGCTGTAGCTGTCCCAGAGTTTCATCCTGGGATGATCCCCCAGGATCAAGTCGCTGGTGTTAAAGGGCAACAGTTCATATTCCTGGTCCGTGTCAAGGGTCAGGTTTTCCTTCTGCCCGTTGAACATCCGCACCACAATATCCCGCTGGCCTTCCGCCATGATGCCCGTATCGATATCGAGGATGGTGGTATTTCCATAAAGCTGGGTCAGGACGGCAAAGTCCAGCTTGATGGATACTCCCAGCCGGTTAAGGTCAAGGAACCGGTAGTCCGAGGCCATGGGACGGCGGAACAGTTTCACGGTCCCGTTTCCTTCTGTAAGAACGTAGGAACTGTAAGGATGCATGGTCTCGATCACATCCGCTCCCTTCCGGCTTTCGCTGTTGCTGGTGCATTCCGCCTTGCAGTAATCGCCCCGGAGAGTCAGGTGGATCAGGTAGTCAGCATTGGATTCCTCGTTGTAATAGATCTTCAGCATACCCCTTCCTCCTTGTCTGCTACATCGTACCCATTGACCAGGACATCCTTGCCACCCTCGATGGTCAGGCGATAGCCGGTGACTTCTTCCTTTTTGATTTTCATCACATCCTCCTGCATCTTTCTCCCTTCAAAAAGCATCTGGATTCGTCCATTCATAGCCTTCCGCACGCCTTTGAGGGAGATGGCGCTTCGCAACCCAGTAAGGGTGAAAAGAAGGCTGTTCCCCGCCAGGACCAGGTCTTTGTTCCGTTCAAAATGGAGTGTCTGATGGAGCTGGACCTGTTCTACCATCAGCAGGTTCCTTGCCCGATGGCCCCGGTCCACCACCAGCATTCCCGGTTTTAGATTCTCTACCGGCACAGGCCCTTCCGCCGTACTTACGTTTCCTTTTGCAATGATCATAAGTTGTTCCTCCTTTAGCTGTCATCCGAGCAATTGCAGTTGCAGTCGCAATTGCAGTTCTGGGTCATGTAATACTGGCATTTCTGGCACCCCTGGCAGGTTTGGCACCCTTGACAAGTCTGGCATTTTTGGCATCCCTGGCATGTCTGGCAAGACTGGCACCCCTGACAAGTCTGGCAGCAGTTGGCCTGGCAACAGTTTCCCGAAAAGGCCTCCTCTAGTTTGTTCACCGCTGTTTCCAGGGCTGCCACGTTGATTTTCTTCACCTTGTCATAGTTCATCGAGGAAAGGTCGATGGAAATCTTCGTCTTTGTGGCAAGGGTCTCCAGTCCCGACTGGATGTCCGTCAGGTCCTTCTTCCATACAATCTCGTTCTGACTTGCCATCTTATGGCCCTCCTCCCGAATCGTCCGAGCAGTTACAGTTGCTACAGTTGCAGTTGCAATCGCACTGCCCTCTCGTCTGGCAGGTACAGTTCCTCGAGCTGCACTGGCTGATGCTCTGGCAGGTTTGGCAGGAACTGGACTGACATTTCTGGCTCTGACATCCCTGGCAGGTCTGGCATTTCTGGCACGACTGGCAGAAGGTGCAGTTTCCGCAGTTGTCCACATTGGCCCCGTAGGCATTGAGCTGTTCCAGGGCCGTCTGGAGTTCCGTCACATGGATGGCCTTCACCTTCAGCTCACTGGTATCTGTGAGGGCTGTCGTGTCCGTGAAGGTGGTTTTATTGATGGTTCCGTTCTTTGCCATGGTTCTTCTCCAATAGCTTCTGCCCGTACTGCTGGATGGCTATCAGGACCGGAGTGAAAACGGCCCGCTTGAGCCGGCAGTAGGATCCCTTCCGGGCTTTGTCCCCCACCAGCTTGCAGCCGCCCTGACAGAAGGCGAGAGCTGTACAGGACAGGCACTCTTTTCGATACTCATGGGTGTGGTCCCCAGCAAGGATCCGCTGCAAGTAACTGAAGTACCCGTCATGGATGGTGCCGGCTTTCCGGGAGGTGTTGTGGCAGGGATACAGATTGCCCTGGAGATCCAGGTTCAGTACCGTGAGGCCGTTCCCGCAGGCCGCCGTGTACCGGTCCCACTTGCCTTTTCCCGTCAGGTAGAAATCCTTCAGGGATCCAAAAAGCTGACGGATGTAGGCTTCTTCCGTGTACCGATCCGGGGGGACCCGTTTCCCAAAGCCGTCCAGGAACTGGAGGGCCATGGCCGTCATCTCCCGCTTCACCCGGCTGTAGTCTATGTCCAGCAGATTCTTCTTCGGAAGGCCCGTATCCATGATCTCGTCCAGGTTCACGGCAATCTGGTACCCATGGATGACACTGTACTCCTCCGAAATCTTCTGGAATGCCTGAAGCACTTCCCGGGGATAGGCTTTGGCGGAAAGGACGGCAGAAAGACAGAGATGTCCCAGGGCCAGGATCCGTTCCCGGGTTTCCGGCACGGAAAACACATCGTATCCCCGGGTTTCCCTCACGTGAGGTCCGTCCCAGGACACACAGACCGTAAAATTCCGGGCATTAAAAAAACGGACCATTTCATCCGTGAGGGCCCGGCCATTGGTAATGATCCCAAAGGTCATGTTCAATTTGCGTTTCTTAACAGCAGCCACCACTTCCTGGATGGTGCCAAAGTACAACAGAGGCTCCCCGCCGTAGAACTGCAGGTGGAGGGGCCGGGAGTTTTCTTGAGAAATCTTTTCCAGGAAGTCGTAGATTTCTGGGTTGACCTCCCGGGTCAGAGGCTTATGCACCAGAGGATGCTGCAGACAGTAAGCACAGTTCATATTGCAGGAATTCCCCAGCATGAGGAATACCGTGTTAATGTTCCGTTTTAAATATTTCATCTTCCACTCCTTACGATGATCTTCACCAGCCGCACGTTTTCTGCGGTATCGTCCTTCACGATCTGTCCCACCGCCTGGGTAAGACTTTCGCCCGAAAGGGCCATCCGGCCCACTCCCGGCATTTCGGAAGGGATCACCCATCCGCCTTTCTTGGCTTTCCCATACATCCGGACAGGCACACGGCCGGCCAGGGCTACGGGGATATACGTAGGGAGGTTCACTTTCAGGATGTCGTCCCCCGGAGAAAGGGTCCGGCCACCGATGATGGAAGCGAAATCTTCCGTATGGACTCCCACCACACACAGGCTGCCGGCAGTGGCTTTGATATATTGCTCTTTGCCAGAAGTTTCGTCCAGGGCAATGATGTCTCCCCGCTGAGTATCCCCGCCCCGGGGAAAGAATTCAGCGTAGTCGTTATAGACCGCGTTGTAGACTTTGGTGGCGGTAATCGTACCCGGAAAAGACGTATTCCCAGAGGCATCCAGCAGCACAGCTTCTCTTACAAGGGCTCCGAAATAGTTATCTTTTTGGCTATCACTCGTATTCCATTTATACTGTCTAACATAGATGGGTTCGGCATTGTCATCCCCAGTGGCCAATTCTACCCATCCCGCATTCTCAGCGCCTCCTACCCGGATGCGAAACCGGTCGGAAGTACCACATTTTGCGTAAACCAAATCGGTGGGGGTATCCACAGGAGCTTCGCTTTCCACCTTAGCGGCCTTCGGATACACTGCCGGCTTGTTCTTCACAAAGGCCTTGCTGTTGGTATCCGTCACATTCCAGTCGGCCTGTACCTGGTTACTCAGAGCCCCGCTTTGGGCATCGCTGGCAGCTTGGGCCATTTCCGTTTTTGTGGCATAAGTCTCCTGGATATTGTTTCCTGCCGCATCGGAGGTTGCCTTTACCGCGGTTCCGTTCTTATCGAGTTTGGTGCTTATGAGATTGGTGATCGTAGCAGCAAAGTTGGGATCATTGCCCAGCGCCGCAGCCAATTCATTCAGGGTATCCAAAGTTTCCGGAGTCCCGTTGAGAACGGATTGAATTGCGGCGGTAATGGCAGCTGCCACGAAAGCCGTGGTCGCTCCCTGGGTATTGTTTGTCCCGGTCGGTGCCGTGGGAAAGGTCACTTTTCCGGTAAAGTCAGCACCGGACAGATTGGCCTTCTTGGGAAGGTCGTTGTTGACCAGAGCCGTGTATTTATCCGCGGCCGCTTTCGCACTGGCTGCTGCGTTGGCTGCACTCTTCCCGGCATTGGTGGCCTGGGTAGCAGCCCCTTCCTGGGAAGCCTTGGCTGCCGCTGCACTGCTGGCAGAGGCTTTGGCACTGGTGTCCGCGGCCTTGGCACTGGCAGATGCTTCGGCAGCACTTTTGGAAGATGCTTCTGCCCAGGTCTTAGCGGACTTGGCTCCGGCAATCCCGTCCGGGTTTCCAGTACTTTCTGCCCAGGCCCGTGCGGTTGCTGCCCATGTCTTGCTGGACCGGGCATTTGCAATCCCGTCCGGATTGGTATCACTCTCCGCCCACTGCCGGGCTGTATCTGCCCAGACTTTAGAAGATCGGGTTCCTTCCCCGGCGGGAGGGCTGTCGCTTTCCGCCCAGGCTTCCGCCATGTTCTGGCTGTTGAGGGCATTCTCTGCATATTCCCCGGCTTTGTTTTTGTATTCCCGGGCCTGGTCGGCGGCATAGGTATCCGCCACGTCTCCCAGTTCCACTTCCGTGTTATTTTGGACGGTCAGCGTCACTTCCACATTGCCAGTATCAGACATTGTGAGCCACCCCCTTGATGATGAAAGATTTGGTAAAGAAACAGGTGAGGATCCGTTCCGTCTCGCTGTTCATGATCGCCATGTCGTAGATGTATGCTCCAGGCTCCAGGGAATCCAGAGCTCCCTTGGGCACCACCACATCCACGAAGTTGTTGTTGGGATTGTAAAAGGTATCCGTATACACTACTTCGGAAGAGTTCGTGGTCTTCTTGATGGCAAAGACCACTTTGTCCGCATTGGTCAGCTTGTAGTTGCTAAACCGGAACCGGATGGAAAAGGTATCGTATTGGGATACCTGGATATTCTTGTTTTCGTCAATGACCAGCATCTTAGCCTCCTCCCGAATCATCGCTGCAGTCACAGTTACAATTGCAGTTGCACTGGGAATTCTCTTTCCAGTATTCTTCCGTATGAGATCGGTTCACCAGTTCCTGCAGGATGCGCCGGAGGGTGTAGGTTCCTGCCGGGATCCCCCGGTGTTTCCGGATATGGTAAGCAGACTTGATGGACAGCGGTCTCGGTACCGATGTGGGGCCTGTCTCCACATCCCAGGAATTCAAACCCATCACCCGGGCGTCCTTGTCTGCCTGAGTGCTGGAAGTAACCGCAATTTCCACCTGATCGATGAGCCGATCATCGGTCAGTGTTCCCATCCCGTTATAGGTAACCTGTACTGTTTTTCCTGCATCTGCGGCAGAAAACTTCAGGGTCCCGGTATTCCACCCTTCAATGCCGTGCTCCGTAGTCAGGTAATCTGGCCAGTACTGTCCCTGGGCCGGTTCTTCCGACACTTCCGTCAGGAGCACCCCATTTTGATATTTCACTTGCAGTGTGGTGGGCGATGTTTTTTGGGGCACTTCCGCCAGCCGGATGGTATAGGGGCTGTTGCTGGGGATCACGTGGGTTTCGTCGAAGATTTTCTTGATGTCAAAGGTGTTGTCAAAGGGATTGAATCGATAATCATGGATGGCCATCAGCTTCCTCCTTTCCATTGTTTCAGGGCCGAAGACTGGGACTGCTCGATATCCTTGGACCGCCGTTCGATTTCTGACAGATACCGGTCCACGGAAAATTGGGGCTCGCCCAGCTCCATTTCGGTCTTGATGCCCTTTTCCCCGGAGAGGGTGTATTTGATCTTCTTGATAGGATAGGTATCCGCATTCCCATCCAGCCTTCGGATTTCCGCCAGCCCGTAAGTAGACATATGTCGGACGTTGAAGGTCCCGTCCGGGTAAGGGTACTCCAGTCGCACCCCGCTGATCTTGGCGGATTTCACAGGAGCCTTGTACTGGCTGATCTGGTTTTCGCCCCACCTTTTGGCATCGGCGGCATCGTAGGCTTCCGGCAGGTTCCAGACGGCCTGGTGGACCCCGTAGCTGTTCTGGCTTTCCTTATCTTCCACAACGCACAGCCACTGCTCGCCCTGGTCGTCCACGCTGCCCCCCTTGATCCGAGCCCAGTTCACCAGTTTGGACACATCCCAGGAAGGGGTGTAGGAAGTAATGTGTTTTCCTACCGTAAGACGGGCCTGTTCGTTCACTGCTGTCTCTCTGCGGCGAAAGTACAGACACCGGTATTCATCCACTCCGTACACGTAATCCACGGCAAAGTCCGCCAGGGTATTCAGGGCCTCTTTCACCGTCACCCCGTCAAAGACCAGTTTGGTGGGACGGTATCCCACGCTCTGGATCTTGCTGTCGTTGTAGACCACCTGCAATGTCTGCCGTTCCACCTGGCGGGCAATGTCCCGGACGATATCTCCCACGTCCGTATTCTCATAGGTCTTCCAGAGCATCACATTCTCCAGCCGGTTGTAGAAACCATAGCCTTTGTACACGAACTTGGTATCCGTAGTCCCTTCAATAGGCCGGCTGATGATGTACCCGCTGTACCAGGGTTTCCGGTCTCCGTACAGGTGGATGTCGATACGCTGCATATAGTCCAGCTGGGCGTTATCCGGCTGCCGGTAAAAGGTCATCTGGCACTGGCCACAGCCGGTGCTGGTGATTTCAAAGGTCACTTCATTCAGGGTATTGGCCTCGCTGCCCCCGCCAAAAATAGCCGTCCGGGTCCCGTCCTTTTTGTAGGCATAGACCACGAACTGGCCGGGATAGTACTCATGGACCTTGCCCCGGTCGCTGTTTCCTTCACCGGCCCCAGTAGGACCGGCAAAGATCCACCGGCCGAACAGGCCCCGTCCAAAGATGAAATTCGTCATACAAACCACCTGTTGGTATAGGTAATTTCCACCGTGCCCGCTCCTCCTGTGTACAGAAAGAGGTTGGCTCCCGGTTTGGCATGGAGGAAGGTGCCCGTAAAGGCATTGATGCTGTTGTCTTTATCCCGCCAGACTGTCCCTTCCCGGCCATTCACAATGGAGGTCTTGGGAGCCACCAGCAGTGCATCCGTCAGGGTGAACTTCTCTTTGGCTTCCTGGTGCCAGACCGTAAGGTTCGTCATCCGGTCCAGGGGAATGAAGCGGAAAGTGAGAGGCGTATCCACGCTCCCCAGGTTGTGGAGCACCATTTCTGCCTGCACCGTGGCCTGGGGAAAGACGAACACCACCCGGGATTCCTGGGCTTCGTAGCGGAACGGGTCTGCCAAAAGCAGGGATACTGTGATGTTGCTCCGCCTCTGTTTGAAACCGTTCTCAAACTTGTGCTTGATCTTGGACAAACAGGCTACATGGTAGACCCGGTCCGGTCTTCCCGCCATCAGGGAATAATCCGTCTGGCCAAAGAAGGTGTAGGCCTCGTTCAGCACTTCGTCATGGTCTTCTTCCGTAGCACCTTCCATGGAAAACTCCACCTGGAGAGTCCGTCCGTCAATCTTTCCATCCCCCACTGCATCACTTCCATGGGCAAAGGCCCGGGACTGGAGCTTGCTCCGAAAAGTATAGCTGCCGCTGTCCGTAAGGCTCCAATGGACCGGCAGCTTGTATTCCACCCCGTCTTTGGTGATGGTAAAATTCTGTTCGTTTTCTTTTCTTTCCGGAAACATGCTCTTTCACCTCCTGGTTCCCACTACCTTTTTTTATCAGTTGTTGGAATCCTGATCAAAGGGAACGAAGTCCCCATGATTAATTTCATACCGGATTACCACGTCACCATCCTGTTTGGTGATGGCCACATCATTTTCCACGTAGGATTCAATCAGGTGTCCATTGACCATCCGTTTCTGGTAGCAGGTGGGGTTCCGATCCGTGATTCCAGTTCCAGGATCCCCCACGATTTCGCGGATGTCAGTAGCAAAAGCCGTTCCCGCAATGCCAGCTACCAGGGCCAGAGTCATTGCCATCATTTTCATGTTCTTCATCGTGCATCTCTCCTTTTTGTGCATAAAGATAGGGCAGCCGGTTTTCCGGCGCCCTTGTAGAAAGCTATTAAATTCAGGTATAAGTAAAATTGTTCCAACGGTTGGCTTTACGCTCCTCTCAGTCCTGCCAGGACAGCATCGGTGAAGCCATCCATCAGATCATCCAGATCTGCGGCGTTGTTGATGTCTCCGTAGTTGTTGAACGTGGTGTTCATTTCCCGGTTGTCCGTAGATTCGCTGGAATTTGTGATGCCTTCGGCAATGCTGTCGAACACCGCCCTGTTCAGGGGTAAGGCCACTTCGTCACCGGCATCCCCCAGGACACCAATAAGAGGTCTTGTAAAATAGCCGCCTTTGGCATAATGAGGAGTCTTCCCCGCTCCCTGGGCCGCACCGGCAGCCGTATTGGACGCAGCTGCTGCCATGCCGATGCCCACTGCCGCGGACGTACCTCCCGTCAGAAGGCCCGTAGCGATGGGACCTGCAGACGGGTCGATGACCAGTTTCAGCCAGGCCGCAGGAGCCAGAGCCCCGGCCGCTGCCGTTCCCTGAGCCACCGTCTTGGCGGCACTGGCCGCATTGAGCTTATCCCCGAAGAGAGCTGTCACCAGCATCCCGGACAGCATCTGGGAGAAATAGCTTGCGATGGTTTTCAGCATGGCCTTTCCCAGATCCAGGAAGGCATCCTTGGCGTTCTTGGCCCCAGTCAGGATATCCGTAAAGGCTGTCTCCAGACCGCTTAAGGTGGTGGACGCCATGTCCGCGATGAGTTCCAGGGTTCCCATATGGGCATTCATATAGGCTTCCTGGTAGGTATCCATGAGAGACTTTTCCGCATCGATGTTGCTTTGCCGGAGGGCCATTTCTGCTGTGAGAGTCTCCTGCAGCATGGCCAGGGAATTCTGGTTGTAGGCTTCATCCAGAGCTGCCTGGATGTCTTTCCCCTGGGCAAAGTAGGCGTTCCGTTCCTCCATATAGCTTTTGTAGGCTGCTGCTTTTTCCAGATTGGCCTGTTTGTCAAAGGCAATCTCGTTGGCACTGGCCTGTTCATAGGCAATGCCTTTTTCCTTCAGAGCGTTCAGGAATACAGCCTTTTCACTGGCCGTCAAAGAAATAAAGTCCTGGGACAGCTTGGCGTACTTGTCATCAATGGACGCCACGGCCTTTTCCATGTCGGACTGCATCTTCATGACTTCCTGTTCCTGTTTGGAACCATAGAGGGTAAGTTTGGCAGTAACGGCATCAAAAGACAGGTCCCGGGCTTTGTTCATCAGTTCCCGGTTTTTGGCCTGTTCTTCCGAAAGGGCGTCCAGGCGCTTCTGGGCATATAGCTCTGCCAGACGGGTCTTATCCCGTTCGTAGTTCTCGTTGGCAGACCGGGATTTTTCCAGTTCGTCCGTTTCTTCCTTGTACCAACGATCCACCAGGGCACTCTTGGTCTGGAATGTCCGGAACCATTCTTCTTCGATACTCTTGCTGGTCTGAATAGCGGCATTGGCCAACTGATCTGTTTCTCTGGAGCTTCCTCCCCCTCCGCCACCACCAGAACCACCGCCGCCTCCTCCACCTCCAGAAGGAACTGGGATATCCCCACCTCCCCCTCGAAGATTGCTGAAGTCCGGCAGCTTAAATTCCCGTTTGGCAGGAGTGCTACTGCCCCCGCCACCTTCTCCACCGCTTTCGCTACCCATGGAACCCAGAGCATTGTTGGTTTCCAGGATTTTCTGGATCAGGCTGGAGAGCCAGCTAATGGCTTCGCTGACAAAGTTGGCGATAGTGGAAAGGCCGCTGGAAGCCCAGGAAGGAAGAATACTATCCGCCATGTCAGACAGAATGCTTCCCACTTCATCGATACAGGAACCGATGCCTTCCACCAGATAGGTGAAGGCATTGAGAATCCAGGTCACACATTCACTGAGGACACTGATGAAGTTCAGCACCCCGTTCACCACGGCTCCGATGATCTGGAGGGACGCATAGAAGGCGGCTCCCATCACGGCAGCCACCAGGGTGAACACCGGCTCCATTGCCTGGAGATTGGCGATGATGGTCTGGGCCGCGGCACTGATCATTGCCTGCACAGAATCCACAGCCCGGGTGACCGTTTCCATCTTGATGCCCATAGTCCCCAGCACATCTTCCACGGTCATCCCGCTTTTCCAGATGGCATAGAGGGCCGTAGCCACCGCTGCCGCAGCCGCGATAAAAGGAGCTGCAGCCACTACTGCTGCCACAAAAGGAGCCGCCATCAGGGCCACCTTGGCCACAAAAAGTCCAATGGCCGGAATGGCAAGGCCAGTGAGAGTACTCACAATGAGGAGGATTCCTGCCTGGAATTCAGGAGGAATGGCTGTCATAAGAGCTTCCGTAAGTCCGGAAGACTGGACGGTGGCTGCAAAGTTCGTCAGCATATCCCCCAGGGACTGGAAAATCCCCGTCAGGTTCAGGGCTTCCGCAAGCTGGAGCCCTACCTGGGCCGCAGACTGTTCCAGCCCATCCATCAGGGTGGACCAGGTACCGCTGATGGTCTGGCTCTGCTGATCCATCATGCCCCCAAAGGACTGCTCCATGCCGCCGACTAAGGCCGTGATGCCCGTTGCCGCGTCAATGGCTCCCTTGGACACCATGCTCATGGCTTCCGGCACAGACACACCGATCTGGTCTGCCAGCATCTTCCAGGCAGGGATCCCGGTTTCGGTAAACTGCATCATTTCACCGGCCTGGACCTTGGACTTGGCGGCCATCTGGCCCAAAGCCAGGGTGATCCGGTTGACGCCTTCCGCCCCAAGACCGACCCCAGCCGCGGCATCCCCAACTGCCGTAAGGGTCGGTATAACCTGTTCTGCAGAAAACCCAAAGGCGATGAACTTCTGGGCCGCCTGGGACACCTGGCTGAACTCAAAGGGGGTCTTGGCCGCAAAGTCCTGCATCTTGGCCAGAAAGTCCTGGGCTTTTTCCGCGCTCCCCAGCATATTGGTGAAGGCAGTCTTGGTACTCTGGAGACTGGCCCCTGCTTTCACAGATGCCACTCCCAGGGCAGCCAGGCCGGCCCCGATGCCGCCTAAGACGGCCAGGGATTTCTTCGAAACGTCCAGAGCCTCGCTCCCGAAGGCGGTCTTGATCTGACGTTTGGTTGCATTGAGTTCTTTCCGGAGGTCAGAAGTATCCGCCCCGATCTTTACCAGAAGGTCAGCGATGGTTGCCATTTCCGTCAGCTCCTTTCCGTCTGAATTCCTCGAAGAAGGCATCCCGTTCTGCTACGATTTCACTGCTTGTCTTTTTGGGCAGGAAGGGTTTCATCAGCTTCTCTGTCCGTACCGGTTTCCGGGTGTGGACGCTCATGAGACAGGCCACCCAATAGGCAGTCGCCCATTTCTTCCGTTCTTCTGCCTTTACCCGGCACTCGGCCATCCGGTCCAGTTCCAGGGGAGTTAACGCATAAAACTGGGCAGGCAGAAGATGCAGGAGGCCATAGGCTACTTCTTCCGCCCACCGCAGCCAGTCGTTAAAAGACGGGACTTCTTCCTGTCCCGCCGTCAGTTTTTTGGCTTCGCTTTTCCCTTGCCCTGTTCTTTACCAGGGTCTTCTTCCGGAAAGATAGCATAGTACACTTCTTTCCCCAGAATTCCGGAACCAGCAATAGCCTTCACCACAGGCTGGACGAATTCTTCCATCTCATGCCCCTGGTCAATGAGTTCCTGCATCTTGGTGGCATACCACTGGGGATTCTTGATGCCGTGCTGCCGGAGGCCGATAGAAAGAAGGGCCGTCAGGATTCCCAGGTTCAGTTCCTGGTTCCGGATAATGTCCCCGGCGCTTTTGCCGGTAATGTTTTCCACCTGGATCAGCCGACCGATATCGAAATACAGATACTGGCCGGGACCAAAGACTTCAAAGTCGATTTTCTTCATGGAATGTTACTCCTCCTCTCAGCCGCCAGTTACGGTCGCACCGTCCGCACTCTTCAAATCGCTTAAGGGCCCGTCCCCGGAAATGGTCCCGGACAAGGTGGCTACGTCATCATGAGGGGTGGACAGGCTGCATTCCGTCACGGAGCCCCAGCCGGTCACATAGCTTTTGTCCGGATACTCGAATTTAATGTGGACCTGCTTTCCTGCAAGGAAAGAGGCTTCCAGGAATTTGGCCCCCTTGTCTCCGGCCAGATACACAGATTCCAGGTCCAGGGACCAGTTCCGCAGACCGGGGATGGTGGATTTCCATCCGCTGGACGTTTTACTGCTGGCGTCGATTTCGTCTGCCTGCCGGGTCAGGTCACCGCTCCGCTGGCCCCCTAAGAGCAGCCAGGTGGGGTTAGTATCGGATTCTCCCGCGTTCAGATAAATAAGGTAATCCTTGCCGGCAGTGGCCGTGTTAGAGGCTTCGCTCCGGCTAGGAAACGTTGTAGTTGCCATATTATTCCTCCTTATGGATGTTCTGGATGAGAACTTCCAGGGTGATCACCCCGCTGTAGCCGGTCTCATCCTCCGGGTAGGTTTCGTAGAAATCCACCCCCTGGGCGTTTACGTAAAACTCCTCTCCCGTTAGATCCAGTTGTTCCGTCCCGAACAGGTTGATCAGCTTCTCCGCCAGGGTGTTGATTTCGTACCGTCCTTTGTAGTTGCTGTAAATGTGGATATGGGCCGAAAGGTGGGTTATATCTTCTATCTTGGTGGACTTATCCTGGACCGTCATGGTCCCCAGGGTAATAAACGGCAATACCGCTTCCTGAGGGACATAGTCGTAGACGGCCAGTCCTGTATGGTTTCTCAAAAAGGCCACCAGAGCCTTGTGTACGGCGTTATTGGGTAATCTTTTCATGGTTCCTGGATCACTTTCTTAACCTCTCGAATCAGCTGGGGTTCCACATAGTCATAGGCCGGCTTGAAGAAAGGCTTCCCAGATTGGGCCGGAATCCGGGACCGTTTCGTAAACACAGGGCCTCCCTTAAAGAACCGGAGGGCCTTTTTCTTCTTGGGCCTTACCGTATGGGCCCTACTGCCGAATTCCACCAAATGGGCATAGGGCACATTGCTGTACACCTGGCCTTCCAGCTTCACCGTGGAAAACCGGGTCTTGATGGATTTCTTCAGTTTTCCCGATCGCACCGGTACCCGCTGCCGGGCTTCCCGGGCTACCGCGTTCGTCCCGTTTTTCAGGACTGCTTCCACCCGAAGTCTTGTCTTCCCATCCCAGGCAGAAATCTGCCGGATGGCCTTACTCAGTTCCCCTTCTGGAACTTTTACCGTAAATACGGCCATGGCTACACCCCCTGTTCATACCGATGGACGATCAGCGTGGTACTGTCCCGGTAAGTATTGTCCACGGTCTCGATTTCATAGATTTCCCCCGAAAGCTTGAACTGCCAGCCTCTCCTGATGTCCTTTCGGGGCCGGATTTTGAGACGCAATTGCTCCCGATTCATGAGAGTCCCCTGGGCTTCCTGTTCGGCATAGTTTGTCTGGATCACCTGGGCCCAGATTTTCCCTTCTTCTTCATAGTCCGTATGAAAGCCCCCGTACCCGTCTTCGGAAGGAATAGGCCTAAGAAGGGTAATCCGTTTATCCATCTTCCCGATTTTCACTAGAAGGCTTCCTTCCTTTCCCCAAACAAAAGAGAGCGCAGGGTGAGAAGCAGATTGTGATAATCCGCATCCTCCCTGTGCTCATAGAGATAGGCTACCGAAAAAAGGACGGCCATTTTGAAGGCCGCCGTTTCTTCCGGTTCTTCTTTCCGCAGGGTGTCCAGACAGAGCCGCTCGGAAGAAGCGATGAGACGGGCAATCAGGTCATCCTCCTCGTTTCCGTCTATCCGGAGATAGGCTTTGGCTTCCTCAAGCGTTATGAGTCCTGTCACTGCCATGCTCATCGCCTCCCTCTAAAGCGGTCATCAACCGGCCTGGACCTGCAGGACTTTTACGGTTTCCGGCAGGATCAGGCGGCCATCCACCCGTTCGCTGGCCAGGAATCCGATCTGCCCGTTGGCTGCATAGAGTTCACTAAGCCGCTTGAACTTCCGGCCCTGACGGTCGGCAATCCAGTAGTAGGAGTAGTCCCCCAGGGCAATGACCTTGTTGCCGGCCGCCAGTTCCGGCACGAAAGAAGACGTGCGATACGGCAGGCTAAGGATCCGGTCCGGCTGGCCCACCTGGACAGAAGGCTGCCAGATGTAGTTGCCGTTGTTGTCCTTCAGTTTCCGGATGGCTTTTACCGTGGAATCGTTCAGGATCCAGGAAGCATTTCTGCGGTAGGGGGTTCTCAGGCTGTGGTACAGATCCATCATGTCATCGAAGGTGATGGCGGTCTTCCCGGCCGTCACTCCCACTTCCGCTCCCTGGAACACACCCATAGGTTTATGCTGGCCATCGCCCACCAGGAAGGCTTCTTCTTCCTTAGTGCCGATCCGTCTGGCAAATTCCTGAGTGATGTAGCTTTCCAGGTCAAAGACGCTGTCATTCATCAGTTCTTCGGAGACCCGGATGGCAGTCCCCAGCTTATGGGCTCCCAAGTTCACCTGGCTGAAGGTGTCATCGCTTTCCGGATAGACACTGCCTTCTTCCATCCAGGCCGCTTCCCCATGGCTGGCTACAACAGGGATCGTGTGGTCCCCGGAAGACGTGCGGATGGTATGGGCCAGGCTGCGGAAGAAGTTCTCTTCCTGGAGGGCTGCCACCAGAGTGTGTTCGTATTCATCCGGGACCAGGTACCCGCCTTCGGGATCAGAACCGATGGTCAGGGTGTCTTTGATTTCCTGGATGTTGCCCTTCCCCCGGAAGGCCTGCCAGAAGGCTTTGGTGTAGGCATCGCTGGCCCGTCCCACTTTGGTGTCCGGTTTCAGGTTTCCGGCACCGGGATTGACCTTGAGTGCCGTATCAATAGTCTTATTCATTTCATCATCGATGTTCCGCTGGCGCTCCAGCCGTTCGATTTCTTTTCCCAGGGCCACCACTTTTTCTTCCATCCGGTCGTAAACAGCGCTGTCTTCCGCAGAGACCATGCCGTCTTTGTCCCTATGGGATTCCAGGAAGGCTTTAGCCATTTCCCAGGTGTTGGCTCTTTCTTCTCTCAGTTTCAGAATCTGATTCATGGATATTCCTCCTTAATGCACAAGAAGGCCCAGCCGCTTCATGAGTTTGTCCGCGGGGACCTTGTCGTTTGCAGGTTCTTTTGTTTTCTTATTGATGGACAGTTTAGTCAAAAGAGAATTCGTAACGGCTGCCCGACTAAAAAGCATGGCATCTACGTCGGGCTCTCCCTCTTTATTCTCTTCCGTATAGAGAATGGAATCCGCAAACCCCATCTCCACCGCTTTTTTGGCGTTGAACCAGGATTCTGCATCCATCAGCCTGGAAATCTTGTTCCGGGACAGGCCCGTCTTGATTTCATAGGCGTTTACGATGCTTTCCTTCACTTCAGCCAGCATATCGATGGCTTTCTGCATCTCCTTACTGTCCCCGATGGCCACCGTGATGGGATTGTGGATCATCATCATGGCCACAGGGGACATTTCCACCTGGCTTCCGGCCATGGCAATGACGCTGGCTGCAGAAGCCGCCAGCCCATCAATCTTCACAGTTACCCGACCGGGATAGTCCATGAGCACGTTATAGATCTGGGCTGCCGCAAACACATCTCCCCCAGGGGAATTGATCCAGAGGGTAATATCTCCGCTCCCGGCCATCAGCTCGTCTTTGAACATTTTAGGGGTCACTTCATCCCCGAACCAGGTTTCATCGGAGATTTCCCCGGAAAGGTACAGGGTGCGGGCTTCTTCGCCTTCGTTCTTCACCCAGTTCCAAAATTTACGTTTCATTGGTTTCCTCCTTTCAGGCATAAGAAAAGCACCCGGTAGATTACTCCGCCAAGGTGCTGTTAAGAAATCAAGTCTAATTCCAATACATGCTAAGAGTTATGCTGTTTGGATAGTCATTAAACCACATATATTCTCCAGGCACTACTTTATAACCCGCAAGTACCCCTGCTTTCGGAAGTCCTCGAAAGCCATAAGCGGATTGAAATTCATAGGGCATATTTTCACAATTAAACCCTGTCCTGTCGAAACGCCGGTTTCCGCTCCGGTAAATTCTAATGGAATGAACCCGCTGATACATCATAGTTAATTCCAGACCAATACTTTGATAGCTCCATACAGCACCATTGGTTTTAGGAATAATAGTATCTGGGTTCCCATATTTTGCACGAACAGCTTCTTCTGTCATATCCAGATAGATCCCGCCTACTGATTCATAGTATTGTGGTTCCAATGTTCTCAAAAGTAAGGTATTCTTACTGCCGTCCTTAGCATCCCCTTTCAAAATAACATGGGGATGGTAGCTGTCCGGATATAAGCAATCACAATCCAGAGGCAGATCCCGATACCCTTCTGATTCTACGATACGGACGATACAGCTGAAATCGCCCCCGCCGCCAGCAACCCGATAGACTCCTATGACCGGACAGCTATTCACCGTATTGTCCTGAAAATCAAGGACAACATTCCCCTCCTTGTCATACCATTGCCCTTGCAATTTGGACAAAACTTTAGCAGTTGGATCATAAGAAGCCATTGCCATTGAACTAAATCCAAGCAGCATTAGACCGGTAAAAAGCAATAGTACTCCTTTTTTCCACCATTTCATAAACCCGCCCCCATACAATTTTAAGATAATTCTATTATATAGAGGCTGCTTTGGAAACTCAACTTTCTGTTGTTTTACCCGCAAATAGGCCGGCATCTTTCAGTTTCGTCATATTCCCATTGATGAGATACAAGTCCCCGCCCTCTTCTTCCGGGATCCGGTTCATGTTCTCCAATTCCCGGATATCGTTGGCGGACAGCCACCCGTTCTGGCGGCCTACAGCATAACCGTTCATCCGGCTTTCGTAGTCACCCCGAAGGAGGCCATCCACATTGAAGTGGATTTCATACCGGGTCCGTTCTTCCGGGGTCAGGAGGGATTGGCTCATGGCCTGTTCCCACCGGGATACCCAGGGCCCAAGGGTATACTTCACAAATTCCAGAGACTGCTGCTCGATGTTGGAGAAAGTGGATTTTTCCAGATCCCCGATCATATGAGGAGGTACCCGGAAGATTCGGGCGATCTCATCAATCTGGAACTTCCTGGTTTCCAGGAACTGTGCCTGATCCGGAGAGATCCCGATGGGAGAATACTTCATGCCTTCTTCCAGGACGGCCACTTTGCCGGCATTGCTGCTGCCACCAAACTGGGACTGCCAGGCTTCCCGAACCCGCTGAGGATCTTTGATGGTCCCCGGATGCTCCAGGACGCCGCTGGGAGAGGCCCCATTGGCGAAAAATTTCGCCCCGAACTCCTCGCAGGCGATGGCCATGCCGATGGCGTTCTTGGCCATTGCGATGGGAGAATAGCCCACCAGGCCGTCAAAGCCAAGGCCGGGAATGTGCATCACGTTCTCCTTCCGGAGCCGGACCGTGCCGTATTCTTTAATTTTTGGGTTTTCGTCTGTGGCTTTGGTATAGAGATAGTAAATCTCCCCATCCCCATCCCGGCACACTTCCATCCGGTCCGGCATCAGGGGATACAGGGCTACCACCTGCCCCCTGCCATTCCGAATGATCTGGGCGAAGGCATTGCCCCACAGAAGAAGATGGGTCATGAGCGTCTCCCGGAATACGAAACTTGTCATCTCCGGGTTAGGGGCATCGTGAAGAAGCCCCGCAAGGGGATGCTGGAACTCCCGGACTTTCCCGTTTCCTTCCCGGTTGTACCGGAAGAGATGGAGGGGCAAGCCTGCGATGGATTCTGAAAGGACCCGGACGCAGGCATAGACCGCCGTCATCTGCATGGCGGACCGTTCATTGACGGCCTTCCCGGAAGAAGAGCCGCCAAAGAAGAACCAGTGCCCGCCGCCCAGAAGTCTGTTTCTGGGCTTGTCCCTGGATTTGAAGAGTTTGGAAAATAAATTCATGAAAGACTCCTTTTATTTTTTGGCAACCGACTTTTAGTCGGTTTTCCCATTGACGACTCGATTTCGCGTCTAGTGACAGAAAAAAAGCCTTGTACTATGCTTGCTAACAGGAGGTAATGTGATATGAAATTTGGAGAAAAGATTAGACGCTATCGAGAAAACAATAACCTGACCCAAAAGGATCTAGGAGATCAGTTACATTTAACAGACGATGCAATCTACAAGTGGGAAGCTGGGAAAAGTTTCCCAGATGTCCCTATGCTTCGAAATCTTGTTGAACTCACAGGCTATGATGCTGAAACTCTGACAAACGATAACCGTTCTATCGAAGCCTATTACGGGCTTCCCGTTTCTGCTAAAACGTTCTTGTATGAAAAAACGATCAACGCAAGAGATTCAGTTCATGAAATCTATGATATTGGGTTACGAAAAGGAGTAAAATTACATCGTTTTACAAACCGCGGTGGAGAAGAATACTCAGCCATTTACTGTGGTTCAAATGAAATTTTTTCTTGTCCACGAAAAGAAGAAAAGGAAATGATTTATTACTGGAACACGAACGAAATCAATTTCTAAACGTAAGCCCTACTCACAACGAGCAGGGCTTTTCTCTATACAAAAAGCAGTCCCCGGGAATCGTAGACGCTTTCGTGAGCATTGTTCCCGCACCGGATGGCCCGGTCAAGGCCCATGATGGTGGCAATGGCCCCGTCTATTTTTTCCGTGGACTTTTCCTTATCTGCCTTGATATTGCCGGCAGGATCTCTCCGGATATAAATATTATCCATCATCCATCGAAGGACTGGATGCCCTCCATGAGCAATTCGCTGCTCCAGCGTGAGCTTCATAAGCTCCTTAGTAGGAGGGCTCATGTCCTTGAATCCCTGTCCGAAGGGGACCACCGTAAAGCCCATCCCCTCCAGGTTCTGGACCATCTGTACGGCACCCCACCGGTCAAAGGCAATTTCCTGTATATTGAACTTTTCACCCAGCTTCTCGATGAACTTTTCAATATACCCGTAGTGGATGACATTTCCTTCGGTTGTCTGGATAAATCCCTGCTGGGCCCAGATGTCGTACATCACATGGTCCCGCTTTACCCGCAGGGGCAGTGTCTCCTCCGGCAGCCAGAAGTACGGCAGGATGCAGTACTTATCCTGGTCATCCAGAGGCGGGAATACAAGTACGAAGGCGGTAATGTCCGTGGTGCTGGAAAGGTCCAGACCGCCGTAGCAGATCCGTCCTTCCAGGTCTTCTTCCCGTACTGGGAAAGCACAGGCATCCCACTTGTCCATAGGCATCCACCGAACAGACTGCTTCACCCATTGGTTCAGCCGCAGCTGACGGAAAACATTCTCTTCGCTGGGTGTCTCTTTGGCCGATTCACAGGCTGCTTTCACTTTGTCGATCCCTACAGTAATCCCAAGAGAAGGGTTGGCCTTCTTCCACACTTTGGGGTCGGTCCAGTCATCCTGCTCCCCAGCCCCGTAGATTACTGGGTAAAATGTGGGATCATGCTTCCGCCCTTCCAGGATGTCCATGGCCTTTTGATGGACTTCATAGCAGATGCTGTGGGTGTCCGTCCCGGCTGTGGTAATGAGGAAATACAGGGGCTGCATCCGGGCATCCCCGGAGCCTTTGGTCATTACATCAAAAAGCTCTCGGTTGGGCTGGGTATGGAGTTCATCGAACACCACCCCGTGGATATTAAACCCGTGCTTGGAATAGGCCTCTGCCGAAAGAACCTGGTAGAAGCTGTTGGTGGGACGAAACACCATCCGTTTCTGGGAGGACAGAATCTTGACCCGCTTGCTGAGAGCCGGGCACATCCGGACCATATCGGCCGCTACTTCAAAAACGATGGAGGCCTGCTGCCGGTCTGCGGCACAGCCATAGACTTCGGCCCCTTCTTCCCCGTCCCCGCAGCAGAGCAGGAGTGCCACAGCTGCGGCCAGCTCACTTTTCCCCTGCTTCTTGGGGATCTCGATATAGGCTGTGTTGAACTGCCGGTAGCCATTGGGCTTTATGGTACCGAACAGATCCCGGATGATCTGTTCCTGCCAGTCGATGAGCTCGAAGGGATGGCCCGCCCAGGTTCCCTTGGTGTGGCACAGGCTCTCAATAAAGGCCACGGCATAATCCGCCAATTCCTTGTTGTAGGTGGACGTTTTGGCCTTAAACTTTGTCGGTTTGTATTTTTTGAGTTTCCGCATGGGTGCTCCCTCCTTTCTTTTTACTGGGTATAAGAAAAGGAGCCCGGAGGCTCCTTGGTTCTTGCTGTCCCCCGTTCCTCAAAGGCTGAAGAGGAAGGCGGGGATTCTTTCGTATTCGTTGCTCATGAATTTCTGGCCGGATCCGTAGATTTCGGTCATCCCTTTCAATTTGCAACCCAGCTGGGTAAATTGCCAGGCTACCTGGACGGCGCTGGACCAGGTGGAGGAAAAAGTGAATTCTTTCACCCCAAATTCCCGGAACACTTTGAGGATCTTTTCCGGTTCCTGGTAGGTTCCGGAAAGGTCCAGGAGGCTGTTGCCGTGCTTTTTCATGTCGCTGTAAAGCCGCATCATGTTCCCGAAGTCTTCCCCTTCTGCCTGGACTTCCTTCACCAGTTCCTGGTAGGCATCCCGGCAGGCCTGCATGGTCTGGGCATCCCCAACCTTTTCTGCTGCATCGAACTTCTTTTCCAGTTCCTCGCTGCGCCCGTAGAGTTTTTCCATCATTTCCATCTTTGTCATTTTGTTTTCCTCCTTGTGGTTGTGTGCTTTGCCTTTTGGCATGTACATACATCACTCTAAAAACAGATAATAGCAAGCAAATTCTGTGTATTTATTCATTTTTTCTGGAACAGGGGCCTTTGCTTGGCCCCTGCCCTTCCCCTGTTTTACCGGAACTCGATGGTCAGCATTCCGTTTCCCATCCACCAGGTACTTTCTTCATTCGGGTCTTCTAAAAAGGCTTTCTTGGCTTCCCGGATCATTTTGTTCACGTTGGCCTCTCCGTACATTTCACAGGCTGCTTTCTTACTGATTTTCTTGGCGTCCAGGGTAATGATCGTTCTCATGGGTATTTCCTCGCTTTCATGTGCTTTTTGCTTTTGGGGGCTGTCCCCTTTGGCATGTCTATTAATCACTCTAAAGGCACATAATAGCAAGCGAATTCTGTGTATTTATGCAAGTATACAAGAAAGAAGAACAGGGCCTTACGGCCCCTTCCCCTGCCTGTGGCTACCGCCTTCAGGCGGCGTTTCTCCAGGCGGAATTCCCGGTGAGGTGTTTCAGCATGTGGAGCCGGCAGGTCTTGAATTCTTCCCCGATAAGCCCCAGCCGGAGCATCCAGCACCGGAAGGCGTATTTCTCGTTGTCCGTCTCCGTCTTTCTGGCGGAGGCTTTCTTCTGGGTCAGTGCCTGATGGGCCACCGCCAGACAGAACTGGATGTATGCCTTGATTTCCCCGGCGTGGAGGGTGCCGTTGAAAAGCCGGAATTCCACCGTCCCTTTGGTGAAGGTGGCGTGGAGGTTGAGCCCGTGGTACCGGCTGTTGTTGTAATGTTCATCCCGACCAAAGGGTGCCTGGATGTACCAGATGTCGGAAAATTCTGCCATGGTTCGGGGCTGCTTCTTGTTCAGTTCCCAGAGGAAGGTTTCATCTGTCTTCTGGCAGTATCTGGCTTCCCGGAGGGCGTCGATCTGGAGGGCATGGTAGATCATATCTTCCTTGCTGGCCACCAGGTTTACCAGGTTCCGCAGGGTTTTCGGGGTGAACTTCTCGGCTCCCACATGGATGTGAATCCCGCAGGAGGTGTTCACCAGGGCCCCGGCTTTTCTCAGGGTCCGTACCAGTTCCTGCAGCTTCGGGATGTCGTCGTAGGAAAGGATGGGGCTTACCACTTCCGTCCGGTAGTCCCGGGTGGCGCCCTCGATCTGGCCGCCCACCTTTCTCTGAGGTCGGATGCTGGAGTCGCTCATGGCTTTCCAGGTCCGTCCTTGGTTATCCAGGGCGGTGTAGGTATCGTAGGCTCCGCCTTCATAGGTGCCCCGTCCTGTTCCGAAGAAACCGGCCATCAGGTTGGCAGCCTTTTCTCTCGTAATCCCCGTCATTTCCATTTCAATCCCGAAGTGCAGTGTTTTCATCCTTCTCGTCATCCTTTCGCTAGGTTTGTGTGTTCTTTGGCATGTGTATATATCACTCTAAACGCACAGAATAGCAAGGGATTTTGAGAATAGTTATTAATTATTTCGTGTCTTTATTCAGTTTTTGCACCTCATCCACCCCATGGATCACATTAAGGTGGGATCCGTTGTCCCAAACCACCAGGAGGGACCCTATATCATCTACGCCGGTCACCGTGCCTTTCGTACCCAAAGACGGTGCCTGGGGATCGTCCATCCGGGTAAGGCGTACCCGGGTTCCGGGAGGGTATTCCTGCTGTAGAAATTCCAGCAGCTCTTTATTGGGAAACCGCATCTTTTTTCCCTCCGTTCCGGAAGGCCGCTGACCCACTGAGCTTTTCCAGCAGGATCTTTCGGCAGTCCTTGTATTCCTTCCCGATAAAGCCCAGGCGCAGGAGGAAACACCGGAAGGCGTATTTCTCGTTGGGGACTTCATGTTCTTTGGCCGTGACCCGTTTGGCGTTCTTGGCAAACTGGCACAGGGCCTTCACCAGTCTGGAGTAGGCTTGGACCTTGGCGCCGTCCGCTTCGTGGAACCAGGGGAAGTTGATTTTCCCTTCGCTGCGGATGATGGTCAGGTCATCCGTCCCCAGGGCCTTTTTGAAAAGGCCGGCTTTAGAGGCCACCAGGTTCTGAAGTTTCTCGAAGTCTTCTTCCGTGAAATCGTCCGGAAAGGAAATGGTGAGGGTGTCGACTTTCTCAGGAGTTTCTTCCGGTTCCTGGGCTGTTTCAGGTTCCGTCCCTTCTTCCAGTTCAGCCGTTTCCTGGGAAAGTTCTGGTTCCGGGTTTGCATCCGGTTCTGCCGTTTCCTTTACGGGTTCTTGTTCCGGAGTTTCTTCCGTTGCTGCCTGTTCTGCAGCCGTTTCTTCTGGCTTGAATCCTCTGGCTTCCAGTTCTTTTACCACCTTCTGGAACAGTTCTCCGTCTTCACATTCCATGGCACCGTTTTTCCACACCATAATGCTGCCGATCCGGTAAGCCTTGGTGGGAAGAAAAAGGTACTTTGCCCTTTCTCCCGTAATGGCGCTGATGGCCTGGACCAGTTCTTTTCTCGCTGCACCTTGTCTGTTGTATTCGACCTTCATGATTGGTACCTCCTTAGGGTATTTTGGTACTGTTATTAATCACTCTAAAGGCGAATAATAGCAAGCAAAATGTAGCCCTTTTTGTTCTTTATTTTTCTCCGCCCACAACTTCCTGGTAGGTGTATGTTTTCCCATTTCGCAGGACGGTCACGCTGTCCTGCTCCCCTTCGTGGGAAGCCAGGTACCGCTTCACCGCCACATCCACGAACTTGGGTTCCAGCTCCACCCCATAACAGATCCGGCCCAGCTGGTCGCAGGCCATGAGGGTGGAAGCAGACCCCAGGAATCCGTCCAGCACCACCCCGTTGATCTGGCTGCTCAGCTTGATCAGATAGGCCAGCATGGGCACCGGCTTACTGGAGGGGTGCCCGAAACCGTCCTCTTTGCTGTTCTTGATCCCGTCAAACTCAAAGACTGCTTTCTGTTTCTGGTCCCCGTACCAGTTGTGTTTTCCGTCTTTCCGCCACCCGAAGATAATGGGTTCCATGTTAAACTTCCAGTCGGTGCGCATAAAGGGGGCCTTGGGCTTTTTCCAGATCAGGCCAGCTCCCACTTTGAAACCGGCATCTTCGAAAGCGTCGTAAAAGACCCGGGCCTTCATGGTGGCGTAGAACACATAGATGGAGGCGTCCGCCGCCATGGCATCATGGAAGCAGGTGAAGGCCTTTTTCAGGAACTCGTACCCTTCCTGGTCGTTCAGATCATCGTTCCTGATCTTCCCGGAAGTACTCCGGAGGTTGACCAGGTACGGAGGATCCGTCAGGACCAGGTTTGGCTTTACTCCATCCATCAACTGAGCATAAGTTTCCGACTTGGTAGAATCCCCGCACAGGACCCGGTGCTTGCCCAGCTGCCAGAGGTCCCCGGCTTTGGAAAACACCGGCTTCTGCAGTTCTTCTTCCACGTTGAAGTCGTCTTCTTTGGCTTCTGTTTCTTCATCGAAGATATGGGCGATTTCGTCATCGCTAAAGCCGGTGAGGCTCACATCAAAGTCCGCTCCCTGGAGGGATTCAATTTCCACCCGCAGCATTTCTTCGTCCCATCCGGCATCCAGGGCCATCCGGTTGTCGGCCAGGATATAGGCTTTCTTCTGGGCTTCGGTAAGATAGTCCACCAGGACGCAGGGCACTTCTTTGATCCCTTCTTCCCGGGCTGCCATCACCCGACCGTGGCCGGCAATGATGTTCTTGTCCTTATCGATGATCACCGGGTTGATGAACCCGAATTCCCGCAGGCTGGCCCGGAGCTTGTTAATCTGTTCCGGGGAATGGGTCCGGGCGTTATTTACATAGGGAATCAGCTCATCGACGGGGAGGAGCCTCATCTCTTTGGTTGTTTTCTCCATGCCATGTTTCTCCTTATAATCGCAGCAAGCCCCCTGCGGGCACCGTTCAGGTCCCCACAAAGGGCTTGTCCTCGTAATGTTTTGATCTGTTGTTTGGTGAGGGGATATCCCCTCAGCCGGGAAATGAATTCTCTTGCTGTCATGCTATACCTTCCGCGACCGCAGCAGCCGTTCCATCACGTCATCCTGGGGCGTGTTGCCGGCAAACTCCACGGAGCAGTTTTCCTTCACCACCTGGTAGATCTGATACCAGATCTGGTTCACCTGCTTCATGTAGTTCTGGCCCATGGTCACGTATGGAGAAGCAATGGCCGCATTGGTGGTGGGGTGCTTGGCCAGAAAGCCATATTCCGAAATGGCATGTTCGCACTGGATCCACCGGGACACCGCCATGGCGTACTGGCTGATGAGCTGAGGGCTTACCAGTTTCTCGCAGTGCCGGGCTTTGAGCCACAGCCAGGTTTCCCGGTAGATTTCTTCCGCCTCCAGCTTCCCGCCGTTCCGCTGCTTTTCCTTCATGTAGGCTTTGGGTTCCGGCATATCTTCTCCAGATAGATCCGCCCCTTCCGGCAGGTCCATCACCTTAAGCGGCCGCTTCCCCGGATTGTCCGGCAGTTTGTCCAGCAGGGCCCTGGGTTTCCGCCCCTGGCCCACCCGCAATCCCCCTCGCATGGTTCCGTCTTTTGCTATTTTTCACACCCCCTTTTTCACCGGGTCAATACCCTTTTTGAAAACGCGTTTTTTTCGCGCGTGACCCCTCGCCCGTTCTGGCTTTCCGGGCTTCCAGAGATTCATACGCCCCCTGGGTATATCACTTTGTTTCAGATTTATCATTCTGATAGTCCACTTTTTCTTGTGACTTTTTGGTGCCATCGATCTCCTCTTTGGGCATGAATCCTTGCGTGACAGGCTTTGCACAGGGCAATCAGGTTGTTCCAGTCGTGGGTCCCGCCTTCCGCCAGGGGCTTCTTGTGGTGGACTTCTTCCGCCACCACGTACCGGCCATTCTTCAGACACAGCTCACAGAGAGGATGGCTGGCCACGTAGGCATCCCGGATCTTCTTCCAGGTCCTGCCGTACCGTTTCTTCGTACCAGAACTTCGCTCATACTTTTCGTACCGCTTGGCGATGATCTTCTGGTGCTTCTCACAGTACCGGCCGTCCGTCAGGTTCGGGCAGCCTGGGAAGGAACAGGGTCGTTTCGGTTTTCTAGGCACAGCTGCCACCTCCTTTCGGACATGAAAAAAGCCCTGCAGGATAGGTCCTGCAAGGCTTGTCTTTATTATTCCCTTTTCTCGTGATTCTATCATACCACGAAGGGCCTGTTGAATTCTAGTGTTTCGCTACTGCATTTTCCTGCAATGTACTGCGCTCCTCCAAAATTTTTTCAACGGCCGCCACCCCATCACTGTGGACGGCGTAGATCCACCGGATCCCTTTGCCCATGCTCCGGGCAATGTCCTCCCAGGCATCGAAGTGGATGTACCGGTCCCGGAGGACCAGCCGCTGGGCTTCGTCTTCCACCCGGTCGATGACCTGGCCAATCTCATACTTCAGGTCCACCAGCCGGTCCACTTCCCGGTTGATTTCCTGCTCCCGCTCCCAGATCTTCTCGATGGTCCGGACGAAGGGGGCTTCCGTGGGCCGGTTGGGGTTGTGGCTTTCTTCCAGCCCGGCTGCTGAGATGCCCAGGCAAAGATGCCGGAGCTCGGCCACTTCCCGAAGATTGCTCTCTATTTTCTTATCCAGGTAGAATCCCTGTTGCAAGTACTCTTTCGCGTTCATGCTTTTCCCTCCAAATCCGCTTTGACGGCTTCAATGAGATCCGCCTGGGAACTGTCTTTCTTCTCCAGGGCCTTCAGGATCCGTTCGTCCATGGTGCCTTTCGTCACAATGTGCTGGACGATCACCGTCCGGCTGGTTTGTCCCTGCCGCCAGAGCCGGGCCACCGTCTGCTGGTAGAGTTCCAAACTCCAGGTGAGCCCGAACCAGATCAGGATGGACCCGCCCTGCTGCAGGTTGAGGCCGTGCCCGGCAGAAGCCGGATGGATCAGGGCCACCGGGATCTTCCCGGCGTTCCAGTCGGCAAAGTCCCTGCTCTCCTTCAGTTCCCTGGCTTCCATCCTCTGACAGATCCGTTCCCGGTCGTGCCGGAACCAGTAGGCCACAAGGACCGGCCGGCCATTGGCGCTTTCCACCAGGTCTTCCAGGGCATCAAGCTTTCGGTCATGGAGATGGATGGTCTTTCCGTCATCGGTGTAGATGGCTCCGTTGGCCATTTGGGTCAACTTCAGCGTAAGGGAGGCCGCATTGGCTGCCGTCACCTCGCCTCCCGGCAGTTCCAGCACGAGAGACTTTTTGAAGTCATTATACCGCTTCCGCTCCGAGTCCGAAAGATTAACCTCGGTTTTCACACGCACCAGGTCCGGCATCTGCAAATAGTCTGTGGCCTTCATGGACACGGTGATGTCCGCGATCTTTTTGTAGATGGCGTCCTCTGCTCCCGGCAAGGGCTTGTAGGAAAACACCACCATCCCGTTCCGTTTGTCCGGCTGGAAATAGGTGTTCCGGTACTGGCTGATGTATCTCCCCAGCCGCTCTCCCATGTCCAGGAGCCGGAACTCCGCCCACAGGTCCATAAGGCCGTTGCCGCTGGGAGTCCCCGTGAGGCCCACGATCCGTTTCACCTTGGGCCGCAGGGCCTTCATGGCTTTGAACCGCTGGGCCTGCTGGTTCTTGAAAGAAGACAGTTCGTCCAGGACCACCATATCAAAATCCAGCCGGCAGTTCTTGCAAAGCCACACCAGGTTCTCCCGGTTCACGATGTAAAGGTCTGCTGGCTTCTGGAGAGCCCGCCGCCGTTCCGTCACGGACCCTACCACCACGCTGCAGGTGAGCTCCTTCAGGTGGTCCCATTTCCGGAGTTCTTCCGGCCAAGTATCTCTCGCTACTCTGAGGGGGGCCACGATCAAAACCCGGTGGACTTCAAAGGAGTCATACATCAAATCCCGAATAGCCGTCAAGGTCGTCACCGTCTTGCCGAACCTAAGCCCATATCCAGCAGGAGAGCCGTCACCGGGTGGGTCTTGATGTACTCGATGGCATAGGTCTGGTATGCATGGGGTATGAACTTCATTGGGCATCACCTCCTTCCGCGATGGTCTGCAGCAGCCCGGGGATATCTTCCAGGGCATCCAGGACGAACATCCGGAACCCCAGCTCCCGAAGCTTTTCGTGCCTTTTCACCTGCAGAACCCGTGGTTTCTTCCCCGGTGCCTTCACTTCCACAAAGGCCAGCTTCCCACCAGGAAGAAGGACCAGCCGGTCCGGCATGCCGGAAAAGGAAGGGGAAACGAACTTCACAGCCAGTCCGCCTTTCTTCCTCGTTTCCGTCACCAGCTTCAGTTCTACTTGTTTCTCATTTAAAAAGGACATCTGCTGCCTCCTTTGCCTTTGCCATCACTTCCGCATCCACCGGGGTTCTGGGTTCATGCTTCAGGTCTCCGTAAAACACATTCAGATAGTCATTGCTGACTTCCGGATGGTCATGGAACATATTGTCTTCCGCCCGGGACCGCACTTCATCAATCTTTTGCAGGACCCGCATGAATTTGTCCGTATCCGTAGACAAAAGGACCTGAGACATGTGGATGGCAAGATTTCCACCCAATGTCCGGAACAGCCGCATTTCGGCTCCCACCAGTTTGTACAGTTCAATCGTCCGTTCTTTCTTGTTGATCATCGCTTTTCCTCCTTCAGTATGGGAGTGACGGTGGTGACACTCTTCAACATACCCTCTCTATAGATCCTTTTTTAAAATCTTCTTTAGGACTTTCAGGTGAGAGTGTCACTACTGTCACTTTTCATAAGGTGCAGGTGGTGAAGGTCTCCAGCATACCTTTATATAGAACTCTTTTAAAAATTCTTCTTTAGGACTGTCAGTAGTAGACCTGCACCCACCTGCACCTTTTAGATTTTTCCATAAATCCCATGGGGTGCAGGTGGTGAAGGTCTTCAACATACCTTTATATAGAACTTCTTAAAAAATTCTTCTTTAGGACTGTCAGTAGTAGACCTGCACCCACCTGCACCTTTTAGATTTTTCCATAAATCCCATGGGGTGCAGGTGGTGAAGGTCTTCAACATACCTTTATATAGAACTTCTTAAAAAATTCTTCTTTAGGACTGTCAGTAGTAGACCTGCACCCACCTGCACCTTTTAGTCCAGAAAATCCTGTCCTTCTTTCAACCGCAGCCCGTGAACAACGATTCCTTTCTTCGTCTTGTGACGGAAGAACCCCGCCTTCTCCAGATTCCCATAGAAATCCGAAGTGCTTCTGGTGTATTCACCCGTCTGCATACAGACGATCCGGTACTGCTGGTACAAATCCCCCGACTTCTCCGTGAAGGAGGGATCCACGTCACAATGGGCGTCCAGGAATTGTCCCAGCCAATCGTTGTCCTCCCGGTATTTCTCTACCGCTTTCCGCACGGCTTCCGGTTCCTCAATCTTGAACTTCTTCCGGATGGCAGCTTCCGCGCCTTCAATGACCCACTTCAAAATGGCCGGCCCGGCTTGTTCGAACAGGTAGTCCGAATAGTTCTTGATGTCGTTTTTCCGGGTAATCCTGGCGTTGAAGGGAATGATAATCAGCCTCCGCCAGGTGCCGTCATCGTTGGCGGCCACTTTCGGCAGGTGGTTGGTGTAAAGGACCAGTGTGTGGGAGGGGACGAAATGGAAGGGAGTCTTGAACTTCTTCTCCGCTTCGATGGCGTCCACAGAACAGATCTGCTTCACCATCCCCGTATTGAGCCGCTGGCCTTCTTCCAGTTCGGAAGCGATGATCAGCCGCTTCCCTTTCAGTTCTGCAATTTCCGGTTTTACGTTTCGCCGGCAGTTCATGGTCATGGTCTCGGCGGAAATCTTGCCGGAATACAACCCCAGCACCCTGGCGATGGTGTTCCAGAAGGTAGATTTCCCGTTGGCCCCGCCGCCATAGGCGATAATCATCTGTTCGGCATAGACTCGGCCCACTGCGGCCATCCCCACGATCTGCTGCACGTACCGGATCAGCTCCTGGTCCTTGCAGAAAAACAGGTCCAGGCTTTCCTGCCACATGTTTCCTCCCTGGGTTCCGGGAGAGCAGGCAGTGACTTTGGTGATCATGTCATCCGGGTCATGGGGCCGTTTTCCATGCATCCCTTTGGAAAGGTCGTAGGTGGCTTCCGGGGTGTTCAAAAGTTCCGGATCATAGTCCAGCTCGGAAACATCCAGGGCCAGCATGGGGGTGGCGGCATTCTGGACATTGAGGATGTTCTTGTAGTTCCGGTTTTTCATGACGAATTTCTTGTAAGCATCCGCGCTGAGAAGTGCCGTCAGCAAATGGCCTTTTTCCCCGGGAATCTGGTTGGCCAGGGTCTTGCTTCTGGACTTCACGTCTTCCCGGGAGATCCCGATGGCGGTCAGGTCATCTTCTGCCTGGCGGATCTTTTCTTCTGCGTCTGCCAGCTGGTCATCCATAAAGTCCTCGATGACGCCCAGAGGCTTATGTTCATCTTCATCCCAGTGATTACCCACGTAGGCGATGTACTTCGTAGCACTGGTGTACCGAAGGCGTCCCATACAGGTCCGGGCCAGGACTTTGGCTTCCCCGATATCCGAGAAGTCATCCGGCTGGAGGGACGGATGGCCAACAGCTTTGTTGTATTCATCCGGGGGCACATACCCCTCGCTTTGCTGGATTTTGTTCCGGAAGAACTTCAGGGCACTTTTCCAGATGGTGTCCAGCTCTTTTTCCGGAAGCCGCGGTTCGCAATTCTCAGCCCGCTGCAGGTAGGCTTCGTAGGCTTTTTCCGTATCCCCATACCGCTTCAGCACCCGGCCGGCAAAGTGGGACATGGTGTTGTTCCGGTTGCCTTCCGGGATAGAACTCCCGGTATAGAAGGGAGGTTCCGTCTGGTCGGGTTCCAAAGGTCCCAGGCCGGCCAGAAAATCCGTGATGGTTTGCTTCTCTTCCTGCCATAAGATAGCTTCCGGCACCACTTCCGTGCCATACAGGAACCGGGCTGCATCCAGAGCCTGGGCGTCGAAGAAGGGAAACTCTTCCCGGATCCCCTGCTTCAGGGCCGTATAGGCTTTTTCGTCCTGCACTTCGGTGATGGGAAAATACGCATGGAACCGGGGCCGGGCTTTCCGGCCTTCCTTGGCTTTCCCGCTATTCCGGGACGGGACGATGACCACAGCCACGTTTGGCAGCATGGCAAGGAGCTTTTCTCCCGTCACCCACTCCTTCGGATTTTCCGTATGGTCGTTGTCGCAGTCCATCACCGCCACATCGGAAGCCAGGAAGTTATCCCGGCTCCGGTAGTTGTCCTTATAGGCCGCACAAACGTGGTCGAAAGCAGCAGCCGTCCCCAGTTCCCTGCTGCTTGTGATGACTGCTTTATTAGGATATATGGCATTTCGTTCGTTGCCGGTACAGTCAGCCGTGTAAATCGTAAATCTCATCTTTCTGCCTCCTCGAGGGTTTCGTTAAAGAATCTCAGCCGATAGTTCTTCCATCTGGCCCGCCGAATCTCCGCATCCATGCCAGGAGATATGGTATCCCCGAACACCCACACTTCCCGGCAAAGGCCCATCAGGATGTTGCCGAAATGGAGCCCTGCCTCCCGTTCCTTTGGATCCCGGTCATCCAGGAACTGGGGAAAGAGGAGATGCGGAGCCAAGGGCAGGTACCCTTCTTCAAAGGCAAAGCGGCAGTACCGCCTTGCTGCCAGGATATTTTTATCCGTTGCCCCGGAATACGGGGAACAGATATATACGAGAGGCCGGTAAGCCCGGAGTGCCTTCCGCTGGGCTCCGACAGCACTGAGGGCTCTCTGCGGAGTCGGATCCGGATAGTGTTCCTGGTTAAATTTCTCCACTGTCGCCACGCCCCTTTTCGATAAGCGGATAGTTGCCTTCGGACGTCATCAGCTGATAAATAAACAGTCGTCCCTTCTGGGTCCAGTACATATAAGTGCGGTTATGGGGAATGCCATAGCTATCGGGAACACTGTATGTCTTGGTGCTGGTGTACCCCATGGGAGCGTATTTCTGGTAGAGCAGCCATATTTTTCCCTGCTTGTACTGGATTCCGTGTTCATGGAGCCAGTTATTCATATGCCGGGCAGACCATCCATAATCCTTTGCAATGACCGAAGTCGGAACCAGATCTTTGCATTGAAGGACCAGATCGTAGTAGCTTGCCTTCGGCTGGAGCTCTGCGATCTGCTGCTTCTGAGCAGCTGCCAAAAGTTCCATGGATTCACGCCGTTCCCGTTCTTCCTTGAGCTTAGTAAAGACTGCAATGGCAAGGTCCGGATTATCAAGGATAGCTTCCGTTGCATACAGACCGGATTGGCGGATAGAAGGAATGACTTTGTGTGTTACCCATCTTTTAAATGCCCTGGCTTCAGGTTTCCGGCTGCTGAGAATCAGGGTGTAGAGTCCCGGCTCATTCACAACACGTTTTTCCGGATTGCCAGGAATACCCTCGGTTAAAACTAGGGTATTCTTTTCATCGTCATCCAGCCTCGAAAGAGCATCGCTGGGGTTGGCAATACCAAGGATGCGGCACACATCGGCGGCCACGAACCATGGCTCTCCGTTCACAACAGCTGTCCGCACATCCATCCCGTTATAAATGAAGTCTTTTGTTGTAGTCATTTTGATGACCTCCTTGAAAGTAAGTTTGGAATTGTTTTCCTATTCATTAGCCAGGAGAACCCGTCAAATCTGACGGTTTCCAAAAAATTCCTGTAATTTTTTCTTTGCTCGCTTCAGCTTCTGGGTGATATTGTTTTCATTGGCACCTGTTCTGGCAGCATATGCCCGGACGGATTCTCCATCGATATAGACAGCAATGACAGCTTCTGCCCATTCCGTTTTCTTGGCCAATGCGATCCTGATGGTTTGCTTGGTCTCTTCATCGCTGGCTTCGCGATCCCGTTCCACTTCATCCCGGCTCACAAGACTCATATCCGGCATTGCCTTTCCATTCCGTTTGCATCCGCTCCCAGCAACTGCACAACCGCAGGTATCAGGAGCATCTTCGATGGGATTCGCCAAGCTGATATCTTCTTCATCCCTTCCCTGATAATTCGGGAACTCACTTCTTCTGCGGTGCTCCCTGTGCCAATCATTGTAGAGGGGTTTGTTGAAGTCTTCGTTCATGATTTCCTGGGCACTGCGCCGGGTAACTTTTTCCCCTTCCTTTGCCGCCTGTTTTCTCAGTTCGTAATCCCGCTCGATCATGATCTGACAGTCACCTTCAGGGACTTCCACTACCGTGACCACTGGTGCTTTCGATTCATCCCAACTGTAGTGTTTGACTCTGATTTTCATTTTTGGCATCCTTTCCGTCCGTGCCAGAGGACGAAGGGATGCCAAAAAGACCTGCAGGGAATGTCCCCACAGGTCCCAAACGGCCAAAATGGCGCACGGAAACAAACGGTGGGGGCATTTCCATTCCTGCCCACCGCATCACTGCGGTGATCCAGAACTGTCTATGCATCCCATCGTCCTCATGCGCATCTCGGACAACAGAGATTTTTTTCGAGTGCCTGAGCACTCATATGGAAGCAGGACTGCCTGCTGCCGTATCAATGTTCAGACTATCCGTCCAGCTTTTGGAATACCCGCTTGCTGGTCGGTCATAATGAAATCGAACTTACTGATTGCAGATTATATTTCTGCATTTGCGGTATTCAGATTCACAGCCACACAGAAAATTCCACACATGCATGGTATAATGTTAGAAAACCAGTAGTCACACTTCCTTCCACCTCCCGTCTTCAATTTCTGATTTCATCCTATTCTTGATAAGGTTACTGTCAATCCGTAGTCCGGGTGGTTAAGGTTACTAACGATACTTAAGCTTACTTTTTTTCAGGAGGTACTGTTATGCCCTCACAAAACAACTTCCACGTTCCCCATTTATGCGGTGGTATCCTGTTCAATCTTTTACTGGAAACAAGAAAAACACGCGGAAAAATCCGTGACAGGGCACATGGCGGAACAGACGGTCTTTCTGATTTGGATGTATATATAGGACTTGTAAATGTTGTAGCTGGCAATGACTGGAAAGATGTTGACGGGACAACAAAAAATAAATGTGTATCTAACTATAAAAGGTGCGTGGACAGCACAGGTTCATATGTTCCTTTTACTGATGAGGTTTTTAGGAAAGCCTTCGATTCGGAATACAATAAAAAAAGCCCTGCCCTCCTTGAAAGGATGGCAAGGTTCATAGAACAGTATTTGAGTCTTGAAAAGTGCAAGTGGCTTGGCAAAGCATTGATTGAAATCATGCAAAAAGACCCTTCAATCAATGATGATGCCGAAATTGCTGTAGACTTTGGACAAAATATTTCTGTAAAAAAACTGCATGAGGCAAAGAACATTCACTTTTTGCCTTTTTTCCTAAGCGTACTGCATTACGTAATCGATAATTGCCCTGACTGCGAATCCGGGCGGTCCACCTTTGAAACCTGGTATTGCCAAGTTGGTCCGAAAGCGCCATGGAAACCCAAACATGATGTACTCAGTAAACTCGGTGGCACCATCGGCGATATGGAAGTGTCAGTGAATCTGGAAGTTCAGAAAGCCATTACGATAAAAGATGCAGAACATAGAAATTCCGAGAGTACATCTTCTGCAGATGAATGCTCATCGGAAAAGCCAGATAAAAATAATGATATTCTTTCATCCGAATCCCCGCTTTCCAACCGTGATACCACTCTTTTACCCCGGCTGGCGAAGGGATTCAACAAAATATTGAAGTTTGCCAAAGACACGGACCTCAGTATAGAACGTATGCCTTCCGAAATTCTGAATACCTTTGAGACCCTGTATAATGAATGGAAGGATCAAGACACGGACTTTAAAGATCCGGAACTGAATAAATTGAAATATGACATTCTAAATACATTGTATTGGTATATCAACTTCTGGGGAACTCATCTTTGGCTCAACGATGATTCTGATTGCTTTGTCCACCTAAAAAATACGTACAAAGATTCCTGGAAAAAAGAAGGAGAACTTCGTCAGCAGGCCATGAAGGACAGAGAAGCTTTCACCCGTCTGCATGAAAGGCTTTGTCGGTATATCATAGACTTTGATATCGATCTAAACAAAACTGAACCAGTTGAAGCCAAGGTCGTAGAAGAAACGCCGCCTCTGGAAAATAATCAAGGCGGCAGCCGGACTACAATTATCGAGCACCAGACCAATATCGGCCACAGTGTGTCAAAGACATATAACATAAAGGACAGCACTGTCACATTTAATGATTAAGGAGAAACAATGTATGAAGAATTTAACAGCTCCTGGCCCACATCAAGTGCGGCCGATAGCCCAAACGAATATAGGGAATCAGGTCATAAAGACATACAACATTCAGGACAGCAACGTTAACATCTATAATACGTTTCCACCTAACCAAGGGAATCCATATAGTGCAGCCCAAATGATTGCACTCAATAATTTCAGCAAAGAATATTATCAGCTCCTCGTTACCTGTGAAACAGATGTCTTTGAAAATAATAACGCCACATTTCCCTTAGACCGTGCGTTAAGTCAAAGGTATGTTCCGGAAGAAATATTAACCCGTTGTTCGTCTTTGTCAGAAGAAGGGATTGCCGAACTGAAGACCTTTCCGGCCATTGTCTGTATGGAAAACACAGGGTTCAATGGAATTACAGATCCTAATCAAACCGCGATATTCGCATATATAACACGAGTAAAAATGGAAGGCTACCAAGTTAGAGTGGCGTTCCAGCCCATTGCACCATTCCATCAAAAAATACTTTGTGAACAGAAATATGCTATTTATTTCGACTTGAACATGAGTTGTGCCATTACGGATTTGAATCGCACTGCCTGGTCTATCCATAAAGTGAATCTTTTTGAAGCTTTCAATGAGTCTGGACTGGGATATCTCCCGCACCCTTCTATTTAAAGGTGACTGTCTATGAACAGAAAATATCCAAGCGAAATAACAGAAATTAGAGTGGATGATGCAACCTTTAAAAATACAGGCACTGTCATCACCCCCACCTATATCAACTACTTTTTCGGAAACAACGGCACGGGAAAATCCACTATTGCCAAAGCAATCCAATCTGGAACTGGCATCAAGTATGCTCCAGGAAGATCTGCCACAGACTACCAGGTATTGGTTTTCAACCAAGAATATATCAATCGAAATATGCAGAACTTCCATAACCTTCCAGGTGTTTTTACGATGGCCGAGGAGAATGCAGAAATCCAGGACAAGATTGATGAGGCTGCAGAGCAGCTGGCTGATGCACAGGAAAAAGTATCAGATGCCACGGATGAAAAAGAAAAATTAATTAAAATAAAAAAAGAAATCTGTACAAAGTTCTACGATGAAATCTGGCGGCGGACTGGAAAACTGCGTAAAACATTTCCAGGCACACAGGCTGGATACCTCAAATCAAAGGCTAATTTAGCCGACAAAGTAAAACTGTGTTCACCCAGCGAATATGATTTGGATGATCTTAAACGGATGTATGATTCTGCCTACTCTTCTACAGCACAGAGCTATCCTCGCTTTAATACAATTAGCGATACTACTGTGCTTGACAGCATTGAAGGCAGCGAAATTCTATCTGTTGCAATTGTCAATTCCTCAGATACCCAACTTGCAAAATTTTGGAAGAAAATCAAGGCTTCCGAATGGGTGCGTCAAGGCCATTCTGCATATCATGGCAAAACCGATGGGAAATGCCCTTTTTGTTCACAGCCTTTGCCTTCAGAATTTGAAAAATTCTTGACAGACAGTTTTGATGACCAATACGAGAAGAACCTTACAAAGCTATCAGCATTCCTTGAAGATTACAGAAACACAGCCAACGCTTTATTTATGCCTTTGTCAAAACTTCCAGAACCGCTATATCCTGTCCTTGATGAAAAACCCTACAAGGATAAACTGGAAGCCCTAAGAGGTATTATTTCTACAAACATAAACCGGATAAAAGAAAAAATAGCCGAACCTTCTAAATCTATTAAATTGGATAATACCGCACCACTACTACAAGAACTCCAAAAAATGATTACAGATTATAATAAACTAATTTCTGATAACAACATGGTAGTTGCTGATGCCCCTAAGAAAAAAGAAGAATGCAAAGAAAAAGTCTTTTCTTTCATGTCCTTCATAACAAATGAAACAATCAAGGCTTTCAACAAAAGTATCTCTGACATTAATAAACAGCTAAACAAGCAACAGGAAATCATTGATACTCAGACAGAGCAAGGTGCGGATATCAGAGAAGAAATCCGTGTTCTAAACAGCCAGACAAAAGAAACTGAGTCCGCCATGAACAACATAAACCTTATGCTGAAAGATGCCGGATTCCAGGGATTTAAAGTCTGTCCCCACTGGGAAGAAAGAAGAAATCCGGATGGTTCTGTAAAACGAGTGATTCCTTCGCCGATTCGTAACTATGCTGTAGTCCGTACCGATACCGAAACAGGAGAAGAAGAAATTGCACATGACCTTAGTGAAGGAGAAAAGAATTTCATCGCCTTCCTGTATTTCCAGCAAACTGTATTCGGGAGCACTGACGCAGACAGCGATTCTCTGCAAAAAATAGTTGTTATTGATGACCCCGTTTCCAGCATGGACAGTGGTACGCTTTTTATTGTAAGTGCTCAAATCCGTAAGATGATCCATATTTGCCGAAACAATGTTGACAACCGGCAACCGGCAGCAGATGGAAATTTCATCAAGCAGATTTTCATTCTTACCCATAATGCTTATTTCCATCGAGAGGTAAGTTACCTTTATGCCCGACAGTGGAACTTTGTATCTTTTTACCTGGTCCGCAAAATCAACAATAAATCTTCCGTCCAGTTGTTTGAAAAGCAGAACCCCGACTGCCCTACCAAAATGATGAATGTCAATCCCGTCAAGAACTCCTACGCTGCCCTTTGGGAATCTTATAAGGAAGTCCGGAGCGGTATCCCGTTAAAGAGCACCATCCGCAGGATTTTAGAATATTATTTCCTGCAATTATGCGGCTATGAAGGAGACGATTTGAGAAAACGTATCCTGGAAGACCATAAGAACAACTTTCTATATGACGAAAATGGCCATGAAACTCCAGAACGATACGAGATGGCTAAGGTCCTTCTGTCTTACATCATCTCCGATAATTCCAGCGTGAATGATGGAATCAACTACACGGACGATTTCCTCGATGAACAGCTTTACAGGGATACATTTAAAATGATTTTCAAATACATGAATCAGGAACAGCACTTCAATATGATGATGGGTAACGAACAAGGAGAATAATGAAATGCGTATCAGCTACAATAAACTATGGAAGTTGTTGATTGACAAAAATATGACCAAGATGGAATTAAAGGAAGCAGCCGGAGTAAGTTCCGCTTCGATTGCAAAGCTCGGCAAAGGTGCCAATATTACAACCGATGTCCTGCTTAAAATCTGCGAGGCCCTTCATTGCCGTGTAGAAGATATTATCGAAACGATCAATGATTAAAAAAAGGACTCCATGTAAACTGATATAGTCTGCATGGAGTCCTTTTCTCACATAAACCATGAACGATTACCAAACTATTGAACGGTGGTCTTTTATCCTATCGTTCAGATGTTGTGCATTTATGACTTTAGAAAGAATATTCCTGAATACACAGATATTCTTTTTAGGGGAAAATAAAAAATGAGCCTTCGAAGGAAAATCCTTCAGAAGCCCATATATCAAGCCGCTTTTACTGTTTGGGGTGCGGAAAATTTTTTTATCAATACGGAAAGGCTTATTTTTATCATCTTTATCATTTATCCGTACACGTTCTACCTTATGCCGGTCATTATCCTTGCCAGAAATACGGTCCACACGGAACCGATCAGCAGATGCCACTTTTTCAACTTCAGGAGCAAATTCGCTCAAAGAACGTCCCATATCTGCATCTACAGGAGCCCCGTTTTGTAACGCACGATAGACAATAGCTGCATATTCATAACGAGTCATTGCTCGATCGCCTTTAAACTCACCATCTGTATATCCATTTAAATAGCCTCTATCGGCCAAACTCTTAACATACTGATAGGCCCAATGGTCTTTTGGAACGTCCGAGAAATTAACATTTCTCATAGGAGAAACTGTGCCAGCTTTCATCATGTTTTTCAATTCATCAAGTTCTTGGCGCATTTCCAAATTATCATTACGTAAGGCAATAATTTCTTTTGCCATAGATACCTTAGACCGGCTAACAGTACTCTTCTGTCCCAGTTTAAAAGTCACGCCGGCATTAACCATGTTTTCTCCACCACCGAAGCTCCCTCCGACAGAAAACATAGTATCTTCGTTAGGTCTATAGAAAGCTCCTACAGCTACAGCATGGGCATCTTTGTAGTTACCATAACCTGTTGCAAAGTCCCACTTATTATCGGGATCAAAATCTTGGGGATGAAGAGCTGATAAAGCTGCTGCACCAGCACCGACTCTGTTTATACGGGTATCCATTTTATCTAATCTGCCAGTTAAAGAGCCTCCCGGAAGCTGTATATCATTGAAATAGCCTACACCCGCATGAACATCTCCTTTAATATTTGCATCACCATCTACTTGGAGATTTTGTTGAATATGAGTATCACCAGCGATGGTTGTATTCCCACCAATATTGGTATTGCCGTCTACCTGGAGATCCTGTTTCAGGTGGGTGTCACCACCTACCGTTGTATTGCCGTCAATATTGGTATTGCCGTCTACCTGAAGATCCTGTTTCAGGTGGGTGTCACCGCCTACCGCTGCATTACCGTCAATATTGGTATTGCCGTCTACCTGAAGATCCTGTTTCAGGTGGGTGTCACCACCTACCGTTGTATTGCCGTCAATATTGGTATTGCCGTCTACCTGAAGATCCTGTTTCAGGTGGGTGTCACCACCTACCGTTGCATTGCCATCAATATTGGCAGCACCTCCGATGTGGGCATCGCCAATGGTAGTAATAGAATCAAACGTTGGGTTCTTGTCCATCTTGACTGTGATGGTCGTATTGCCTGCTCCGTCTTGGCTCACAACGGTTTTGAGGTTATCCCCGGAGTATTCGGTGTCCGCTTTTGCGCCTTCACCTACTACGTTAACTGTACTCCCCAGTTTGGCCGTAGCCGGATTTGCCGCACCGCTTGCAGAATTGGCACCAAACTTCAGGCCGTTATTGATGAGTGTCTGCCCGTACTGATATACGCCATTGCTGGTAGCGAGATCTGAATTCCCAGCTGCAATCGTGTCTGTGCCATTTACGCTGATAGTATAATTAGTACTTCCGCCAGCACCTGTATTAGATGATACCGAAACGTGGCTTCCACCTGTAATAGTGGTTCGAGCAGCAGCTGCAGCCTGTGCTACAGCAAAGAGCTGTGAACCATTTACTGCGTCTGTAGACCCTGCATCCACACGTCCAGCAGCCAGATGCGTCAACGTACGTTGTGTAGTGCCGTTGCCTATGGAAACCGTTCCATTGACATTGGTTCCTGCGAAGTTATAATTCTGGCTTCCAATGGTCATTCCTGCAGTTGAGACGGCTCCTTCTGCAGACGAACCCGCACCTAAGGCAACAACATTTGAAAGTCCGTCTATATTAATTCCTGCCCCTAACGCAACATTATTATTTCCGTTTGAGATATTATTACCTGTCCCCAAGGAGACACTATCAAAAGAATTACTACTTGTACTGCCAGTACCTATGGAAATCCCATTACCAACGCTATTTTCGATTTTTACGCCCTGTCCTATCCCGATAGTTGTTGTGCCCAATGCATATCCTGATAATCCTGTAGTGGTAGGTACTGAATCAATATTGCCGATCATAATAGATGCATAGTCAGCTCTAGCACCAGTTCCGATTGCAATGGCTCCGGTATTGACGTCTTGGCTTAACGGATTGCCAACAGATGCTTTAGAATTGGCGCCGATAGCAATAGCTGTATTACCACTATGTCCATTTGAAGCAGTACTATCTACTGCAGCTGCATTGTCGCCAATCGCGATACCCTGTTGGTACTTATGGGCTCCATCACCCGATGTTACACCCTCGGCAAATGCGGTTCCCAAACTAAGGCTTGATCCTAACAGTACAGCAAGTGCGCCGGCTACTACTCTGCCAGTGACTCCAAGCTTGTTCCCATTATTCCTTCCGTAACTTTTTGCCAGTTCAGAAGTAACCACATAGCAGTTACGCACCCGATTCCAAACCAACTTATAAATTCTGTTCATAATACCACTCCTTGTTCCAAAAATTTTTAACCATTTACAGTATACCCCCCCCGTATCATGTCAATAGATTTTATATTCCATTCACATTCCCACATGTATTTTCGTACCATTCTTAAAAACTATTTGAATTTTTACTTTACTGTATACTATAATGAAGTCTACCAAACTGCACCACAGCCTTTCGTCAAACTCATATACAAGATTTTGTTTCTGCAGATTTTTCATAAAGTTATCCAGCTTCCAGTATCTGTCCACACACTGCTGTATGGCATCACAGACCTGATCATACTTCTTCTTCGTTTCTTCATACCGGCTGACCAGCCCGTTGTACTTCCTGCCATATTCATCCTGGTCCTGTGCCACCTGGGCATTCTCAGCAATGAGCTGTTGCACCTGGTCGGTCAACATGTTCAGGTCTAATTCCAGCGCATCACGTTCCTTTTCCAAAGATGCGGTATCTGTAAGACGCTTTTTCAGCATCGTGATATTGCTCAGAATATCTTCCTTATTTTCAATAAGCTGATTGACTGCTCGGATAAAAGCACCTTTAATTTCATTCTCCGTCAGGTGCGGCGTCTGACAGTGATTCTTGAATTTGTCATTGCAGCGGTAGATGGTTCTCCGGTACTTATCAGTCGAATGCCAGACCTTGGCCCCGTACCAGCCGCCGCACTGGCCGCATTTGATTTTACTGGAGAAGATGGATACGCCGCTGTAACGTTTTTTCCTTTTACGCCGCCTCTTGATTTCCTCCTGTACCCAATCGAATACCTGCGGGCTGATGATAGCTTCATGGTTATGTTCCACATAATACTGTGGCACTTCCCCTTCATTTTTCTTTGTCTCTTTTGTCAGAAAATCAACCGTGATTTTTTTCTGAAGCAGGGCATCCCCTTTATACTTTTCATTCATGAGAATACTTCGGATCGTGTTAGCTCTCCAGATTTTGCAACCAGCTGGAGTGGGAATCTTGCGTTCCGTCAGTTCTTTTGCAATAGAATGAAACGTGTATCCGTTAAGATACAAACGGTAAATCAACTTTACGATTTCTGCCTGCTTTTTATTCACTACCAGGTTGCCATCCATTCCCTTATCATACCCAAGAAAATGAGTGAATGCCAGACTGACCTTCCCATCAGCAAACCGTTTCCGGTGTCCCCAAGTCACATTCTCAGAGATGCTGCGGCTCTCTTCCTGTGCCAGAGAACTCATAATCGTAATGAGGAGTTCCCCTTTTGCGTCCAGTGTCCAGATATTTTCCTTTTCAAAATAGATTTCAATCCCTTTATCTTTCAGTTTTCGCACGGTGGTCAAGCTGTCCACCGTATTCCTGGCAAACCGGCTGACAGATTTTGTGATGATAAGGTCAATTTTGCCGGCTATAGCATCCGCTATCATTCGCTTAAATCCTTCCCGGTGTTTGGTATTCGTAGCTGAAATGCCTTCATCCGTGTATATCCCGACAAATTCCCAATCATTTCTGCTCTGGATATAACGCGTATAATAATCCACCTGTGCTTCATAGCTAGTAAGTTGCTCATCGTGATCCGTTGAAACCCGTGCATAGCCTGCCACCCTTCTCTTTTTTTGACTGTTCATCGGCTTTTTCGTATAACTCCGCAGTGTAGCTGGAATTACCTGCACTTTTTTCATGACAACTTCACCTCCTTCGTATGACCATCGTTAAATTGAAACAGCAATGTTTCGTTATCCTGTACTTCAATACGCTGCACTTGTGCTCTAAATGCTGTATCATCAAATTCCAATTTCCCCATTGTTTCTGCTGCCATACGCTGCAGCCATTCTTCTTTGATGCTTCTTACATGGATGCATCTATGTTCTCCCCGGCACCGCCAATAAGCCACTTTTCCATTCTTACGTTTCTCTAGACAACGTATGAATTTTGTCTGGCACGCAGGACATACAATGCGTTCCGAAAAAGCGGTATAACGGCCGGACGTATCACGCTGATGATACGTTTCCATCCATTGCCTCTGCTTTTTCTTCTGCTCATCCGTCCACATATCCTTTAAGGCTGTCGATTTCCATTCCTGTGTGATAACGTTTCCATCTTTGAAATGAAATACCAGCGTGTGATAAGAAGGAACAACAATCTTCTTTACCCGCTGAACAAACAGTTCTTCATCAAATTCATCTGTACCCAGAACGGCTGCGCATGCTTTTTTCAAAGCGGGCTGCGGGATGGAGCCATAGGCCCCGCAGTTTGTCCCCTTGCCCTTATGCGAATCACAGGTCCAGTATTCCCGTATTCTTCCCTTGTATTTCCGAACAACATGGACATAGCTTTTCCCGCAGATGCCACATTTGATGATCCCCGTAAAGCAAGAGGTGTTCAAAAAATCCCTGGCATATCCGCCCCGCTGCATTCCCATTTCCTTGCGATTCTTTAATTCCTGCTGAACCCGTTCAAACATATCAGAAGAAATTATGGCTTCATGATGCCATTCCACTACATACCTATTCCTTTCTCCATGATTAACGGCCTGGCGTTTGGTAATAGGGTCCGTCACAAAGGTTTTCTGAATCTCAAGAACGCCCGTATAAATCCGATTCGTAAGAATCTGCCTGATACTGGCATCTTTGAAATAGTTCCCATACATGGTGCGAATCTCCCGCCGCTTTAGTTCCCGTAATATATCTTTTCTGGTTCTGCCCTGCAGATAGGCATCAAAAATTTCTCTGACAATCGCGGCCTCTTCTGGTTGGATGACCAGATTATCTTTCTCCCAGCAATAGCCGTAAACGAAGAACTTTGCATGAGGAATCCCCTGTTCAAACTTTTTACGAAACCGCCACTTGATATTATCACTGATGGATCGGCTTTCTTCCTGGGCAAAAGAGGCAAGGATGGTCAGCATCAACTCTCCATCTCCGCTCATGGTATGGATATTTTCTTTCTCAAACCAGACTTCAATACCCAGTTCTTTCAGGTGACGTACCGTCTGCAGAAGGTCAACCGTGTTTCGGGCAAACCGCTGGATGGATTTGGTCAGGATGATGTCTATCTTCCCGGCTTCGGCATCTTCCAGCATCCGCCGGAATTCCTGCCTCTTCTTTATCCCCGTCCCAGAGATGCCGTAGTCCGCATAGACCCCGGCGTATTCCCAATTCGGATTTTTCTGTATCAGCTTGCTATAATAACTGACCTGTGCCGAAAGGGAATGGTGCATCCGCTCCGATTCCATGGAGACACGGGCATAGGCTGCCACTTTCTTTCGTTGTTTCAGTCCGGATATTTTTTGTTCGATTTTACGGATAGTCCGCATAGAATCAGCTCCTTTCAACACTATATATCCCTCTTTTTTAACCAATTAGCAAGTATATAAATCGCCAGAAAAGGTCTGATATTTTCGTAGCATCTCCTGCTCGAAAGCCCGGTACTCCTTCTTGGTGATAAGCTTTTCCGCCAGCATCACTCTCGCCAGATACATCGTCACCTGGAAGGTTGCTTCATTACGAAATAACCTTTTATCCATGGCGGACACCCCCGAACCTATAGGAAATATAACAGGCATGGGAGCAGAACTTCCGATGGCTGTTGCCATAGACGCTGAACTTCTTGCCGCAGTTCGGGCAGGTAAAGGTATAGACAGTCTTCCGCTTCACCAGCTCCAGATGTGTGTTCCACCACTTGTTCCGGCAGCCATCGCAGCAGAACCGTTTCCGCTTGCGTCCCGGATTCTGGACTACGGGTTTCCCGCACTGCTCGCATACTGCCCCATCTGTTCTGGCCGCCAGACTGTGCCGCCGGCAGAACGACTTCACCGTATTGATGGAAATCTGGAGCTGCATCGCTATCCTACCATACCCTGCCCCAGCTCGGCGCAGAGCAATAATCTGTTGTTTCTGTTCGTCCGTCATGATGGATACCTCCTGAATTTTTGGTCTTCAGGAGTAACAGGACAGAACGGCTATTACTAAGTACTATAAAAACAAAAAAAGCCGATACGGAACATCCTTCCCGATGTTCCGTATCGGCTTTTCTCATGCAATCTTCTGCTTTGCATCAGCCACAATAGCCTTGACCGCTTGCTGCAGCAAAGTAATATACAGCCTGTTCCGAATCTTCACCCACCAGCTGGTGGTGGTCTGGATTTCTGCTTCCAACGGATCTGTGAGGTTCTTCATCTGCGCTTCCACCAGCTTCTGGATGTCCTCCAGGTCGATGGACTTGATGGCCGCTTCGGCTTCGCTTCTGGCAAAGTCTACGACGGCATTGGCGACGGCTTTCTTGATTTCTTCACGGTTCATAGTCATTTACCTCCTAGAATCAGTTGTTCATAATCTGTCACTCCCCTGGCAACTGCTCTGGCCATGGCATCCTGGGCGTTTGCAAGGATTTCTTCATCGCCAGGATTGGTGATAAAGGCCAGCTCGACCAGGACGGCGGGCATATCCGTGTTTGTGAGAACATACAGGCCGTTGACGCCGGGCGTAGCGATTTTCACGCCACGGTCGGTGATATCAAGGGCATCTACCAACTGGCTCTGGATGCAGCTGGCCAGCACGCTGCCACGGTAACTGCCGGCACAGGCCCAGGTTTCTGTGCCGTTGGCTTCTTCGGCTTCAGCGGCATTGCAGTGGATGGATACGAAGATGTCGGCGTCACTGCTGTTCGCCGCTTCGCAGATATCGTACAGGCTGTCGGACTGGAGCAGTTCGGTTTCAACACCAGCGGCATTCAGATAGCTTTCCGCAGATTCACCTACAGCCAGTGCCACATCACATTCGCGCAGCCCCGTTTCTCCGTTCACGGCACCGGGGTCAGGATTGCCGTTCAGCGCATGGCCGGGATTCAGGAATACTTTCATGATTTATCTTCTCCTTTCTGGTTGGCGGCGGACTTTACGGTACCGCCGATATAGCCAAGCAGGCCGGATGCGATGGACATGGCCAGCTCGTTGAGATTATAAAAAATGGCCATGATCAGGGCTGTGACCAGCCCAATGATGACCAAACAATCGGGGATATTCACTTTTTCAAACAAACTCATCCCACCACCTTAATGGTTAATACCACTTCTGCCTTTGTTGCTGAGGCTTCTGCCAGATAGGAATACAAAGCATCCGATATTTCCCCAATCATTATGACCCCCAGATCATCATCTTTCTCATAGAACAATTCTGTGGTATCCGATATTCCTGTCCCTGTCGTAAGTTCAACTTTGCAACCTGCATATCGTTTTTCTTCATCCAACAGGAACAGCAGCCCTTTACGGCTTCCATTTTCCAGAGCCCCCACGCCGACTATCTTAGGGCTTTCCGGGGATTGCTTCGTCGTCATAAGCATATGGCCAGTCAGCCACTGCGTGCCCTGTCCCGTCATCGTAAGGCTTACATCTGTAAAAGGAACAGTGGGAATCGGGGCGGCGTCGGTTGCACTGACAATCATGCCATTACTGATGGGTGCCGATATATAAGCAAGTTGAGGATTGGTACTGCTGCTTTCCTGCTCTTCCCCGTTGATAGTGATTTTCCCCGCATAATAATCGGTATCTGCTTTCAAGTTGATGCTCAAGGTATCCTGATACGTTGTAGCATATACGGTATTTCCATCTGAGTCTGTTTGTGAGGATAACTCCGGATGGTTGCAGGTAAGCGTAATGGTCTGATGCTCTTTTTGAATCAGGGTTATCGTCTTTCGTGCATCTGCCTGTGACAGGTCAGCCGTCCCCGTCACCAGTTCACCCTCTGAGGTATAAAACTTTTTCCCCTTAGCCACATCGGCGGCTTTCGCCGTTGTGTCAGACACTTCGCAGAACCGTGCCCTGCCGCCGTTTTTTAGGGGAATCAGGATGGATGGCACTTCGCTGTAACTGGCTCCGGCTATCGTCACATTTACCTTCATGGCCTTCCCTCCTTACTCGACAGTCAGGATTTTCGTCAGGCTGTCCTGGGAAACGGAAACGGTCGTCAGACTGCCCGTCACCTTGGTACCATTGATGTAGGCCGTCTTACCGCTGACAATCGTCCCCGCGGCGGCGGTGGCATCACTGGTATCGACTACGCTGGACTTGCCGCTGATGCCGAGGACCGTCACCCCGGACTTGATGTTGCCGCTGACGAGCTTGGCCTGTTCTTCTTTGCTGATACGCACAGAGCCGCTGCCATTATGAAAGCCGGCCGGGATGGTATAGGCGCCATCAGCTTTGGCAATGCTGCCGCTGACCGCACCGTTGTCAGTCATCGTCCCGATAACAGACCCGCTGCCCAGGAAAACTGACTTGCCGTTCAGGATATCGCCGGAAGAGGCCGTAGCGCCAGAGGTATCATAAAAGACCGCGCTGCCCTCCCCTTCTGCCAGGGGAATCGATACCTGCGGCACTTCTGCATAGATAACGGAATTGATTTTTACGTTCTTCGCCATGTTGATTGCTCCTTTACTCGACTTTTAATTCATAGCCATTGAAACTGATCCTGCCATAATTCGACGGAATGGCAGCCACCGTCACTTTGGAAAGAGCAGTATACCCGCCGTCTGCGGTGATGACCTGCTCCTGAGCCGTTGGAGTGACTCGCTTTCCCTGGTACGCTTCGGACGGCGCCTGCGGCATAGAAAGAATGCCGACCAGAGAATTTCTTTTAAGAGGTAGGGAAACAAAGCCTGCTAAATTACTTTCATTCTGTGCCACGCTCCATCACGCTCCTTTCCAGGAAAAAATCCCTGGCCGGGATGATGGTATCGGTATAGCCAGTTCCCCGCACGAGCTTCACTTCATAGATATACCGGCCACAGGATAAATGCCGTGTATCTTCCGGCAGGAATACCAGAACACAGCTGTCCTGCTCCTGACGGATGCCCTGGCCCAGCGTTTTCGTGAGGACAGGGTCCTTATCCGTAATGAAGCGTTTCAGTGTAAAGGTCAGGCGGTCGCCGTCCCCCGGGATAAAGACACTGCCCGTTACCCGGTCGCGGATGGTCAGGTCGAATTCTGCTGAATCGCCCCGCGTCAGATGGATCCGGTTCTTCACTACAAAAAAGCTCATCTCCCTCACCTCCTACTCATTCTGCCGTTGCTCAATCACATCCAGGCGATGCTGCACGTGCCCCGTAGCTTCTTCCACCCGGGACAACCGCTCTGCCATCTGCTGTCGTTTGGATTCCGTATCGGATAGTTGCCTGCGCAGATGATCAATGCACTCCTGCAGGCTCCGTACTGATTGATTTAAGGGTTTGATGACGCTGAAATTGAAGATAACGCCGCAGAGCATCAGGACCGATACCAGAGATGCGGCCATCTGTAACCATTCAGCCATATTTCTCACCTCCTATCCCGTCCGCTGAAACATGTACACGACGATGGACGGCTGCATGTTGTTGTGCGGCTGGCCGCCACCCGTCCGGGAAAGGCTGTGGGAATGATTTCCATCCCAGGACGTATGCCCGTCTACCTGATTGCCATGCCAGCAGCCGTCGCCATAGCCTACGGCCACAGGTGCATCATTGCCTTCACAGGCATCCCACTGGAAGTTGCGCGGCAATGCCCCGCAGGACCAGTGACGATGATTTCCGCTGTCTCCGACTGTATGGCCATGAGCCGGAGTTTCTGGAATCGTAAGATTGTGCTTCTCTTCGCCCAGTTTGTCCCCGGCCTTGTACATGGTCCCGCTGTCTGCCGCCCCGGCCCCGATCAGGCACCTCCCCATGGCAAAGGCCACCCAGGTCGTACCCGGCCAGTACGTTGCCGGATTCTTCCCGTCCGCAGAAATGTAGATGGCATTGACAGGGAACGGACAGGCCTGGATTTTGGCCACGGCTTCCTCGTCCATATCGGCGTAGGTGACCTTGCCCCAGCTGCCGTTGCTGTGCAGGACCGTATTCAGCTTCCCCGCAGCCGGTGACGGGACCATGCCGCTCTGGCCTGCTGTCTTTTCGCCGCAGCCGCTGAAATCCGGCAGGGTGATATCCCTCGTGCCGTCAAACAGCACCCGGTGAATCTTCCGTCCCGTCTGCAGCTTCGACGCACTGGCTGCATTGCCGCTGATGCCGCTGGCATGGGCCTTGGCATCGGTCAGATGAGCATTGATGTCGGCTGCCGTAGCAGAAATTCGCTCATAGAGCCGGGCATCATTACTGACCAGCTGGGACACGGTCCTGTTCTGCTGATTGAAGACGACCGGGTCTTCCGAAAGATACTGAGGGAAAAGCACATCATAATCCAGCGTATTTTCTACGGCTTCTGTCGGCCGGACTTCCTGCCCGGCCCGGTCCGGAAAATCTGCTGACCACTTCTCCTTGATATACTCAGCCACTTGCCGTCACTCCTTTCCCGGATACGATAGTCGCTGTCGAGAACGTCGCCTCGCCATCCCAGTGGATCTTCCCGTTCCAAGAATAGCCCAGATAGATGGCATAGCCCAGATGGGCCGGCTTGTAGATGTTGAGCTGCGTGATGAGCTTCTGCAGGGTCGTGGTATCTTTGTCGTTCATGATGCAGTAGACCTTGAAGTAGTACTCCTCATTGACTTCCTCGATATGGCCGACACTGTAAAGATTGATGATGGAGTTCATGAAATCTTTCGTAGACACATCCACGTGCTGCAGCTTGAAGAGAATCCGCTGTCTGCGGAATTCGTCACTATCTCCGTCACCGGGCTTGATGCCCAGGAACGATTCATAAAGCGGCAGCGCCCAGGTGGCGGTGTTCACGAAGAAGTTGTCCGACAGGTCCTGCAGAGCCAGGCGCAGGCGGTTATGCTCCGTGCTGCAGGTATCTGCTGTCTTATTGAACATCGGGTCTTTCCCCAGGAATTTCGGCAGATAGTCCAGCACATCAATGGGGTGCTGCCTCATCCACTCATTCGCTGACAAGGTTCAGCACCACCTTTCCGACTACCGGGATCTGCTCATTGGTCAGGCGGATGTTCTCCGCCTTGCCGCTAAGTTTCAGGTTCCGGTAGTCTGTAATCCCGTTCACGCCCAGAATGAGCCGCCCAATCTGTGCCAGGCTGACATAGGACAGGCTGAAACCTGTATTCTTGAAATAGGCAGACACAGCATCTGTCACCGCATCGGCATTGACGGTGCCGTACACTTCTGCCGTAATATCCACAGATACGGGTGCCGGAGATACCACAGTCACGGTGGCCCCGATGGGCCGCTGGGATTCGATGTACCGGGACACTTTCTGGATCAGCTCCTTGGAAGCAGATTCATTCTCTGCCGTCACAATGATGACTTTCACCGTACCGTTCCCGTTCCAGAGCGGGATGACCTTGCAGTTGCCCACCCCGTCCACGGACATGGCCCAGGAGCGGTAGTGGTTGGCATTGCCGGATGTGATGGGCTGGCGGACCCGGAACAGGAGCCGTGCCAGAAGGGCCGCATCGGTTTCCTCATCAGCCCCGTCCGTGCATTTCTCCGGATTGGTCACGCTGTATACATTGGGGATGGAATAAGGGATTTCCGTAATCGTCCCCGGTGCCACATTCCCTTTCACCCCTGTATCTGCGGCCTGGACAGCAATGTCTGCTTCCGTTCCGTCAGATGGAATCGTAGCGGATTCTGTCGTATAGAAGCGCAGCCCGTCTTTCGTCTGGAACAGGCTGCCACGTATGATGTAAGCCCCGGACTGCCCGGTAACCGTCACTTGACCATTGGCCTTCACTGCCTGTTTTCGCTGGATACCGAATTCCTCAGCCCGGAGCGTCAGATATTCGCCCCAGGCAGTTTCAGCAAATGCCGCGTCCCGCAGCATGGCCATCTCAGCATAGCTGTTCTCGAATTCCACGGCATTGGCATCAATCATATCCCGGGCAAAAGAGCCTTCGATAGCCGTCTTGTCCGTATCGGTCAGCGTGTGCAGGGTCTGCACCATGCGGCTCTCAATCTGGTCTTTTGTCTGGGCATCGAACAAATCGCTCATGCAAGACTCCTTTCTGCGGCAACCGTAATGCTTTCATCGCTGTAAATGGATGTCACATCCACCAGAATGAACAATTCATCTTTCTCCCGCTTTTCCACATCCACCCGGTTGATCCGTGCAATATAGGGATTAACGGCCAGCCCCTCCCGGATATTCTGGCAGATCTGGTCTGCTGTATAGACGCTGTTGGGCATCGCCCCCTGATAGGGTTCAATGGTAATGCCGTATTCATCATGGTAGGCCAGATACCGATATCGTTCCGTCATCAGGGCTTTATAAATCCACACTTTGAGAGCTTCATCTTCTGTCACGGTGATGTTGTTCCCGTTCTCGTCATAGCGGAACCGATGCTTCTCAAAGTCATAGCCGTATTCCGAAAGGAGCGGCAATGTTTCTCTGGCACTGGTATCCGCTCCGGATGCCAAGGCCACAAAAGGATCAGCCATATCCGTCCAACCTCACAATCTCATCTAAAATCACATACTGCTGGATTTTCCCGTTCACCAGCATGGGCATGATGGCGACTTTCATGCCCGGCTTCAAGGTATCCGTGGTAATCACCGAATCAGTGTAGTCGTTATGGATGTCGTGGTTATGCGACTGATACGCCGCATCCCCGCTGCCGCCTTCCCGGTTCTGGGTAGCCGATACCAGATGGCCCCGGGCCGTCCTGCCGTAGCCTGCCAGAAGGTAATGGGAAATCCACAGTTCCTCTTTGGTCAGGACGATGCCGTTGTATTTCACCTGGATGTCCGGCGGAGATTGGAGTATCTCGCCAATCTGGATGGACGGGCTGTTGCTGCTCCGCGATACCTGCTCCATGAGGTTCAGCAGACTGATGTATGGATTTTTCTGCATCTCCCGTCACCCCCTCGATGTCTTGATGATGGTCGCCGGATAGTAGTCGCTCCCCATGTCGATGCTCCCTTCATAATGATGGAAGCAGCCGTACACGCTGGAACTGTTGCCCCAGCAGCCGCCATTTCCGTCATAGACCACGACATGCCAGTTCGGATCTGGCTTGCTGTAGCGGTTGTACATGATGATGTCGCCTTTCTCCAGCCGTGCCGGGTCGTAGGGGATCGCCAGTCCCTGGGCTTCGGCATCGGCCCGGAGCTGGTCGCATCCTTTGACGTTGTTGTTGTATTCCTGCGCGGCAAAGGGCGAATACCCGGCAGCGGCAACTGTTGCCCGGTCCACGCAGCCATTGGAGCCATAAGGCGAAACGGTACCATCGAAATTCTCCATGCACGAATCCACCACATCGCCTCCGGCGGCATTTCCGCTCATGGACGCCCCGCTCCGGCTGCCCGAAGCGGCCGCTATAGGCGGCACGTAATCCGGGTTCGCATTATAGGACGCACTGTCGAGTTCCTGCTTCTGCTCATCCAGCAGTTTATGGAAGACCAGATGCAGTTCCATGGTGTGCCTGTTCCCCTCAATCCGATGGCTGTCCGACTTGATGAAGAACCGCCCCTTGAGCTGTTCTTCCTGGATGTCCACGGAAAAACCGGCGATGCACCAGATATGGCCGAGCGCCTTGACGGACATGTCATGGGCAACGGTCTTCAGCATGGCCCGGGCCTGCGAGGCATCGTCCTGCTTGGGGTCGGCCTTGCAGATGGCCTGGATGGTGCCGAATCGTTCGATATCGGTGCTATTCGGCATCTCGCCTTTCGTCTGGCCCGCACTGTCCACGACCATCACCTTGGATACCAGGTCCTCGATAGACTCCGATACAGATGCCCCGGTAAGATTCGCTTCATCGCTGATGAGGAAGTTCTCCACCACCTGGTCATTGGTACAGACCACATTCAGCTTCCTGTCCGTCATGTAGATGTGATACCCTTTGCCATCCTGTGCCGACTGGTAAGACAGCGCCTGCTTGATGGCATCGGTCGCTGAGATGTCATCGGCGATGAAACTGCACACCACGGAAAGGTCCGGCATCGTCCCGGCTTCGATGGAAAAGTCATGGATGGTCTGCCGGATGGCATCAGCCACGGTCACATTGGCGTATTTCCGGGTAATGCGTGACTTGGCCAGATAGATGATGTTGTCGAAGGCCACAAAGCGCATGGCATAGGACTCGCTGTCCCGGCTCCGGGAGAAGATGCGCCCCTGGAAAACGGGGTACGTCTCCTGCGTGACCTCATCGGTATAGGAAAAACACACTTCATCCCCCAGCTCCAGGACGGCATTCGTCCAGTCCTTGTCTTTCGTGGTGTAGGCGATATCAAATTCCAGCTTTCTCCCGGCCTGCTCCACATCGCCCGACCAGGTATAGGAAAGGACATAGGCAGACAAGTCCGTGTTCTGCGGCTTGTCTGCCTGCTGGCTTTCCGTATCTGCCTTATTTATCTTTGCCAACTGGAACATTTTCATCATTCCTTTTCAGGTTCATGGTCGTCAGCCGGATGATGTCCCCCGGCGAGAGGCCGCCGCTGCGGATGATGCTGCGGTAGACCTGGAACTTGGAGAACTGCTCCTTATTGAGCGTGACCGATTTCCCGATGGCCCGGCCCACGACGTTGCCGATGCTGTCGCCCGGATAATAGGTGATGTTCTTCTTCATCTTCTGCCAGAACGACTCAGGGCGTTTCTTCAGCCCCGTTGCCGGGTCCGTTTTCCCTGGTTCCGCCGCCGTGACATAGCGGTATTCCGTCAACGCCAGTTCATAATACACATCGCCGCTGCCGTCCTTTTCCCCGAACTTGAAAGAGCTGATCAGGCAGGGCATGGAGATGGGCGTGTCCGATACCGTGAGCTGGCAGACCTCGCCGCCTGTACGCATGGCTTCCAGTTCGGCGATATAGGTATAAGGCGACAGCGTCATCATGGCAAAGGGATAATCCTGGGCCGGGAAAAAGCCCGCCAGCGTCAGGGACTTCAGCCCGGTCCTGCCTTTCATGAGATACTCCCCGTAGTTGTTGATGTTCACCGTGCCATGGTTCGTATTGACGGAAACCATCAGTTCCGAAGGCAGCACGGGAAAGGTCACAACAGAGCTGCCCGCAGCCAGGGAAATCGTCAGATCCTGTGACGCCTGCCCGATGGCATTCAGGATGGATTCTAAGAATGAGGCCATCAGATGGTCGCTCCTTTCATGCGGTTCATGCCGTACAGCCGGATCTTTTCCACCAGCTTGTCGGCTACGGCATCGATGTCCTGCTCGCTGCGGACGTTCATCGTATCGATGCGAATGGTGATGGAGCGGCTGCCTGCGTTCATGGCCTGCCGGATGCTTTCATCATGCGGGACCACGGTACTGCCGTTTGGCAGGTGGACCAGCTCGCCCCGGCGGTCTTCGTTGATGACCGCAAAGCCGCCGCCAAAGTTCTCGACGCCTCCGGCAAAATGACTGATAGGTTCCATATTGAATCCCACATGAGTCGGCGCCCCGCCGGTCAGAGACGGGATATCGATGGACAGGCCGTTGACGCTGGCAATGAGTCCGTTCACCTGGTCAATGACCCAGTTCACACCATTCCGGAAGGTATCCTTGATGCTCTCCCAGATGCTGGAAGCCGTCTCACTGATGCCGTTCATTGCTCCGTCCCAGGCCGAAGCAATCCATTGCATCCCGGCATCCACAGCATCCGACACCGCCTGGATGGCCTGTTCGATATACTGTGAAACCGTATCCCAGTTGCTCCAGAGGAGATACAGCCCTGCGATGACGGCAGCTATGACAATCAGGATTGGATTGTCCATCGCTGCTGCACCAACTGCCCGGATGACCGTAATCATCATCCTGCCCACGGTCAGGAACGTACTGCCCATGCCTTTGGCAACGATGGCGATGCCTCTTGCCACCGTGATGAGGCCCTTGAACTGGGCAGCCAGATACTTCGATACGCTCCCGGCCTTGCTGATGCCCGCGGCGATGGAGCTGAACGTCCCAAAGGCCCGTCCGCCTATCGTCAGCACCCGTCCCAGGGTGGAACCGAAGATCTGGAAGGTCACGATGCCGAAAGCCACCTGGCCGATCAGCGTCTTCTGCTCCGGCGTCAGCGACCGGAACCAGGCCGCCAGTTCCTTCACCCGCAGGGACATGGTCTTGAAATAAGGGGTAAAGGAAACAGCCAGGTCCATCCCGGCATTCTTCAGCTGGTTCATAGCAATCTGCATCTGCTCCGACGGGGTCAGCATCTTCTCATAGGCTTCCCGGGTCATGCCGGCAGACTGGGCCATCTGGTCCATGACCTTATCGAAATCCCCGGCTCCCTTGCCCGTCAGGACCAGGATGCTGTTCAGGCCCTCGACAGAACCAAAGAGCTGGGCCATCTGTTCGACATCACCGCCCGTGGCCCGCTTCACTTCGCCCAGGAACTTCACCCATCCTACGCTCTGCAAATGAGCCGCGTTGAACTCAAGACCAAGGGACTGAGCCAGTTTCGCCGCTTCAGCAGACGGCTTCAGGATGTTGCTGTAAGCCGCCTTGAGTCCTGTGATGGCTTCACTGGTCCGGATGCCGTTCTTGGTCAGGACGGCAATGGAACCGAATAGTTCCTGGGTGCTGACATTAAGCTGTGCCGCAATGGGGATGACGTTTCCCATGGACTGGGCCATCTCGCCAAAGGATGTCTTGCCGAAGTTCTGTGCCAGGAGCATCTGGTCCGTCACCGCCGTGGCTTCCTCTGCCGATTTCCCATAGGCATTGAGGACGGTCGTGACGCCATTCACGGCTGTCGTCGTATCCGTGAACCCGGCCTTGGCGGCGATGGTCATATCCTTGACAAAACCTACGGCATGGCCGGCATCGACACCTGCCGAGATGGCCTGGTAGACCGATTCGGAAAGGTCGGCAACGCCCGCCCCGGTTTCATCGCTGACAGCACGGATTTCATCACTAACCTTCTGCATGGAAACGACCGTCGTATCCACCAGGGTCGAAATCTTGGCGATGCCATTGGCAAAGTCGCTGTGCAGCTTGAAGCCTGCCGTCGCAGCCGCCAGGATAGGTGCCGACAGCAGGGCCATCTTGTCTGACAAACCGGAAATCTTGCTTCCCGTCTGCTCGATGCTCTTTGCCGTCCGTTTCTGGATGTGCTCATGCTCCGTCAGCTTGTCTGACAGGCCACTGACCGATTGTTTCGCCGCCGCCATCTGGGCCTTCATGGTTCCCAGACTAGCATTGACGCTCCGCACGGTCGGCGTGAACAAATCCCGCAAACGGATAGCAGCATCGATGACGTTATTGGCCAATAGGTATCACCTCTCAATGTTGTTACAGCTATAAAAATATAGTAAGATAAAAGAAATCTATCTTTACGGAGGAATTCCAATGCGCTATTTCAATGAAACAGAAAAAAGATTAGCTGAACGATATCACCATATGGAGCTTGGAACTTGCAAAATCTGTGAAGAATGTCATAAGAAAGAGCGTTTATCCTTGCCGATTGGCTGTTGGTGCGTAGGTTCCGATTTTAATAAAACTTCCAAGAGAATTCTATTTGTCGGTAAAAATGCCAGAAACAATCCCGGCACGATTGAAGACGGCTTCCGCAATCCCTTTCAATATACCCGTGAATCTCTGTGGAACAAAAGCTGGCCATACTGGAGCTATACTCGTGCTATCACTCTGAGAATATTCGGTGACGATTCCATAGAACACATCGCATTTACCAATATTGTCAAATGCAACAATTCCGGAGGAAAGGATACTACCTCAGATTTTGTAAAATCCAACTGTATCCTAAACCTAAAAGTCCTTCAGCAGGAATTAAAGGTAATACATCCTACTCATGTCATTTTTTATACATCTTGGTATTATGACGATTACATCCCTAACGTCTTTGACCGTTATAATATTCATTACAACGGTTTTAAAAATATTGGGAAAAGAAAAATGCCCTGGCAGGAAGCCATTTCCACGCTGGGCAATCAAACCTTTCATGTACTACGTGTCGGCCACCCACAATGCAAGAAAAAAAGCGACTTCGTCTATGAAATATCTAAGTGGATTGAGCCTACCTTATGACTTTATGCCAGATAGCCGTATTTTCAGCAGTTAATCCGATAATGCTGAAGATACTTTTTTATTGCGTTCTTCCATCTCATAGCGGATGAAGGCATACAGCACCTGCCGTTCACCGTATCCCAGTTTCATGACCGCTGACGGCAGCAGGTGATGCTCCCGGAATAGGAGATACATCGCCTGCACTTCGCCATCGGTCCGGATCAGTTTTTTACGGCTTTGTCCGCCTTTTCCTGGGTCGTATAACCGTTGAGTTCCGTAATCTGTGCCGTAAGGTCGGCGATTTCGCCCGCTAGGAAGAGCTTGCGGATGATGTCACCAGGGAGTACAACTCCGAATTTTTCCAGCAGGTCCTTGTTCTTGAGGTCGGGGTCGGCAATCCCTGCCAAGAGCGTCTGGGTCTGCATCTGATAAATGTCGATGTTATCGGCGCTGCCGTTGGTGAAGTCCACGGCCATCTTCTGGATATCTGCATAGCGTTCCGGGTCGATGGCCCGGAGCGTGATGACAAAATCGAACCCGAACAGCTTCGAGAGCCGTTCCATCTTCACTTTCTTTTCAGGCCGTTCGGCCAGCTTGTTCACTACATCTGCTTTCAGTAGCCGGTCTACCATATTCATGTGCTTGTTCTCCTTATGCTAAATCCAAGAGGTCCCAGTCCGAGAAGGTGAAGCTGTAGCTTTCCTCGCCCATCTTGTCCACTTCCCAGTCGGCCAGAATCAGGCTGTCAAAGGTCGCATCCTTGATGACGATGCGCTCGCTGCCGATAGCATCCTTGTCATCCAGGACGGAGACGATGGTCACGACAGTCTGCCTGCCCGCCTTGATGTTGTCGTTCATCTTCCGGATCATGTAGCTCGACACCTTATGCAGCTTCAGCTGACCTTTGCAGTCGTAGCCTGTGACCTTGTAGCCTTTGCCCACATGGCGGAGCATCTTTACTTCTTCCTTGGTCAGCGTGACCTCGGCCTTGAATGCCGTTGCTTCGGCCATGAGGTCGCCGTCGATATACAAATCGGCGTACTTGCCGTTCATGACCCGTTTGGCTTCCATACTGTTCATCCGGCTTCACCCCCTCAGATATTGATGGTAATCGTGACATCTTCCATGGCATCCAGCAGCGATGCCTTGACGGCGATGAACACATTACTGCCGATATTGGCCAGCTTTATATCCATATCGGACATGTCTGCCAGTTCCGCCTTGGTGTATTTGCCGTTGGATTCCAGCCATATCTTCGTGGATTCCACATCGATATAGGCTGTGTTCTGGTCCTGTTCCAGCAGCCCTTCCTGGGCCAGCTGGTCAAGATACCCCTGGATGGCCGTCACCAGAAGGCAGCGGTTCGCATAGCTGTTGGCGTACTTCCCGAGGTAATGGTCCTGGGCCGTCGTGCGGATGTCATCGTGCATCATGTCCATCAGGTCCACAAGCTTGATTTTCTGGAAGCTCGTCCCCTTGTCCTGGACGGTGGTCACCAGGGAGTTGATGCCCCGGGCCAGTTTCACCTTTTCGCCGTCAAAGAAGAAGAACAGCTTCCCCGCTCCGGCCATGGTGTCCATTTCCTCTTTCGTCCACACATCGCAGCCGATGACTTCCGGCAGCGGCGCGTAGGTGCAGGAAATCGTCATGAGCGTCCCGGCGATGATGCCGGCAATGCGGCTGCAGTACTGGGCCGTCGTATAGGTCCTGCTCTTCGTGCGGATGGTCTTGTTGACGAAGTTGATGACGCCTTCCGTATCTGCCGTACAATCCGGCAGGACGGCCTTGATCATCTTGTCTTTATTGGTACGCATCCCCTTGACCCAGGTGGCGATAGTATCGATGTGCGACGTCCCGATGTCCGGGATGACCAGGTAGTCGAAGCGCTTGTTCTCGATAACCTTCAGGATATCCGTATAGTCCTCGGCTTCACTGCTGATGATTTCGGCGATGACTTTCTTCGGGCTGTTCACATAGCCCCGGAGCGCCAGTTCCAGCTGCTCCCGGTTGCTGTCAGACAGCTCCTTGGGAATGTCATCTGCCGTGTACAGGTTCACTTCCGTCACCGAAGGCAGGGTCTCTTCCTTCAGGATCATGAGGACAATGCCGCGCTCGCTGCGCTCGATGGCGCTGATGCCTTTTTCCTTGAACACGACATTAATGGATGGCATTTTCATATTTCGTTGTCTCCTTTCCCCGATACCGCTGATGCATCACTTTCATCCGTTCGGCTGCTTCCGTTTCATCTGCGGAATCGTAGTACTGGACGGTCAGCGTCAGCCGGCCGCCGTCGTTATCCGCCCCGATGAGTTCCTCGTTCATCGAGCGGACAGCAAAAAACCTGTCCTGGACGGCAATCCCGTCACGGAACAGGTCTTCTGCAGCAGCCAGCACTTCATAGATAGATGCGCTGGCCGTCTGCTTCTGCGGTATATAGGTGATGTACATATCTGTATCCCGGTACACTTCCCTGCGGCCCTGGGGCGAAGCCACCGTCATCGTCTTCAGGAAAAACGCTGGCGGACGGAACCCTTCCTTCACTTCCTGCAGGTACACGGGATACGGGAACTGTTCCTTCAGCTTCTGCTGTATGGCCTGCAGGATGTCGATGTCATGGATCATGTGCCGCCTGCTTTCTTCAGGAGCTTCTTCGCCAGTTTCTCCAGGCCCGGCTGCAATTCCCGGGCTTCGAAGGCCTTGACGGATTTCTCCGTATAATGCTGGCCTTCATAATAGCCAACGGTCCTGCCGCCCGGCGTTTTCTTGACATGGCCGTTATTGAGCAGGTGATGGACCGGGTGCCGGTTGACCAGTTCATAGGTCAGCTCCGAGCCGTTATAGCCTTCTACCTTGTGCTTCCAGCCTTTCTTCAGCTTGCCCGTGCTGCCTTCCGGCGTGTTCTTCACGCATTCCTTCCTGAGCTTGTTGCCAATTGTTACCAGGCCCTTTTCGGCAGTGCCGGGAAAATCTTCAATGGCAGAAAGCAGTTTTTCTGAAAAATCATCCAATCCTTTGACCTCAAAGTCACTTCCGCTCATTGTCCGTCCCCCTCACTTCTTCCATGCAGTACAGTTCCAGGGCTTCATGGCGCATGTACGGGTCCACGATGGTGTCGATGTCGTACAGGTGATTCTGGTACTTCACCTTCATGTCATGAGTAACGCCCGGCCGCCAGCGGATAGTGATCTTGCTGTACTCCGTGTCCGCCTTGCGTTCCATCTCATAGAACACTTTTCCCCGGGCGGGCTCGATGGATGCCCAGCAGCGGTACACCACGACGTCGGTCTGGGTGTCGAAGCCGTATGCATCCGTTGCCGCCTGCTTCCCCAGGATTTCAATCCGTTTGTTCAAAAGCCCGGTCTTCATGGGCATCCCCCTTTCAAAAACAGCTCCGCCGCACCCCGAACAGCAGCCACCGCAGCCGCTTCAGCAGGCCGGAATAATCGGCTTCTTCCCGATGCTCGTACAAAAAGGCGGCGGCATAGAGGATGGCTTCATGGAACACGACGGGATTCTCTTCGGCATCCGCTTCCTCGCAGCGGGCCAGGTCCAGGCACAAGGCCTGGGCCGTTTCCAGGGAAGACAGGATGACGTCATCATTGGACGTATCACCCTCATCAATCCGCAGATATTCCCTGGCTTCTTCCAGGCTGACCAGCATGGCTTATCCCTTCGCCTTCATCTCCAGGGCCTTGACCGCTTCCTTCAGCATCAGCATGCCATCGACGCGCTGGCTTGCGAGGAAGCCGATCTGGCCGTTGGCGGCATACAGTTCGTTGAGCCGCTTGAAGGAGCGGTATTCCCGGTCGGCAATCCAATAGTAGCTGAAATCGCCGAAGAGCATGGGACGGTTGCCGGCCGCCAGTTCCGGGGCAAAGGATGTGCTGTAGCAGGGACGGTTCAGGATGGTATCCGGTGTCCCGGCCGTGACAGACGGCTGCCAGATGTAGTTGCCGTTGTTGTCTTTGATTTTGCGCAGGGCCTTGATCGTAGCATCGTTCAGGAGCCATACGGCCTTGCGGCGGTACGGGATACGCAGGGAATGATACAGGTCGATGACATCATCAAAGGTGATGGATGCGCCATTGGCCGTCACGCCCAGTTCCGCAGACGGGAACACGCCAGTCGGCTTGTTCTTCCCGTCGCCCGTGAGGAAAGCTTCTTCTTCCTTCGTGCCGATACGGCGGGCAAATTCGCCGGCGATATAGCTTTCCAGGTCGAAGACGCTGTCATTCAGAAGTTCTTCCGATACACGGATAGCCGTACCCAGCTTGTACGCCCCGATGGACTGCTGGCCGAAAGTATCCTGGCTGTCCGGATAGAGTCCGTTCTCTTCCATCCAGGACGCTTCGCCATGTCCCGTCACGACAGGAATCTTGCGGTCGCCGCTGGTATGGATGACCGTTGCCAGGCCGCGGAAGAAGTTCTCTTCCTGGAGCTTGTCGATGAGCTGATGCTCGAATTCATCCGGCACCAGATAGCCGCCATCGGCATCTGTGCCCACGCTCAGGGCGTTCTGTACATCGATGAAGTTTTTATGGCGGATGCTGTCCCAGAAGGCTTTTCGGTAAGCCAGAGATGCACGGCCTTTCTTTTCCGGGGCCTGGTTCCCAGCACCGGGCTGTTCCGTGATGGGAGAAGATGTCGGCTGGGCCAGCTGGGCATCGAGCTGCTGCTGGCGTTCCAGGCGGTCGATTTCCTTGCCCAGATTCACCACATCCGCTTCCATCTTGTCATACCGGGATGCATCTTCTGCCGATACCATGCCGTTCTCATCGCGGGCCGTATCCAGGAAGGCTTTCGCCGCATCCCAGAGGTTCTTGCGCTTCTCGCGCAGTGCTAAACTCGTATCCATTGTATTTGTCCTCCTGTCAATGAATGAGCAATGCCAGCCGTTTCTCTAAGGAAGCGGCTGGCACTTTCTGCAAGGGTTTCTTTGGTTTCAGTTTCTGTACAAAGGAATTCGTCACCGTGACCGGGCTGTACAGCATGGCTTCCGGCTGCTGTTCTCCGTCTTCCTGGTCAAAAAGGATCTCATCGGCAAAGCCCAGTTCCACGGCCTTCCGGGCATTGAGCCAGGTCTCGTCATCCATCATGTGCGAAATCTTCGTGCGGGCCAGGCCGCTCTTGATTTCATAGGCATTGATGATGCTCTCCTTGACTTCGCTCAGCATGCCGATGGTCTTTTCCATCTCGGCTTTATCCCCATAAGCCAGGGTCGCCGGATTGTGGATCATCAGGATAGCCACCGGCGACATGCAGACCTTCGTCCCGGCCATGGCGATGACGGAGGCAGCCGAAGCCGCCAGGCCGTCGATCTTGACGGTAACGTTCCCGGGATAATCCATGAGCATGTTATAAATTTGGGCAGCGGCAAAACAGTCCCCGCCCGGGCTGTTGATCCAGAGGGTGATGTCGCCGCTGCCCGCATTCAGTTCTTCCTTGAAAGCCTTCGGGGTCACTTCATCGCCCCACCAGGTCTCGTCCGAAATCTGGCCGTCCAGGTACAGCGTCCGTTCACTGCCGAAGGCATCGGGAACCGCATTGGTCACCCACTTCCAAAATTTATGTTTCATTCGTTTCTCCCTTCTGGGCAAAGGCCCCGGCATCCTTGAGCTTGGTCATGCTGCCGTTCACCAGGTACAGATTGCCGCCTTCCTCATCGGGTACGGGATTCATGTCTTCCATCTCCCGGATATCGTTGGCGGACAGCCAGCCGTTCTGCCGGCCGATGCTGTACCCGGTCATGCGGCTCTCGTAATCGCCGCGCATGAGGCCGTTCACGTTGAACTTCAGGAAATACTGCTTCTTCTCTTCCGGCAGGAACAGGGCTTTCTGCATGGCCTGCTCCCAGCGGATGACCCATGGGTCCAGAGTGTATTTCACAAATTCCATGGACTGCTGCTCGATGTTATTGAAGGAACTTTTCTCCAGGTCACCGATCATGTGCGGCGGGATGCGGTAAAGCCGGGCAATCTCATCGAGCTGGAACTTCCGCGTCTCCAGGAACTGTGCTTCTTCCGGCGGGATGCCGATCTGCTGGTACTTCATGCCTTCTTCCAGCACAGCTACCTTGTGGGCATTGCCCGTCCCCCGGTAGACAGCATTCCACGAATCCCGGACTTTGGCCGGGTCCTTCAGAACGCCGGGATGTTCCAGCACCCCGCTGGGACTGGCTCCGTTGGCAAAGAAAGACGCACCGTATTCCTCGCAGGCCATGGTCATGCCCACGGCATTGCGGGCCATGGCAATGGGCGAATAGCCGACCAGGCCGTCAAAACCAAGGCCGGGGATATGCAGCACTTCTTCCTTCTGCAGGACCACCTGCCCGTATGGTTTGACATTCGGATTCTCATCACCCGTCTTGGTATACAGATAGAAAATCTGTCCCCGGTCATCCCGGCAGACGGTCATCTTGTCTGGACGCAGCGGATAGAGTCCCTGCACCCGTCCCAGGCGGTCCCGGATGATCTGGGCGTAAGCATTGCCCCAGATGAGCAGGTGGCTCATGAGCGTTTCCCGGAAGATGAACGAGGTCATCTCCGGGTTCGGTTCATCATGGAGCAGATGATACAGCGGATGGTCATAGACCCGCTCCTTACCGCCCGGCGTGTACCGGTACAGCTGTAGCGGCAGAGCTGCCAAGGTTTCCGCCAGGATGCGGACACAGGCATACACCGCCGTTGTCTGCATGGCCGTGAACTCGTTCACCATCTTGCCGCTGGTGGAAGGGCCGAACAGATAACGGAAATCCGTGCCGATGTAATAGTTCTGAGGCTTGTCCCGAGTATGGAACAGGCTGGATAAAAATGGGATATGCATGAAAACCTCCTGAAAAGGGATACTTAACCTAGTAATTGATAGTTTACAAACACGTTTTATTATTGGTAAACTATTTTCATAATAGTAAATCTCAGAAAGGAAATGAGCACTCATGGGCAGAATAACTATTGAAAAAAATACGGTGCAAGAAACATTAATCATTCCCCTCTATGCCAGGAAACTTGGCAATGAGCTCTTCCCTCACATTCTCCTAGACCCTTATGCGGATGACGTAATCAGACATCTGAATTACGATTTTTCTACGCTTGATAAAAAGAAAGGTTCTTTTGTTTGGAAGTTTGGTGCCTTAGAAGGTATTCTTCGAAGCAAAGCTATTCTTTATGAGATGCAAGACTATCTATCTTCCCATCCAGATGCGGCTGTTGTGAATATGGGATGCGGATTAGATCAGACCCCTCGCTTAGGAGATAACGGAAGAATGAATCTATACAATATCGACAGGAAAGACATTATTTCCATACGAAATTCTCTTCTTCCCCCTATTGGCCGAGAAATCAATATCGCGGCTGATTTAAATGATGATACTTGGACTCAATACATTCATGTATTTCAAGGAGTTTTCCTGTTTGCAGCCGGAGTGTTTATGTATCTCAGAGAAAAAGAGGTACATCAACTTATTCTGAGGCTAAAGGGTGCCTTTCCCCACGGTTGCCTCGTATTTGATACCATCGGCAGCTTCGGTATAAAGGTACTGATGAAGAGAACATTGAAAACACTGGGAATACATGGCATAAAGGGAATGTTCTACTGCAATAACCCACTTCATGACCTAAGATTGGACGACGACATTAAGGTATCTGTACGAAAATACCTGACAGGCTATGTAGACCTGAAAAAGGAAGGCATCTCTCCACTTTTAAGGGGAATGGCGTATCTTTTCGATTGGGTGTTCAGAATGAACATCTGCCAAATTACCTGGTAATAAAAATCAAAAAGCAATAACACCCCGTTCGTCATAGACACTGCCGCTGCCTATCCCGTTGCGGATGCAGCGGTCCAGTGCCATGATAGACGCCACGATTCCGTCGATTTTTTCGACGGATTTTTCTTTGTCCGGCTTGATGTTCCCCGCCGGGTCCTGCCGCATGACAACATTGCCCGCCATCCATTTGAGGACGGGATTGCCGCCATGGAGAATGTTCCCTTCCATCAGAAGCTTGAACAGCTCCTTCGACGGCGGCGACATATCCTTGAACCCCTGGCCGAACGGCACCATGGTAAAGCCCATGTCTTCCAGGTTCTGCACCATCTGGGTGGCGTTCCACCTGTCGTAAGCGATTTCCCGGATATTATAGGTTTCTCCTAAACGTTCGATGAACTTCTCGATGAAACCATAATGGATGACGTTCCCTTCCGTCGTCTGGATGAAGCCCTGCTTCTGCCAGACGTCGTATAGGACATGGTCCCGGCGGCACCGCAGTTCCAGCGTGTCTTCCGGCAGCCAGAAGAAAGGAAGCAGGATGTATTTCTCGTCATCGCTCCGTGGCGTGAAAGCCAGAACCAGGGCCGTGATATCCGACGTACTGGACAAGTCCAGCCCGCCGTAGCACATCCGTCCCCGCAGGAAGTCCCGGTCAATGGGAAGATTCCCCTTGTCGTAGACCTGTTCCGGTATCCAGCGGATGCTGGCCGAAGTCCAGATATTGAGCCGGAGCTGCTTGAACACGTTCTCTTCCGCCGGATTTTCGACGGCATTCCGATAGGCTTCCCGGACGCGGTCAATCTGTATGGTATGACCCAGAGACGGGTTCGCCTTGTACCAGTTCGCTTCATCCGTCCAGTCTTCCTCATGTTCCAGGCCATAGACCACGGGGTAAAAGGTGGCATCCTTCTTCCGGCCCGCCATCAGGTCCAGGGCCTTGGTATGCAGTTCGTAGCAGATGCTGTTCTTGTCATTGCCCGCTGTGGTGATGATGAAAAAGAGCGGCTGCTCCCTTGCATCACCGGAGCCTTTGGTCAGGACATCGTAGAGCTTCCGGTTCGGCTGGGCGTGGATTTCATCAAAGACCAGGCCGGACACATTGAGCCCGTGCTTGGTTCCTGTTTCTGCCGACAGCACCTGGTAGAACCCGGCGTTGCGGTAATTGATGATTCGCTTCCCGGCCGACCGTATCTTGGAACGGCGCATCAGGGCCGGACTCATCTCGACCATCTGCCGTGCCACATCAAAGACAATGGAAGCCTGGTTGCGGTCACAGGCCGCACCATACACTTCGGCACTCGGCTCGTTATCGGCATAAAGAAGGTACAGGGCGATGGCTGCAGCCAGCTCGCTTTTCCCGTTCTTCTTTGGAATTTCTATATAGGCCGTCAGGAACTGCCGCTTCCCGTTTTTCTTGACGATGCCGAACAGGTCACGCACAATTTGTTCCTGCCAGGGCAATAAAAGGAAAGGCTTCCCGGCCCATTTTCCTTTGGTATGACAGAGATGCTCGATGAAAGCGACGGCACGGTCAGCCTTTTCTTCATCATAACGGGAATCCGGCAGCATGAACGCTGACGGCTTATATACAAACGCCAAACTTGTCACCCCCTTAGCAGCAGTTCCATTTCATCCGTTTCTGTTTCTGCCCCGTTTTCTTCCCCGATCTTGCGGCTCCGGGCAGACGGGGTCAGACCGAACTGCTCACAGAACTTCAGCATAATCTTGAGGTTCGTCTGAGCAATGGATACCTGCGGCACCTGCTGCAGGTACCCGTTCGGCGTCCGCACCATATCCCCATGCTGGGTGATGAACTCTTCGGCCCCTTTCCACCGGGCATACGCCTGGCAGTATCCGGCAAAGGCCATCATATCCAGATGGGTCAGCATCCCCATCTCAGCGAGGACTTTCCCCAGCCGCTTCCATTCTTTCTTGGCATCATCCTCCAGCCAGTCCGGGCAGCGAGGGAGCCGTCCCTTTGGCATGGGTTCCTTCTTATTGAGGGGACGATGGCCGGGATTGCCTTCCAGCACCTTGAGCGCCGTCGGCTTCGGTTTTCTTCCTCGTACAGCCAATGGCGCTCACCTCCCAATAAAAAAAGCCCTTGCGGGCTGTACGGCAGAGAAGGCCGCGGCTGCAGCCTTCTCCGATTTTCTTTTACCATTTCTAAAGAAAATTTATGCATTTTATTTTATGGCAAAGGACAGGGCCTTGCGGCCCCGTCTTCAGGATTCCCTTACTTCGTGCTTTTCAGGACATCGACCAGCCATCCGGCGCTTGGATGGGTTTCCCCGGTTGCTTTTTCAAGCACCTGGCGGTCTTCCTCGATATAATGAAGCCCCTTGCCGACTTTGATGAACCGGACATCTTCGTAGCCTTTTATATCGGTCCGGTAAACCCTTGCCGTGCGGCTTTCACCATCGTAGCTTTTGCCATCCCATCCGCCAAAAGTGAAGGTCACTTTTTCCTTGGCAGCCTTGAAATGGGCTTCAAAATCATTCCTTGTTATGGCTGTTTGGTATTCGCGAAGTTCGAAATGGTTGCGGAGTGCATCGATGTTTGTCATGGTAAAATCCTCGCTTTCGTGTGCTTTTCCTCTGGGGCTTGTCCCCTTTGTCATGTATATATATCACTCTGAACGCACATAATAGCAAGTCATTTATCCGATATTTATGCATCTTATTCGATGACTTCCCATTCATCGGCTCCGGGTACCAGCCCAAGACTGCTACCCGTATCCCACTGTACATGGATGGTTCCGGCATCATCGACGAACTGGACAGTGCCTTCAGTTCCCCTGGGCGGTGCCTGCCTGTCATCCATGGCGATAAGTCGCACCCGCGTCCCTTCCATCCGTTCCCGGCTGTGCCGCAGACCGGCCCGCAGGACGGACAGGTCGAAACCGAATTTGCGGTACTCCTGCTCCATGTTCTGGTAGTACCAGTCTTCCGGGATGCCGAACCGCCGGTCTTCGCGCATGATGTACACCAGACCGCAGACTGTACCGTCATCGGTTTCCATTTCCACTTCTTTTTTGTAGTAGAACCGCGGGAAGCCTTCATAGGCATCGAGCCGCCGTTCATCCGCCGAAGAAATGCGCCAGAAAACAACCGGCACGAAGGCATCTGCCTTTTTCTCGATAGTGGCGTAACATCCTGTCAGGGAACCTTTGAAGAGAAGTTCATATCCCCGGATCCGGCCCGTTCCCGCAAGAACGGCATCAGGACACCGTCTTGCCATCTGTATTTTACTCATGTTGCTGCCGTAGGCAATGTAGATTCTTTGTTTCATCGCTCTCATCCTTTCTGAAGGGAATGCCCTTCTACCACCCCAAGGGCAGCCGAAGCTGCCCGGAAGGCTATCCCCTTCAAGCGGCGGCATTGCGCCATGCGGAATTGCCTGTGAGGTGTTTGAGGAAGTGGAGCCGGCAGGTCTTGAATTCGTCGCCGATGAGCCCGAGACGGAGCATCCAGCACCGGAAAGCGTATTTCTCATTATCCGTTTCAGTCTTCCGGGCCGAGGCCTTCTTCTGCGTGAGGGCCTGATGGGCGACGGCTAGGCAGAACTGGATGTATGCCTTGATTTCCCCGGAGTGGAGCGTCCCGTTAAAAAGCCGGAACTCGACGGTCCCTTTGGTGAAGGTGGCATGCAGGTTCAGCCCGTGGTAGCGGGTGCTGTTGTAATGATGGTTCCGTCCGTAAGGTGCTTCCTGATACCAGAGGTCGGCGATGCCTTCCAGCGTATCCGGCTTTCTCCGATTGATGTCCTTCAGGAAGGTCGTGTTTGTCTTCCGGCAGTACCGGCTTTCCCGCGAAGGATTGATCTGGAGGGCGCGGTAAATCATGTCTTCCTTGCTCGCCATGATGTTCACCAGGTTCCGCAGGGTCTTTGCCGTGAACCGTTCGGCCCCGACATGGATGTGGATGCCGCAGGACTTGTTGGCAAAGGCCCCGGCCTTGCGGAGCGTCCGCACCAGCTCCTGCAGCTTCGTGATGTCTTCGTAGGAAAGAATGGGGCTGACCACTTCCGTGCGGTAGAAGCTGGAAGCATCCGTAATGTTTCCGTTCACCTTCTTCTGGGGAACCAGACTGGAATCGTTCATGGCTTTCCATTTCCGTCCCTGTTCATCCCTTGCGGTGTAGGTATCGTAGGCTCCGCCTTCGTGCCGGCTTTCCGTCCCGAAGAAGCTGGCCATGAGGCTGGCGGCCCGGCTTCTCGTGATCCCGGTCATTTCCATTTCGATGCCAAAGTGCAATGTTTTCATAATCATCTCTGTCCTTTTTATGTGTGCGTGTGTTCTTTCGGTACACTATATATCACTCTAAAGGCACACAATAGCAAGTTATTTTGAGAATAATTATGAATTAAATTGAAGGTTTATAGGTTCTGATGCCGGCGTTCCTTCTGCTTTCTGGCATGGGCCATGGCCTCTTCTTCCGTGCGGAAAGCACTCCATCCGTTCAGGTCTTTCAGCAGGGCCATGCGCGATTCGTGGCTGGCCCTGGTTCCCATGCCGATGCGCAGGAGCCACATCCGCAGGTAGTATTTCTCGTTTTCCGGCTTCCGTGTGGCAGGCTGGACCCGTTTCGCCTTTTTCGCCGCACTGACAATGAAAGCCGCCAGTTCAATCAGGGCGCGGTTCTTTACGGCATTGCCGGTCGCGGAGAAGTAGAATGTCACCGTGTCTGCGGCAATCAGGAACCCCCGCCCTTCTTTTCCGTAGTTCTGATAGATGGCAAAGAAGGAAGTCCGGTCTGTACCGGGTTCTTCTTTCAGGTCTTCCACCAGCCTGTCCGGCACATGGATGTTTTCATGTCCTGCGGCCCGGTTGAGCAGGTACTGCTGAGCATGGAGCATGAAGACCAGGTTGCGGAGCTGCGCCCCATCCATGCCATCATTGGGAACCTTGATTTCCATCTTGTCCGGCTCCGTCTGCGGCAGTGCTTCCGATTCTGGCGTTTCATCCTGCTGTGTCGGTTCTTGCGTTACTTCGGTTTCTGTTCCTTCTTCCGGTTTCGGCTGCGGAAGGATTCCTGCTTCCTGCAGGAAATCCGTGATGGCGGCTTCTGTCTTTTCATCATCGCATTCGATATCGCCGCTGCGAAGGATGCGGAATCCCTGCCCTTCGTAGGCAAAGGCCGGGGTCCCGGTGTAATGAAGCTTTTCGTTACGGTTGAAGGGAATCATCCTTCTGGCCAGTTCCTTGCGGTCGTTCAGGTTCGTCTGGATTGTCATGGTCTATGTACCTCCTTGTTTTGCTAGTACATATATCACTCTGAACGCCGATAATAGCAAGTTATTTCTGCACTTTATCATAAGGAATTTTCTCATTTTTACGCAGTACAAACACGCCTTCATCCCCGCACTCGCTGATATACCGCTTCACGATGACATCGACGAACTTCTCGTCCAGCTCAATGCCATAACAGATGCGGTCCGTCTGCTGGCAGGCCATGAGCGTGGAACCGGATCCGAGGAACGGGTCCAGGACGATGCAGTGGCTCATGGACGAATTCTCTATGGGGTAGGCCATAAGAACCACAGGCTTCATGGTCGGATGTTCCTTGCTGGCTTTCGGACGGTCATATTCCCAGATGGTCGTCTGCTTGCGGTCGGAATACCACTGGTGCTTCCCGTTCAGCTTCCAGCCGAACAGGCACGGCTCGTGCTGCCACTGGTACGGGCTGCGGCCCAGGACCAGGGCGTTCTTCTTCCAGATGCAGCAGCCGGACAGGTAGAAGCCTGCGTCCTTGAAGGCCTTGCGGAAGTTCAGCCCCTGCGTATCGGCGTGGAACACATAGATGGATGCATCCCGTTCCATGTTCTGCTCCATGTTGACGAAGGCGCTGAACAGGAACTGGTAGAATTTATCGTCCGGCATATTGTCGTTCTTGATTTTTCCGGCCGTTTCTTCCACATCCACATTGTACGGAGGATCCGTCAGCACCAGGTTGGCTTTCTTGCCGTCCATCAATCGTATATAGGTTTCCGGCAGCGTGGCATCGCCGCAGATGACGCGGTGCTCCCCCAGGAGCCAGATATCCCCTACCTTGGCCATAGCCGGCTGTTCCAGTTCTCCGTCCACATCGAAGTCATCTTCTCTCACCTTCTTGTTGTGGACTTTGGAAAAGAGCTGCTCCACTTCTGGTGCCTCGAAACCCGTCAAGTCTACATTGAAATCGACGCTCTGCAAATCCACGATGAGGTCGGCCAGGAGCTGTTCGTTCCAGGTGCCGGTGATTTTATTGAGCGCGATATTGAGGGCCTTGACCTTGTGTTCGTCCTCGATATGGACAACCACGCACTGGACTTCTTCATAACCCAGTTCTTTCAGCACTGTCAGGCGCTGATGCCCGCCGATGACGGTCATGTCGTAGTTGACAATGACGGGTTCCACATAGCCGAACTCCTGGATGGAGTTCTTGATCTTCTCATATTCCTTGTCACCGGGTTTCAGCTGCTTCCTGGGGTTATATGCCGCAGGCTTCAGCTGGCCGATGGGCAGGACTTTCCATTCCATATCCGATGTCTTCATACACTGTTTCCTTTCTGGATGCCGCGGCGATGGCGGCTCCGTATCCGTTCAGATGATGCCAGCGGCAATAATTCCGCACGCTGTCCCGTGACAGCTTCGTTTCCCGGGCGATAGCCTTGTACCCCATCCCCTGTCTCCGCATGGTTTCAATCTGCCTGCGCTGGCAGTCATTCATGAAAGCTCCCTTCTTCCTGGCAATAAAAAAGCCCCGGGCCAGAAGCCTGGAGCTGCCTGATATTCGGTTGAAGACCGTCCTTATATCCCCCCTTATGAATTTCGCGGTTTTTCCCATTTGAGGGGGCGGCGGTCATGGACGGAAGAGCTACAGAGATTGACATCCCCCCGCCCATTATTATTCTATTCATTTCCCATTTCCAATGTTATAATAAAAAGAAAACGGGAGAGGTCAGTATTCATGCTCACTATAAGACAAATGATGCGTTACTTACGTAATAATCATAACATGTCCATAAAAAGCAACCAGGCTCATGCTTTACGAAACCTTGGCTATTACCACGGATATAAAGGATATCGTTTCATCCGCACTCCTCAAAATCGAATATCCTTCCGCACCTTCGATGAACTACTCGCCATTAATAATTTTGATATGCATTTAAAATCATTGCTGTATTCAAAAGTCATGTTCATCGAAACAGCGCTCAAAAGCTATGTCATTGAGGCTGTCCTTGCTGATAGCAAATCCGAAAACATTAATGACATCTTTAATCGTTCTCTGACTTATTATAAAACATTTGGAGCTGGTAGTCATGAATATAAACGTTTTTTCACTAAGCGAATGACATTACGCGGTTCCATTAACAATACGCTTAAACGTGACTATGGTCAACATAATCAAATTGTTAATCACTTCTTCAATCAAGATCGTGAAATTCCTATCTGGGCTATATTTGAATCCATGACACTTGGAGATTTTGGCACCTTCTTTTGGTGTTGTAATAAAAGTGTAAAACTCTATACCTCTAAGTTGTTAGGACTACCTTCAAATCTGGACGCCGACGGTGAATTGACTAAAGATATTATCTTTACAATTAAGGATCTACGTAATGCAATCGCTCATAACAATGTAATTTTTGATGCTCGCTTCCGTACCAATAAAATTAGTCCACGCCTTGTCAGCCTCTTGCAGAAAGAAACATCTGTTCAACAAATTGATTTTCAATATATTGATGCTTACATCATATTAATCATTTATGTGCTAAGAAAAATGCAAGTAACAAAAACAGAATGTAAACAACTCATTTCTGGTTATAATAATAGCAAAGAACTATTACGCCAACAAATTTCAACTCCTATTTGGAATCAAATTCTTGGTTCAGGAACAAGGCAGAATATGGAATCACTAAAAGCATTCCTCACAAGGTCATAATTATAATTTTCTTGCTTTTGGGGAATTTATTTGCTATAATAACTTTGAAGAAAGTGGCTGACGTCTTCGGACTAGGCCCTAAAGAGACTCGATGCGTCGAGTCTCTTTTTTTGACTAATATTGATATCTTATTTCCCGGTCTTCGGTCATCGTCTTATGGTCATGGCAGCTCTTGCACAAAGTCTGCCAGTTCTTTTCGTCCCAGAACAAGTCCGGGTCGCCGCGATGCGGCTTGATATGATCCACGACCGTTGCCGGGACGAGCCGTCCTTTCTTTTTGCATCGGACACACCATGGATGACGATTCAGAAAGAACTTCCTGGCTTTCTGCCACTCTCTCCCGTAGCCGCGCAGCACCGCGTTCTTCCGTTCGCCCTGGCACTGCTGTTCATGTTCGTCACAATATTTTCTCCCATACGGCACCAGCCTTGGGCATCCCGGATACTTGCACGGTGTCTGTGGTCTTCTTGGCATTCGTATCATCTCCGGCATCAAAAAAGGACCGATGGCTTTTAAACCACGGTCCCTCATTCTTTTCTTGCTGATTATACTATACCACGCAGATAGTACTGACATCTAGTGCTGTTTACGTGACACTTACTGACAATTACTGGGAATTTCTATAAGGAGCCTCTAAAAACTCTGTTTTAGAAGCCCAATTTTCTTATTAAATGCCCCCTTCTGCCATCAAAGCCATATACAAAGGAGATCTAGCTTCGTAAAGCCAAGGAGATTAGCAAACTGAACACTCCCCACAGCGACATGAAAGATATATTGCCAAATTTTCAGCTAACATCTCTCGAGAAGTCACTTTGCCGCAAGAAAAATATCGATGTTTTGAGAATTCTGCTCGAGTTTCTTTCGCTCAAGCGTCAGACGGGAATTAATTTGCTCAGGAATATCACATCCATATCTACGGTTCAGGCCTTCAGTAATATATTCCTTCAGTATTTCCTTTTTAGATAAAAACGCATTGCCCAGATCAAAGTCCAAGCTCGACATCATAACGAACCAGCAAATTGGCGAATTGATATCCATTCAGCAAAATAATATTTGCTTTTCCTGCTTTTTCCTTAGCATCATTTGAAAACTCTTTTTCAGAATTAATGACAATAAAGATAGAGTTCTGATATTCTTCCTTATCCTTCATAAGGATTAACTGTTTCACACCATGCAGATCATCTGCATCTGTTCCTTCTTTCTTTTTCGCCTGGATACAGATTCTGGGGAAGATTGCATTCCCTGTATTGATATTGCTGATAGCATCCAGCAAAGAGTTGTTCTGAACCGCAGATAGGACAATATCAATATCGCCCCCATCTTCATGCTGATTCTTGGCGATAACAGCATAACCATTTTTCTCAAACAGCTTTGCAATGATATCTTCAAAGGTATGGGAATCCCACTTCACCATTTGTTTGACTATATCATTTAAATATTCATCTCTTGTCTTTTTTGTTGCAGTATTAAGATGATCAATCAATGAAGTGTTGGGATTAGCAATTGCATCAGGATCTTTTTTAAATAAGCTGATCAAAACGCCCACTGCTTCAATAAAATCATTATTCCAAACATGATTAATGGGCGATTGATAGGCCTTAAATTTTGTAGAAATAATTCTTGCCTCGTTATTTGCATTATATGGACAGCTGAAAAGCGGTCTCACTGTAATGAAATTCCCGAAATCATCCCAACCGTCAGGAATTTTAAAATCATATGGCTTTACACACTTTAAGATGGAAAAGCTACGGCACGGATTATTTTTTTCCTTACGCAGACTGACTTTTGGCACGATAATCAAATCATCAGGTTTGATTTCCAGCATAATACGAAGGTTTCTATAGCGCCTGCTTTTTTCTGAATCTGAACCGTCATTTGTCCAGACCTTGTTCCATGCCTGCAAAAAATCCTTTTCTTCCACATCAATTCGCATGCCATCGGCCCCCCAGCCCTGGTGGAGGCGTCCCTGCAGAATTTCCTGACGCACTTTTTGAAAATCCTCATCATAATTGATTCGAAAAACAAATACACTCATGATAGTTTCTCCTTATCCTCAATCCATATTATCACGATTTTAGAAATGGCCTATATTTTTTAACGCTTCTTCGTGCATCCGGTATACCTGCCGTACATTCAGTTTCAATGTTCCTGCAATCGACGCCCAATCTTTAAAGGCCAAGTAACGTAGCTCCAACACCACCCTTTCCCGATCATTCGGCACCTGACCGATTGTTTTCATAATTTCGGCCTTTAAATCCACTAACCTGTCAATCTCTTCATCCACTTCACGTTCCAGATCCATCATCCGGATAATCGTATCTTCCAAGCGGTGCGGATTGGGAGTACCACTTGGTGGTACCAAGCTTAAGGTAGATGTTGCTTTTCTCGCCAGTTGCCGTAGTGCTGATACCTGTTCCAGCTTGCTGTCGATCTGGATATTGATATTCCTTGCCTGTTCCAGGTAGGCTTTCACTTGCATATAATCCATTTCCCCTTTGATTTCTTCGCTCATTTTATTATACCATCCTTTCCCGTATCCGTTATCCCCAGGTCAGCTTTCACCGCCTCGATCAGTGCAGACTGGGTTCCGTCTTTGTGTTCCAAGACTTTCAGGATGCGCTCATCAATCGTGCTCTTGGCTACGATGTGCTGTATGATGACCGTCTTGTCCGTCTGCCCCTGCCGCCAGAGCCGGGCGTTAGTCTGCTGGTACAGCTCCATGCTCCAGGTCAGGCCGAACCAGACCAGGATGGAACCGCCCTGCTGAAGGTTCAGCCCGTGTCCGGCAGAAGCCGGATGGATAAGAGCCACGGGTATCTTTCCCTCGTTCCAGTCGGCGAAATCCTGCGATTCCTTCAACTCCCTGGCTTCCATCCGCTTACGGATGCGGTCTTTATCGTGCTTGAACCAATAGGCCACCAGGACCGGTTTCCCGTTGGCGCTTTCCACCAGGTCTTCCAAGGCATCCAGCTTCCGGTCATGGATGGTCACCACATCCTTGTCATCTGTATAAATGGCGCCGTTCGCCATCTGCGAAAGTTTCAAGGTAAGCGACGCGGCATTAGCGGCTGTAACCTCGCCGCCTGGAAGTTCCAGCACCAGGTATTTCTTCAGTTCATCATACCGTTCCTTTTCTTTCTCGCTCAGGCTGACTTCCTTCGCTACGCTCACCAGCTCCGGCATTTTCAAGTAATCGGTCGCCTTCATGGACACGGTGATGTCGGCAATCTGGTGATAGATGGCTTCTTCCGCTCCCGGCAGGGGTTTGTAGGAATACACCACCATGCCATTGCGCTTATCCGGCTGGAAATACAGGTTCCGGTACTGGCTGATATATCTCCCCAGCCGCTTTCCCATATCCAGGATGCGGAACTCGGCCCAAAGGTCCATCAACCCATTGCCGCTGGGCGTTCCCGTAAGGCCGACGATGCGTTTCACTCTGGGGCGCAAGGCCTTCATGGCCCGGAACCGCTTCGACTGGTGGTTCTTGAAACTCGACAGCTCGTCCAGGACGACCATATCGAAATCAAGGCGGCTGTTCTCATAGAGCCAAACCAGGTTCTCGCGGTTCACAATATAGATATCCGCATCCTGCTGCAAGGCTCTTCTCCGTTCTGGCACGCTGCCGACCACGACGGAACAGGCAAGACATTTCAGGTGGTCCCACTTCTTGATTTCATCCGGCCAGGTGTCTCTCGCCACCCGCAGCGGAGCGACAACCAGCACCCGCTGTACTTCAAAGGTGTCATACATCAGGTCCCGGATGGCCGTCAGCGTTGTCACCGTCTTGCCAAGGCCCATGTCCAGGAACAGGGCCGTGACGGGATGGGACTTGATATATTCGATGGCGTATTTCTGATATTCATGCGGCATAAACTTCATGCATCTCCGCCCCCTTTCCCATCGGGCGTGTGGGCAATGGCCTTTAGGACAGCAGGGATGTCCTCCATGGCATCCAGGACGAAGACCTGGTAGCCCAGCCTCCGCAGCATGGCATGCCGCTTCAGCTGCAGCGGCCTCGGCTTCTGCCCCGGCGCCTTCACTTCCACGAAGCCTATCTTCCCATCACCCAATAGGACCAAGCGGTCCGGCATGCCGGAAAACGATGGCGAAACAAACTTCACTGCCATACCGCCTGCCTTCCTGGTTTCCATCACCAGGTTATGTTCTATCTCTTTTTCCCGCATCGGTATCACCTCTTTTTTACTGGGGTGCAGGTCGTTGAAGGTCGTTCCGCAAACTTTCCTTAAAGGCATTTTTTCTATTTTTCAGCCCTAAAGGGAGTTTATGGATAGACCTGCACCGACCTGCACCCTTCCCTTTTCTCACAAGAAATCTGTGACTTTCAGTTTCAATCCGTAAATGAAATACCCTGCTTTCCGCTTGCGCCTGTCGAACCCGGCTTTCTCCAGTGCTCCATAGAAATCCGTCGTGCTGCGGGTATACTCGTTCATCTGCTGGCAGTACAAGCGGTAGGCCGTATAAAGCGCCCCGGACTTTTCCTGGCATGATGGATCCACATCGCAGCAGTCTTCCAGGAAATGGCGGAGCCAGTCATTCTGCCCGCGGTATTCCTGGATAGCATCCCGCACACATTTCGGCATGGTCAGATGGTACTCGCTGGCAATGACCTTCTCCGCCCCTTCGATGATCCAGCGCAGGATAGCAGGACCGGCTGCTTCCACCAGATAATCCGCATAGTTCTTGATTTCGCCATGGCCTTCAAACTGTGCCTTGAAGGGGATGACGATAAGCCGGCGCCATGTCCCTTCATCACTGGCTCCGACGCGGGGCAGATGGTTGGTATACAGGACCAGCGTATGGGTCGGCACAAAGGTAAACGGCGTCTTGTATTTCTTTTCGCCGCCGACTTCATCCGTAGAGCAGAGCTGCTTCAGGACGGAAGTAGAAAGCCGGACACCTTCTTCCATCTCGGCCGCGATGACCATGCGCTTGCCCTTGAGTTCCGCCATTTCCGGCTTGATGTTCCGCTTGCAGTTCGCCGTCAGGGCATCCGCAGAAATACCGCCGCAATAGCTCCCCAGCACCCGGGCAATGGAATTCCAGTACGTAGATTTCCCGTTCCGTCCATCGCCATAGGCAATGACCAGGGCTTCCACGTACACTTTGCCAATAGCCATAAGCCCGCAGATTTCCTGGGCGTAATCAATCAGCTCCTGGTCGCCCGTGAAAAACTCGTCCAGGGCCTGCTGCCAGACCGTCTCCCCTTCCTCTCCTGGATCGACAGCGGTACATTTGGTAATATAATCTTCCGGACGGTGATTCCGCCTACCCGCCATCCCCTGCCGCAGGTCATACGTAAACGAAGGCGTGTTGAGCAGGAACTCATCCGCATCCAGGGCCTGGATGGGAATGAGCAGCATCGGCTTCAGGGCCTGCAGGGCCGAAATGATGTAGCGCATATCCCGCCGCTTCATGACAAAGGCATAATATGCCAAAGCCGCCTGGTAGGACTGGAAGGCTTTCTGCTGACTGCCTTCGATGACTTTTTCCAGCATCCGGCCACCCTTATCGATGAGTTCTGCTGCAACGCCCATTTCCTGCAGTGCCTTCCTGCCAGCTTCCATCTGGTCCCTGGCATCTGCCAGCTGCAGTTCCAGGAATTCCTCCGCTGCGCCGATGGCTTCCTGATGGGATTCAGCCCAATAGATACCGTTGTACCGCAGGAAATCGGTATTTTCCGTATACCGCAGCTCATCACCATATTCCCGCTTCAGCACTTTGGCCTGACCGATATCCGAGTAGTCTTCCGGCTTCAGGCTGCCCTGACGGGCAAAATCGTTATTGTACTGGTCCGGGCTGATGTACCCATCCTGCCTGGCAATCTTTTCACCAAAACGCACAGCGCTCTGCCAGATTTTATTGAGTTCTGCATCAGCAAGCGGAGGGTCGCATTTTTCGGCCTCTTCAAGGAAAATGGAGTAGGCCCGCTCTGTTGCTCCGTACCGTTTGATGACCCGGCCGGCAAAGCGGCTCATGGTATTATTGCGCTGTCCCTGGGGAATGCTGTGTATCCCGGCTTCCCGGGCCTTCAGCACCTGGTCGATTGTCATTTTCCCATTCTGCCACAGCACCTTCTCAGCCGGACATCCGTAGATGAAACGGGCTGCATCAAGAGCCGCTTCGTCGAAAAAAGGATATGCGTGATAAACAGCCCGCTTCAGCTCCGTATAGCACGGTTCATCTGTAATCTCGGGAATCTCAAAATAGACGTGAAAGCGCGGCCTGGCACACTTCCCGTCTTTAGGCTTCATGTGATTCCGTGATGGGACGATAGCCATGGCAACCTCCGGCATCATGGCCAAGAATTTCTCCATGGTCTTCCATTCAGCAGGATTTTCCGTATGCGAATTATCGCAGTCCATGACTAGGACATCCGATGAGAGAAAATTCTCCCGTTTCCGGTAATCATTTTTGAATGCTACACAGACATGGTCAAACGCAACCGCAGCTTCAAGATCTTCGGCACAGCTGATTTTCCGTCGCTCTGGATAACGGCAATTAGCTTCTGCTCCCGTAAGAGCTGCCGTATAAAGGGTAAATTCCATGTTCTTAAACCTCCTCAATATACCGGACAGGCTTTCTTTTGCGCCGGGCGTACTCGATTTCTTTCTGCATCCCGTCCGAGATGGCATCGCCAAATACCCATAGTTCCGCGCACTTGGACAAAAGGGCGATATCCATGAAAAGGGCCAGGTCCCGCTCCGTCTTTTCATCCAGGAACTGGGGCAGGTACAGATGCGGGGCCAGCGGGATGCCTCCCTGATTTGTCACATAGCGGCAGTACCTCCTCGCCCTGGCCGTATTGGCCTCCACATCCCCGGCATAGGGCGAACACACGTATACCACTGGCCGGAACGGGAACCTTGCCGGTTCCGCATTCCGGATGGCCTGATAGGCTGTGGGGTCGGGATAATGTTCGGCGTTACGCTTCGGGTTCATCTCCATCGCGCACCTCCATCAGTTCCCGGGCACAGTCTTCACACAGGACCGCTGTCCCGAACAGGTCGCCCTTCCCATCGCCCAGAACTTCCTCCAGATCCACCAGGATTTCTCTGCCACAAACCGGGCAGCGGCAGAATACATTCTCATCGTTGATTTCGATTGTGACTTCCATGGCATCATGAATCGGTTCCTTGACGTAAAACATGCTTCATCCCTCCAGTTCTGTCTTGTAATAGGTCATGAGCATCTGTTTGCGCTGCTGGAAACCCGGACAGGAATACAGCAGACCGTAATCCAGGTGCTGCAGCCGGTCCAGGGCATGGATCTGCCGCGCGGTCAGATAAGGCCGGATGCTCTGCCCTTTTTCGATGCCGTTTGCCAGCCGGAACTGCTTGGCAGACATGCCCAGCACGATACGGTTCAGCATGTCACATTCGTTGCTGAAGTGGTACGGCTTCGGGCTTTCATGCAGGCGGCAGATCATATCCGTCAGCATTGGGAATTCCTGCCGGGCAGACAGAAGCGACCGGATGCACTGCTCCATCTCATTGAAGCGATGGATATAGAGTTCTTTGAAGCGCATTGCTTTTGCTCCGGTGTACCCCATGACCAGTATGGTAAAGCCATCTCGGGTCAACAGGTAACGCGGCAGTTTGCGGCCCCTGGCATCCCGATAGGCATTGCACTCAAAATTGAGGGCAATGAATTCTGGACTCAACCCGGAAGCAGGTGCAGTGATACGTTCGATATCACGCAGCACATTATAATGCTGCTTTTCAAAGACCGCTGCCACAAACAGGCTATCGACCCTGGCTACTCCTTTCTGGTCAGCGAACATACCGTAATCATCTTCAGGAATCAAATTTTTCATAGCGGATTCCACCTTTCGTTAAAATTTCCGAGGAACTCGTCCTCTATCAGTAGCAGGACAGAATCCGATGCTTTAAGTACCCCCATTTCAATCTTTCTGATAAAATTCACATTCGTATCCGTCTGCCCGGAGCAACAATCCCTCGGCCCACGGAGGTGTACGTCCCATCTGCTCACAGATGGCATCGACACTGGCATCCCGGCTGCATTCGATGATCAGTTCATCATGGACATGGCCGACGATGGCACAGCACCGCAAGGTCTGCATGGCATAGCAGAGGATATCCCGGCTGATGCCCTGGACGATGTTTTCCACGAACTTCGGGCCGTAGCTCTCCAGCCGTTCCCACTTTTTCGTTGCGCCGATGCCTTCATAGGTGACGGATTCCCCGCCGAAGCGGTTCTCGCCTATCCGGGGCTTCACATAGGAAAGCCGCCGTCCGCTTGGGAGCTGGATGAACAGCATGCCGCTCTGGCAGAGGAAGCGGATGCAGCCGGCCCGCATGGGGATCTGTTCCTTGATGGCTGTCTTCACGGTGGCATCCACCTGCCACCAGAAATCGACGATATGCGGATTGGCCGACCGCCAGGACTGCACCAAAGGATACAGCTCGTTTTCCGTAAGTCCCATGTCCAGGGCGCCCATGGCCTTCAGCGCACCTGTAGAGCCGCCATAGCCAAGGGCCAGTTCTGCGATTTTCCCTTTCTGCCGGAGATGTCCATTGACGCCATGTTTTTCCACCGGAACGCCGAACATGGAGCTGGCCGAAGCACAGTAGATATCCCCATTCCTGGCAAAGACATCCAAACGCCATGTTTCTCCTGCCAGCCACGACAGCACCCTGGCTTCAATCGCCGAAAAGTCCGATACGACAAACTTCATCCCTTTCCGTGGCACAAAGGCCGTGCGAATCAGCTGGGAAAGGACATCGGGGATGGAATCATACAGGAGTTCCAAGGCTTCATAATTTCCCTGGCGTACCAATTCCCGAGCTTCTGCGAGATCCGGCAGATGGTTCTGGGGCAGATTCTGCAGCTGGATGTGCCGGCCGGCAAATCGCCCGGTCCGGTTGGCCCCATAGAATTGGAACATGCCTCTGGCCCGACTATCCTCGCAGGCAGTCATTTCCATGGCCTGGTATTTTTTGACCGAGGATTTGGCCAGCTTCTGCCGGAGCAGCAGTACACTGCGCAGCGGTTCTTCTGCCGTCTTCAGCAGTTCCTGCACCTGCTTCTTTCCCAAAGAATCGGTCTTCATCCCATGCTGTTCCAGCCAGCCGATCATCTGGATAACGGAGTTCGGATTCTCCAGGCCCGTCTTTCCCTTCAGTACAGCCATCAGGCTGTCCCGGCTGCGGGCATCGATGACGATGGCATTTTCAGCCAGCGTCCGGTCAATGGCGATGCCCCGATCGTTGATTTCCTGGTCGAGATGATATTCATCCCATATCGGTTCCGGGACAGGATACTTCTTCAGCCGCTCCTGGATGACCATTTCCACTTCCACATCCCGTTTGTTGTAGGACTTGAACAGCGTCCATTTATCGGGTGCATGCCGAGGTAGATTCCTCGTTCTGCCGCCATTCAATTTGGTTTCCTTACAGGGAACGCAGAAATAGCGGATCAGGTCTTTGCCTTCCTTCATCTTTTGGCTGTCCAGTTTCAGCACGGCCCCTGCGCCTTCCAGGGAAAGGGGCAGGCCCATATAGGCCGACCAGATCATGGAGCATTTCCATCCTGCCGGATTGAGGAACCTGGCACAGTCCCGGGAAAGCGGATGATGGTCATGGAACGGATCCAGGCTAATTCTCAGGTCACGCAGGTATCGCGACAGGCAGACCCGTTCAAAACTGGCATTGAACGCCCACTTGGTGACAGATTCATCGGTCAGGGCATCTAGGATATCATCCGGGATGCGTTCTCCCCGCGCCAGGTCAACGACCTGCACCTTGCCGCCATCTATGGCATATCCGAAGAGGAGAATTTCAAAGGCCGGCGATTCAGCATATTTGTACACGCCGCATTTGGCCAAGTTAACATCGCTGAATGTTTCAATATCGATACTGATGGTTTTCATACTCTTCACCTCGAAAAAACGGCGAGGCACAAGGCCCCGCCGCCGCTATTCACTACTACTTGTTCCGGAAGGATTCCATCTGCTTGCGATGATATTCTTCTTCCCGTTCTTCCCGGTGCCGGGCCATTTCTTCATCCCGCTGGTCTTTTTTGATATCCGTATAAATCATGGCCACGAAGAACCCGCCGGCGCACAGTGCGACCAGGCAGTACAGGCCGTCCAGAATCAGTCTCATCATAGTTTCCATAATCGCGCCTCCTTATGCCAGGAAATCATCATCGTCAGCTGTAGCAAAATCATCTTCTGCACGGGGCTTGCCACCGAGGGGTTCGCCATCACGGATTTTCTGCAGATTGTTCAGTCCGCAGGCAATGCCTTTATTGCCGTTGCTGTTAAAGGCATAGAAGTTGATGGACGCACGGCCATAGACGCCGGAGTAGACTTCAGAGCGTTCTAGGATATGCTGGCAGTCGGCATCGACGATGCCCGGCTTGGTAGCCGAGTTGGCATTGATGAAGAAGCTGTCTTTATAAGCGTCATCGTCCGGGCGTTCCAGGTCGCCGTCACGGAGCGGTGTCTTGATGGCTTCGAGAGCCGGTACAGCGCGGCCATTGCCCTTGAGCTTGCTTTCGCCTTCTTCGTAGGCAGCCTTGATGGCGGCGCGGATCTTTTCTACGGTCTTCGTATCCGACTTGGGGATGATCAGGCTGACGCTGTACTTCGGCGTACCGCCATTGATGGACTTCGGTTCCCAGACGTTGGCATAAGACCATCTGGTATTGACTCCGGTAATCACTTTGCACGGATTGACATAATTCTTGGACATAACAAGTTCCTCCTTATTTTTCATCATTGAAATCATCTGCCGCGGTATGCATGGTCGGACGCTTATCCGATTCCGGCACCAAGACCGGCTTGCCCTGCGGCTTTTCCACTAAATCTGACAGCAGTTCTTCGAACCGCTTCTTGCCGAGCTGTTTCGTCATCGCCGTGATGCCGAGCAGCTTCCTTTCATATGGGTCGAAGCCCGCATCTTCCACTTTGGCGGCGACTGCTTCTTCACTTACGTAGCGGCGGTTCGACCGGCCTTCGACCAGTTTCCATCCGTCCCAATGCTTGCCGGACAGGGCCTGTTGCAAAGCGTATTCTTTGACATCCCCGGCCCAGTTCACCAGTTCATCGGCCTTGGCCAGGACGGCTTCGATTTCTTCATCCTGCAGCGTGGATGGGACGGCGAAATCATACTGAGCCAGTTCCAGGTTATATTCAGCCCGCTTGCGGCATGTCGCCTTGATTTTGCAAAAGCGGCAATGGTCGCCAGCCTTGTACTCCCCTTCGCCTTTGGCCGCCAGTTCCGCTGCGGGCTTCAGCACCGTTTCGGCCCACTGGAGCAACTCTTCCTTGCTCATGGTGCAGGTACTGACGTTGTCACGGCGGGGCTGGAAGATGGTCATGGATACCTGGCGTATATCATAGATGCCATCGAACAGTTTTAGCGCACCGAGAGCATAACACATCATCTGCGGATTCTTCTCGGCATCCACCAGGACTCCCAGACCGTGCTTGTAATCGATGACCGTCAAAGTATCGTCGGCCACGATGAGACAGTCGCCTGTTCCGAATCCGCCGGGTACCCACTTGGAAAAGTCCAACCTTTGTTCAATCATGATCAGCGGATCCTTGCAGGATGCTTTGGCGGTGGCCAGGCATTCCATGACGAACTGCGCGTATTCATCGGTGCACTCCGCCATTTCCTCATCAAAGAATGTGAGTTCCTTCGTCGGGTCTTCCAGCTTTTGGCCCAGAGCCGTCTTTACCTTGAATTCGCAGAGCGTATGGGCATCCGTTCCCTGACGGGCGAATTCACTGGAGGTATCCGGCAGCTTGGCACATTCCTTCGCAGACGGAGGGCAGGCCAGCCAACGATAACAGGAAGATGCGGACAACACCGCGTGTTTATCCGGCATGGCCAATCACCTCCAGTTCCTTCAGGAATGCTTTGTACTGCGCCGTATCAATGCCGGACAGCTTGTCCGCCCCGTACTTCTGGATGAGGCTGCGGACTTCTTCTGTGAATCCCTTGCGAGCCTTGTCGGCAGCAACTTTGCGGACATCTTCCAGGGTCAGCGGCTTTTCTGCCTTCTCTGACTTTGCTTCTGAAGCTGGCGGATTGCCTTCTTTCACCGCCATGGCTTCGGAAATCTTCAGCAGCGCCTTGCCGCAATCGGTCAGGGCTGCTGCCAGTTTCTGCAGTTCATCGTTTGTCATACGGATTGACTCCTTTCACATGTCTTTGCATTGATAAGAGATGGATGTTCCTGGCGATACTGCGGGTCGTGACGCTGATGGCCATTAGCACCGCCGCCAGTTCCCGGTCCAGCTTTTGCTGCTGAGCCAGTTTCTCAGGTGTCTGTGTGTGAATCATCTGTCTGCCTCCTTTCTGAAAAGCTTCTTCGTTCGCCCTTCACTAGTAATAGGACAACCGCATCATCGTTAAGTACCGATTTCAAAAAATCCGGCCACCTTTTTTGGCAGCCGGATTTTTCCCCATTTAACGGAAGTCTTCGAGGTGTTCCTTCAGGATTGCATAGAGCTTGTGTTTGCGCATGTTCACCGCTTTCTGGCTCAAGCTGACGGCCTTCCCGGTTGCCGCTTCGCTAGCACCGTCGGCAATCATCATCAGGATGGTCCGGTCGATATCCTGCAGAGTTGCCAGTTCATGGCGCAGCGCTGCCAGCAACTCTTCCTTCACGACTTCTTCCTCTAAGTTGAAGTCGTCAGGCACCTCCAGCTCGTAGTCATCCTGCGCCTTGTCTGCCGATATCTCATCGGCACCATGCCGCTGCTGGCGTTTATCTTCCCGCCAGAGCGGACGCATGAATTCATAGTACTGCTCTTTGGTTGCTGGAATCAGAATCGTACGCACCCTGCGGTTGCCGATTTTTGACCAGTGGACTTCACAATCCTTGTACTCCTCTGTGATGACGGTTTCTGGAGTGAGTTCCAGAGGAATGTAATACTGCTTCTGTTTGTTTGTCTGTAGATTGGCCATGCGCGATCTCCTTCGCATAATGCGAAGCGAGAATCCACGCAGGCAGCCTGTCGAAATTGACCATAAGATGCATCCTCGCTTCTATGGCCAACCATCCCAGTAGGCTGACGTGATTAACTTTCCAGACCGTCTCTCAGCTCTGGGCACACCCGCGTCCGGGAGTGAACGTTGAGACGGAAATTTCATTCAAATGTCTTTATAAGCTCATCTATTTCCCCAAGGTATGATAAAATATAAGTAATTCATGGGGTTTCCTTGGTTGTCCAGATGCTTGCTCATTGGTTCTGTCTTAATTCTAGCAATTCCCTCTTGTCAAAAATCGGACTGGACGGACAGCCTCGGACAATTTCGGACTGGACTCCTTTAAAAGGTGGTGTAGCATTTGGAATTTTCAGAGTTTGCTTCTGGCTTACTTCCTTTTTGCATCGGACAGATGAAGAAAGAGCAATATTTCAATGAGATTGTCGGGAATTTCATCCAGGATGCCGCTATGGACTCATGCCCTGTCCTGCATAAGAAAGCCGATACAAAATATAGATTTTTAAAAGGTACTCGTAAAATCCAACCCGCAGATGCGAGTTATCTTTACGCCAATCGTGACAAGAAAAAGTTCTCTCATTGGATTGCCAATAGAACCGAAGAATGTGATTCCTATGATGCTGTAGCAGGATGGCTACACGATAACGGAATAAAAAATCCTTGCGTTGATGACGCTTGTGCTGATTTACTTGAAAAAATCATCTTGTCGCTTATGGACGGCTCAACAGCAACTAGTGAGATTTCCAATGATTCCTGCGGCCTTACTTGTGATATATCTTTAATTGAAGATATCGAGGAAAAAAATAAAGTTGCTTCCTCGCCCGAATTCTATGCCGGTCCCGAAAGAAGCAACTGA